CCATCGGATTACGTTTGGTTGCTGCTGTCCTGGGGACGCCGATGAAGACAATCACCCGGTCGTGCTTCTCCGAGACCTGTCGGAATAATTCAAGATGTCCGGCATGTAGCGAGTTTACTTGAAAGCGTCCTACAATTACACCGTAGTTAATCATTATCGAACCGCCTCATAGATTAAGAAAACCGTCCCTGCTATAATTGAAACGGCTCCTACAAGAAATAACGGAAGATAAGCTAGCCATAGAGCAGTTCCGGCAGCTTCACTAGTCATTTTATGGCTAGTTACATAATCGAGGATTTTACTAGAAACATATCCCAATCCAGCACATGAGCCGCTTGCATAGATTAAGGCTAGAAGTGCGAAGATTATTCTCATCCGACGTGATACCTCCCCGGACGAGGTTCTAGTTCGGCTTCAAGCTGTTCGCTAAAACTTTGTTCTACTGCGATATCCGGCTCTAGATTGCAAGCACCTTGATGGCCCATATCTAGTGTACATCCCTGGCCCATACCGTAAGGTGGCTTGTACCATCCGTTGCATTTCTGTATTTCAGGTACGCTTACACAACCACCAGGCGCTGGAGGTTGCGAATCCCGAAGATGCTCTAGTTCTTTTTCAACCGGGATCGCAGACTCCGGGCCGTCATTAAACAAACGGCGACCGACTAGTTCGCAGTGGGCAATTAACGCACGTTGAAATTTCTTAATAAATCCCGGATCATAGCCGTCTTGTAGCGCGTCCATAACTACTTCTACAGTTTCTTGTGCAACCGCGTTGTTGTATTGTTGTCGTGTGATTTCCATTTTATCTCTTCATCCATTCAAGGTTATATCGTTCTATATCCTTAGGTTTTTCGCCCACGCATATTAAAATAAAACTTCCTACTACCATAACGAGCCAACGTATCGGATAAGTTAAATACCACAAAAAGTTTACCATTTTATCTCCAATGAAACAAGATTGAGTACGCTGACAACCCCATGAATGCAGCGGCGACAACCGCGAATCCGAGTGCCAAACGGTTATCCCAAATGGATTTCGGCTGATAAATGATCAGTCCGAGTGCTTCATACAGCCCCATCAAGCTCTCCGGACGGGCATTGATTCTAAGTTTGTTATCTTTTACAATCCATGCTGTATGATCGATATTCGCTGTCTCAGGCGGAGTCAGGGTCATTTCGACCATGTTCGCGCCGTCTTTCTGTTCCATCTCGATATCTGTGCCGCAGGTTAATTTAACTTTTAGATGCATCATCGAAGCGCCCACTCTTTCAGTTTGTGATAATTCGAGTTACGGAATATAGTACATCCTAACTTGATAAAGTTTTTACCGTGAAACCCACTATCGCTCAGGTACTCTTTTTTGTTTCTATAAGTGCCCCGATAGGTCAGGGTATAATCAAATTCGAACTCTCCAGTTTTCTGAAGTGCTTTTCTAATCTGACTACGCGGCATAGAGTATGGATCGGGGTCTTGTTCTCGTAATTGATTCGGCCTAAGCTCATAGACCATTAACGATGAGTTAATTGTTGGATATTCTTTTCGTTTTGTCATGGTGTTTGTCCGCCTTTCAATGTAAACCAAATTGTGAAGCAGGGAATCAGATTAATACAAAATCTCTTTTCACGCTTCGAGTAGTGTACGCCGAAGCCACACCGATGTCAAGTTAAAAAGAAAGCCATAATGCCAAGATTGGGCATCGGCAGCGCATCCTGGGCACTGTCTCGTAATGAAGATATCGAAATGATTATTATGCTCTTCAAACGGCCCGACACGTCTTTCCAGCAATCGAACTGCGCCTATCATCCGTCCGCTCATTTGCGCTCTTGCACCACCGCTAAACTCTGAAAGATGTACTTGTTGTCCCCACACCTGAACATAATCCCGTCCAGCTTGCCGACTTCCTTACCCTGAAAACTCTGGATAGCCAGTGGCACGATCTCCATCTTACAGATTGACAAGTCTCCCGGTGACAACGGCGCTGCGGCATCCACCGGGACCAACCCGATTGCCAGCGGGATTGACGGGACAAAGAACCGGACATTGTTTACGGTGCGGTCGTATTTCAGGACGATCTGATTGTGAACTTCCGCTCCGTGAGTAGGGATGATATATGTAAAATATCCCATCATTACAAGCATCAAAATCATACCGACTGACAGAATTGATTTCATTTTCGACTCCGGCGTTCAGCTTCTTCTCGATTAGCGATAGCATTCTGTTTAAACTGTATCGAACCTGCGCATTCCCGATCTTTGGTTGTCGGCTGGTGCTCTCCGTCGTCATCGTGTGTTGTAGTCTTGTGGCAGATAAACGGGAACCCCTGAAATACACTTTGACAAATTTCATTGAATCTGCCACGAGCAAGACTCTTGCGCATGTGAGCCTGTTCCGGCGAGTGACCGAACGGACAATTATCACACATCTTTAGCATCGGTTGAATCACACTCCCTCCGGCAAATTAAATCCTAATCCAGCTTTCTGTGCCCACTGCTTCCGGGATTCGATTTCTGTTCCGACTTTAGTGTAACGGTCCGTGACCGATTCGTCCTCGTGACCGATCCAGAAGTGAATCAGGCTCTCCGGGACCGATTGCAAACGAAGGTGGGTCACACGGAATCTCCGTAGTGAATGGAACCCGCCGAGAATACCACACTTCGATAACCGTTGTCTATAGTAATTTTCGGACATCGGGAAAACAAATCCGTTAATGTCATTCAGCATTAGCTGAAACGAAAGAAACTGATTCAATTCTAGTGGTAGGTCGATTTCCCGAATCCCGGCTCTTGTTTTAGTTGGCCCTACTTTTTCGGCTCTGCGCTGCTGACGAACATAAATAACTGCTTTGTCTCTATCCCAGACGTTGTTCTGACGTTCATCGCCGTGGGCCACCAAAGCCAAAGCCTCCCCGATTCTCAGGCCCGTTCCGGCGAGAACTGCAATTAATGATGGTAAACCACTATCCGAGGATTTTATCGCGTCTGTGACCGCCTGGGCGCTTGCAATAGGTGCGGATTGATCCTTTATCTCTGGTGCATCGATGAATTCGGTGTTCCAGGTATAAGGATACAATTCCGCGCCTTCATTGTCTTGTGCCGATCCTCGTATCTGTTTGATAATGTTGATGTTAAGAGCTATAGACGCTGGTTTAAGGTTTTTAGCTGCCAAAACAGCCGCTAAGTCTTTAACTGCTTTATTTCCTATGACATCCAAAGGAAGATTACCGATATTGGGGTTAAGATTCGTCTCAATCTGCGACTTATATACTTTGATGGTAGCCGGTCGAAACGGGCTTCTCTTTCTATTCGTACCTTGCTGGAGAAACAACCTCGCCTGATCGCGAAACAGCGGAGCCGTGCTTTGAGCTATGAGTCTCTTTTTCATGACTTTAGTGAACCCTTCCCGCTTCGATTTCTTTTAGAATTGCACTAGCTTCATCGGCCCCACATTCGCATTTACGTTTTTCTAGAGGAACACCATCGTAATGTCCAAAATATCCAGCGGCCTTCGGACACGCATAAAAGCCGTCATCGCAAGATCGATGGTGCTGCTTCTCTTTAAGAAAATCTATGATCCGGGAAAACAGTTCGTTCTTCATATGGTTAATATTAGATTAACCTTGGCGTCTGTCAAGCAATTTCTTAGGAACTAAAAACGCCGTCCAACTGAAAAAGAAGAACAGATCGCCTACCGAGTATCTAATCTTCTTCGGGTTGCCGTGAACATCGCACAGAAATTTAAATCTGGTTTGATCGGTTAACCTGGAGTGTTGGCCGTCATCTAGTAGCTTCGGGTCGCCTTGCCAATTTGAGACAGGCATTCTGTTGTGATTAGCGAGCATTGTCGTTAAATTCAACACCCCGGCGAGCATCATAAACCCGACAAACAATTTGTATCTTCTACTAGGAGCGAATATAACAAACAAAAGCAGAACCAGCATAACAATAAGTTTGATTAAGATGTACATATTCCTCCTAATTCAAAGCGACCTATTCCACGCTCTTGTGGGCGGTCCGAGTCTAACCGTGTATTCACTAAGTCCCGTTGCGGGCTGCGGGAACGGTTTATGGGTGAAACCCGTCGCTTTGAAACCGAACTAACCGATTCCTCCCCACTTCTCTTTGCCGTCTTGAAACCCCAACCATATGAAGATACTTACTCCAGGCTTGGATTGCGGAGTGCCGCCATCCCAACGCTTAGAACGCAGGATCACGCGCTTGGATTCGATGTAATCGTACCAGTGTTGACTGGCTCCGCCTGATTCCTTACCGCGAAGAACTTTGTTGTGTGGTTTTGCCATCTTTAATTTCCATTTCACAGTACTCGCAATACGTAAATCTACCGATCTTCGCCCGTCGATCTCCCGGCTTAATCTGTTTCGGACACCGTGCACAGCGAAACGATTTTAAAGTAACTGGATTAGCCACCATAAAAATGCCTCTATGATATCTTCGGAGTATTCATCCGGGTCTAGTTGCTCGTTCGGATCGATATAACTATCAAACATTCGCGCCCCACAACGGCAAATAATCTAAAACGCCCTCTATCTGTTTCTTTGTCGCTAACACAGCAACTGCCGTCACAATGTCTCCAGGTCCGTAAGCTTCTAGATTCGTGTCTGCAAACATCAAAGGACCTAACTTTCGTTTGAACAATAAATTCCTGACATGCCACAATTCTGAAGTATCACGAGCCTGTAAAATGATTGTTGTCACGGGTTCGAAAGTCGTGACATCCCAAGTATGATATTTGTGATCGAAATCATATTTTATCATACTGTGCCGAAGCTTACTTACGACATGACAAGCCTGGGCAATCTGCCGCCCTGGTGGTTGGATAACCGTGCGCCGGGACGGTGTTTGAACCGTCCCTGCCACAATGACATAAATTTTCTGTTCTTCAATCATGAAAGTTTAGTTGCCCGATAATATCTGCTGTTTCCACAATCTCTCTGTTGATCCTTGGCTTCTCGATCTGCTTCTTCAAAGGTAGAATAAACATAACTCTTCAAAGGTTGACCGTTTGCAGAACGATTATTTGAACGGCTCCAGTAACCATTTGGAGGAAACAATTGAACTTCTACGACATACTCTCCGGGTGTTGACACCGGGGTACGTTGTGTTCCGGTGTACTCCCAAACAACTACAGGACGACGGTTGTTTCCCTTCCGGGTGCTCTTTACTGTCTCTCCGGTGTTTCTAAAGTTTTTTGTAAAGACCGATCCGGCGCGATTGCCGAGCATTGCCGATGTGACGTTTTGTTTCGCTAGCTCAGTTTGAACCTGATCGATATCTACGGTCTTATTCTTCTGACCGAGTTCAACAGCTATTTTTCGAGCTAGGCCGAGCGGATCGAGAGTAAATGCTGGTGCGGTGCCGGTACGGGGTTTTAACGGCCTGGATTCTGAAGCAGAAGCGGAAACAACCGGCGTAGGCTCTAGCTTAACATTTTCCGGCAGCCAGCCACCTACATATCCATTTCTATTAACGCGAACATATTTATCGTTCGGGACCGAAGATTCCACAACTATCCCAGGCTCTCCATAAACCGTAACTCGACTACCGATTGGGAAACCATAATGGGTATACACTTTCGGGGTTTCCGGATAAGTTTTCGTGGACGATACCAACTTATCAGTAGGAAATCCGCCAGATATACCAACCCATTTACCGGATAGCATTTTGAGTGAAGCCCACTCAGATTGGAATGTACTTTTTGGATGAATAGATTCAATTCTTCCGTCTCCGGTCCAAACAGGATTAAGTTCCGGTGTGACTGTAACAATATCCCCGATCTTAAAATCACGGATCAATTCAACCGCAAAATCCGGGTACCCGAAAACACTAGCGTCGGGAACCTGAACAGTAACATCTTTCAGATCAGGGGTGTGATAGACAACAACCCCGGTTTTTCCGACCGCTAAATCCATCTTATCTACCCAGGCGTTCCTCCATCCGTTTTCTCCTAGTGCTGCTTTGCGGAGAATTCGAACCTTGTCGCCTTTCTTAAATACCGAGGTTGCGAGCACTACCTGAGTTTGTGACATATTATCTCCTCTTTTTGTCGTATCCTTGTTGAATTTTCTTTCTAATCTGGTATGTTGCGTACCAGTCTATCTCATTATCGATTTGAACTACGGTACTTCTTAATTGCTCAGATGTCTGATGGTCTGTCCCGCCAGCGTACTTACCTGTCGAATACGCGATAATCATTTCATCGCATTTCTGATGGTACTCTTCTTGAATTCTCTTGTCAAGCTTTTTTTCTTCTAGAGTTAAATCTTTTTTCTGTTTGATCAATAGCTCCGGATAATCATAACAGTCTTTTTGTCTCCGGCATATCTGACACTGACCGGGACCGTGATCGTGATATGGATATGTTCCCGGTCTCCGTAGTTTATTTTGGACACGACACGATTCACAGAATTTCATTTACCACAACCCATTAAATGCGCCGTGTTCCGCAAGATGAATCATACATGATTGAAATCCAGAGCCGTGCGAGTCCCAATCTTTATTAGTTTCTCCAGGTACTAAATTGATACTATCTTTCAATTTTACGTGGCACATTTCATGGAGTAAAGTCAAATCGGCTTCTTTCCAAACCGGATTCGTAGCGATGTCAATAGAAATTACAAACGTTCCGTTTGATCGACTTTCAGTCAGCCCCATTTGATCGTAAGCAGATAAATCGGTTAATTTTATAGTCACATTCCGAAGAGCGCCGTAGAAGTATCTATCATTATAGTCACGGAAGTCATTAAGTAATCCTGCTTCCGTAGGCCGATGATTCACTGGTGCGGCATGAATTCCAGAAGTCGATCCTAAAATTCCGACCGCAATCAAAACAGTAATTTCAATTATAGCTAGTTTCCAGAATTTCACGGCTGAACCTCCAAATGCATTATATAGTGTGGCTTAGGAACGAAATATTTTGGCAGTGGCACGGGGTTAGAATAAACCGTGAACATTGCATATAAAATAAGTATAGTAAAAAATACGGTTGTGATCGCCCTTCGCCAAACTGGAATATTGTCTGTCCAGATAATTACTAATATTCCCGCCCAACTCAACATGAAAAATAAAAGAACATTTATCATATTTCTCCTAAGCAGTCCCGATAGCCAGGACAAATCTACCGGGACTGGCGACGAGGAAGTTCATCATAACATTTCCTCGTAAACTTGTCAACTAAAAAGATGCGGAACAAAACTACTTAAATTATCTGTAATCGGGCCTTCTGATTCCCGGATGCCTATTCCAGCGGACACCTGATCGATGATCCAGCTTCCGATAACTGCATAATCGTTGTCTTGACGCCATACCGGGGCTAGCTTTTGGAATACAAATCCTTCTTCACCGTAATCTCCGGTAGTACTCAATGTTCCTTCATTAGAATAAAATGTAATGTTCGCACCTTCTCTGGACATCTTCGGTTTACGAACATATTGATCCATTAGATGCGGACCGTCTAAATGAGATTCTAATAGATTAGGATGATGTGGAAACATATCCCATAACACAGCCAAGGTTGCTTTATTCGAGAATAGCATCTTCCACGCCGGTTCGATCCACTGTGTTTTGGTATCAATCAAATGCTTTCCGAATTCCTCGTGAACCATCCACTCCCACGGATACAATTTAAAAATAGACTTGATTTCACGATTGCGCATATCAACGAATTTTTTACCGTCGAATTGCAAGTCGTTGCAAAATCCTATATCCTTCATCAAGATCATTTCTGTCTTTAACCCGGCCTGGGTCGCGGTGTCCCGCATGTAGTTCGCGGTCATTGTATCTTCGCCTGCCGGATCGTCTATATGCGCTAGATATAATGGGGAAGACATATAGTCATTCAGTTCTTTCCATTTTGCAATCAGTCTTTCATGGATTGAATTAAATTGATCTGAAGATTTATGTAAGTCTTGTAGCCAGTACCATTGTACAACCGCCGCTTCTAACAACCCTGTTGGGGTATCGGCATTGTATTCCAAAAGCTTCGGTTCGTTCACGCCGTCGTATGCTAAATCGAGCCTGCCGTAAATCGCAGGAGGCTCTTCTTTCCAAGTTTTCTCAATCAATGGGATTGCGATCTGTGGGATTCCTAGAGATGAATACAACTGCTCATCAATAATCTTTTGTCCGGCGAGAAGATATAGCCGCTGAATTTCATTTGTTGCTGCTTCTAATGTGTCTACCTGCTTCGCTGTAAACTCATAAAATCTTGATTCGTCCCAATATGGACGACCTTTAGTATGATGATAGATCAGGCCGAGTTCTTCGACCTGATCTACCCAATTCGAACGGGGTTTGGTTGAATGACGGATCATTCCCCAACCGCTCCCTCACCTATGCCGCCGAATCCGCCGCGAGACACAATCCCTACACTCGCTCCGGCTCCAAACGATGATCCTTCTGGGGCTATAAATGTTCCGTGTCCTGGCGCTACGATAACTCGTGCGCCAACCGGATAACTATGATTTCCATTCATATAGTACCAATAATAGAACCAATATCCGTTATCGGTTTGACCGTTGTTTTTGTACATGCTTTCGCACTTCTGAACCTCAACTGTATTTCCTTGAGGATCAAGACATGCGCGAGTGTACTGTTCGTCTGGAATGCTGTCGCATCCTGCCATAAAAGCGGCTGCGAACGCTGGTAGTAAAACTAATCTTACTTTTGAACTTATTTTCATTGCGGGTCTGCTTTCTTTTCGTGATGCTGTGGTGAGATCAAGATATTCGCTGGATTGACTCCGCCGCTACCGAAGAATGTCTCCGGGAATGCGCCGTCCCATTTATCCTTGAGTAGTTCTAGGGTGCGAATCTGAATTAATTCAGGAGTGATACTCTCTTTTTGTAGACGCTGTGCTTCGGCCTTAGCTTTAGCGACAATCAGAACAGATTGCGCTTCGCCGTTTGCGTTTGCAACTTTAGCTTCGGCTAGTCCGACTGCTTCTGCTTGGGCCTGCTGCGCTTCGACCTTGATGCGTTGCAGATCATTAGTAGCCTGCTCCGCTTTCTGTTGGGCTACCTGTTTGGACTCGATAGCAGCTTCATAATCCTTCGAGAACTTAAAATCTGTTACCGCTGTAGCTTCCGGAATAACATGGCTTCCCTTCAAGCTAGTTGTAACAAACGCTTCGATACCATCGCGGACCAGTGGCCGCTTACTGACCAACTCTTGTACATCATACTGAGATGTCACAGACTTGACAGCTTCGAGAATCGCCGGTCCGATAATCCTAGATTCGGGATCACCGTTGTCTTGAACATAAACATAATCGGCAAAATCCGGATCAATATGATATCGGAACGTGATTTGAAAATACACAATCTGCAAATCCTTAGACGCCGCTTCCTCGTTTGGCTGAACGATTCTAGACTGGACTGGATATTCAACCACAGTAGAACCGATAGGACGAACAAAGTGCAATCCGGGTTCGAGATTTCCGACAACATGTCCAAAGTGTTTCAAAATTCCACGATTGCCTGCATCGACTTGGACGTTCGACAAACACAACCCAAAGAAGAACAACGGAAGAGTTAGAGATACGATAGCTTTTAACAACCCGCCGGTCGTAAAATTAAAGTGTGGATGTTGGGTTGTTCGACCGAACTGGTCTTTTGTTTCTGGGGTTAACTTAAACATCTTGTAAATTACAAAAGCTGGTAATCCGAGCGATAACACCGACAGCAAAATAAATAGAAATGTAAGCATGGTTTTTCTCTTTTCTTTGATTTATATTACTTCAAAATTCCGACGCAATCTGAATATATAATCGTGAAAATCAATCCGAATAGGAATATTCCTACAATAGCTACGGTTAACCCTGGATGATCCTCCGATAACCTAGCTAGACCCCACCCGAGACCTACAGCAGCGGCCATAACTCCCACAGCCCCGAATGTAATCTCTAATGCTTTTATTACACAAACCCAGTTCATCGTGCATTTTCCCAATACAGCACCGATGTTCCCGGCATTAGATATCGATTAACTGATGTTGATTGAATAAAAATATCCCAATCTCCGTGGTCTCCGGGACGTAGACTAATCGTCTGATCAGTTGGAATGCCCAACAACTGTCTTGCTTCCCGACCACCATAAACCGCTCCGGTGTTCTTGTTTCGAACGACAATGATTTTGTAATCCTGGACAGCTTTCTCTGGTTTAGACAATTGATAGAACCCGGTGCCTTTGCGGTATGTCCCGACCTTTGATTCGATAAACGACTGAATCATGGTCTTGTTCTGGACAGGGTAGATTGCTACATCATTCGAGATATTCTTCATGGTCGCAGCGACCTGATTGGATGTCACTCCAGCAAGATTCGCATAAAATGACTTTGTTGATCGAATTCCACGGCTGACTCCGGAGTAGTAATCTTGGACTGCGCTTACAGTCTGGACCGATGATTCGCGTAGTCCGCGTTCGGTTTGATCCCATTCCTGAATGTTTCCAGACGGAATACCCATGTACTCCAGAGCACGACTGTATCCACGGGGAACCCTAAATACAAACGTCCAGCGGTCCGATGCCTGGAGTCTTTTGATTTCTCCAGCAAGCTTAGTCTTCCATTTATGCGAAGCGTTTTCTTCACCGTCTGTGATCGCCATAATCAGGAAGGTCACTTCCGGGTTGTTGTAATCCGGGACCGATTGAAAAATCTCAATCAGTTCCCCAACCGAATCGAACAACGGGGTTGAGCCGTCAACTTGATAGCGGGTAAGCGGTTGTAGTCGATTCACGGAAGAATTTACAACCTCCCGTTGTACCGACGAATGCAATCCACAGCTTGTGACCGATACTATGGTATCAATGCCACTATCTTTAGATGCAGTCTTGATTGCTTCGATGCTGTCATTGTAGTCCTTGATCGCTGGCTTGGTCAACGAAGCCATCGAACCTGAGTGATCGCGTGAAATTCCAATGTATTGTTTCTTCTTCATATTAATCCTTCTTTACTCCAGTTTGCTTTTCTCTTTCTTGTTTTGCTTGTTCTTCTGTTTCGAATGGGCCTAGACGTACAATTATGTTATCTTTAACAAATACCGTAAACCAACCGACGACATACTTGAATTCACCTGGGGTTGTCACATATCCTCTTTATCTCGAAATCCCAAGAAGATTGGCAACCGAGGCTTGTCTTTCGTCCCTATAGGAAAATATTTATATTTAAGAACTTTACTGAGTAGTGTTTTACGACGGTTCCAAAATTCAACTTTCTGAGCAGCGTTCATACCAGAGCCAACATTGAATTCGACATTCTTAAATTGACCGTTGATTCCGATGACTTCAAATCCACCAAGAGTTCCTTTGCCGACCATTCCTTCTTTCTTGGAAGACCGTTCAGTGCGGCCCAGTGCATTTGTAGTTGCTTCGTTGGTGTTCTCTTGTTCTTCGAAGAATCCGGTAATCTTTGCTTCGGCGTCTACGAATCTTTTTAGCTTTAATAGCCAACCCTGTTTTAGGGTGGCACGACCTTGCTTATACAACCCGTTTTCTGAACGAATGATAATGCCCTCATAGCCTTGATTGAGAACTTCCTGTTCATAATCTAAGAGTTCTTTTTCGGTATGAATCCACCTTTGCCCGACAACCTCAACATCGTTGATTGTGACAACTTGATTGCGAGGTCCTGAACTCATCGTTGCAGCACATAATGAAGTGTTTCTAGATTCGAATGGCCGATCTGAAAATAAATCAAACGCATAGAATTTTATTCCTTCAGCGGGTTTGTCGTGAGACATCACAATCGAGGTAGTCTCGCTAAAGACATGCTTATCTGCCGGGTCTCCGTACATCAATTCACCATCCAAACCTTCAGGTAAGTGCGAGAACATTTTTTGAACGTTCTTATTCGGGATTGGTTTCAAAGTACGGCTCAACAATTGGCCGTTTTGTTTTGTAGCTCTTATTCCATCATACTTGATCGAGGCATACAACGGGTACTTCAACTTTGAAGTGTCTTCTACAGTCGCCGCGAGCATGGGCTTGAACATCGTTTATTTTCCTTTAAAGCAATCTGACTTTTCCGAAGTCCTTCGTATCGCTGAGTAGGTGATATCCAGAATTTTCCGGAATGTACTCTTAGGCCGAGGAGTTTTTCTTCGTTCAGTCATCATGAGTTTCCAATCGTACCACAACTCAAATAGCTTGTCAAGCACGTTTTCTCGGGATGCGAATTTTTCTTGCCGCCCAACCGGATTTACCATCCGAAAAGCCATCCATACCATTGATAATGCCTTGCGCCGCATCGTAAAGAAACACTTTCCTTACTACGCAATTATACAACCAACAACCTTCTCCCGATTTAAGTTTGACAGCTTTTTCAGCGTCTTCCTTGTTTACAAATGCTTGGAATCCTGGCTCGATAGAACTGTGTATTTTATCTATCTTGTACTGAAAGTCCATCAGCCCCGAGAATCTTTTATTTCTGTGACGAAGAATTTTCCATGCCACAACTGGCCCTTTAACGCGCTTACCTAGATTTATTACGCACATTGTTTTCTCCTATTGAATCCCTGGAGTCCCGGTAATCACGCAACCGTTGTCCATAGCGTGAGATTAGGACTGGACCCCAGGAAACTCGTAAAGCTTTCCATCATTGATTACCGGTCGCATCTTTCCGTCCCGGCATATAAACATCCATCGTTTATCTAGACCGTGCAGCACCGCTTTATGATCGCACTGATAACAACCGCCGCACCGACTACAAATATATAACAACTCATTTCTGATTCCGGTCAAACGGCAGTTGTGATTAGTTTCCATCTTTCTTGGCGCGGCGAATCGCATCGACAAAAATCTTCATTACATTCTTATGTCCGCGATATTTACCTTGGCCGTCGTTGACATCAAAAATGTGTACATTTTTTGCTAGTGTTGTCGATTCTTTTTCTGCTCCAAAACTTTGAAGATGGCGCAAAGCTGCTTCTCTGAGATAACTAACAGCAGATCGTTCGGCAGGGCCGTTAACGTGTTTTACAGCGCCTAGAGCGCAAAACGCTTCTGCATTTTTAGATTTTGTACTACAAACAATTTTTAAACCATCTTCTTTACGAATGGCTAAATAGTTACGAGTCCATCGTTTAGTATCCGAGATCAGTTGTCGGGCTGCCTGAAGTGCTTCTGATGCTTTGCGAAATTTCTTGGTTTCTATTTTCATATATCCTCCTAAAATTTAAAGGACGGCGCACCCGTCGGTGCTTCTCGTTATCTCGCTCCGGTCGTTTCCTTCTAGACTTCGGCCAGGACTACAACCATCATGGCTAAAGACCGTCCGATTAATAAATTACCACAACCAAGAAAGCATGTCAAGCTTTATTTTCAAAATTATGTAACTTGAAGTTGTAAATTTGTTGGAGGCGCTAGTTTTACACCGCAACTAATCGTTCCGGTTTGGATATTCATTGTACACCCGCTAGGCGTGCGAATCCAGTCCTGATCATAGACCACAGCATTCAAATCAGATGTCGGCGGACGTAGGGTATAAATGATTCCTACTAAAGGATCGCAACTCAATCCCATCGGATATATTACATTAGTGAACGATTGATACGAAAACACCGTACCGTCCGCCAAAGAAAGAGTACAGTTATGGCTTCCGTCCGGGTTCTGTGTTATACACTGTGCGGAAACATTTCGAACCATCGATATTAGCACAATCAAACTAAGGATTCGGAATAACAGCAGAAACTTCATTTGAGTTCACGCTTTCGTCGCCGCTAAAATCTACTGCGGTTGCGACATAAAAATATGTATTACCTGAAACAGCATTCAAATCTTGATATGCCAGTCCGACGATCAAAACAGGATTAATCTTTATATATGGCCCTCCGCTGGTCTGAGATACGTACATATTATATCCAACAACAGTCGAGGTACTCGCTGTCCAAGACAAATTCACAGTATGATCAACTCGAATTGTCAGTGGCTGCGAAATTTTATCTTGGGCTACAATAGCCCCGGCGAGAAATATCGCCAGGGCCATCGCAGCAAATCGGACAAACATTCTCACGAACGATTATCCTTTTTGGTTAACGAAGCTACTTCGATCTTCGTTTTGATTTGTAACTTAACAACATTGGTTGCAGAATCAGTCGCAGTTACCGTGAACGTGACCGATCCGGCTGATGTTGGGGTTCCGGAGATTACTCCTGTGGCTGAATTCAGAGTTAATCCGGCAGGCAACGATCCGGTTGTTACCGCCCAGGTATACGGAGCAACGCCACCTGTTGCTGTCAATGTACCTGTATAACTAACGCCGATATTTGCGGCAGATAAGTTTGTAGTAGTGATTGCAAAAGTTGGAACTACGGTTACAGTATAGCTTTGAGTTGCTGTCGCCGGTGATGTTTCTGAATCAGCAACCTGAACTGTGAATGTGCTGGAACCTGCGGTAGTTGGAGTCCCTGAAAGAACTCCGCTAGATGATCCTAAAGTCAAACCTGCCGGAAGTGTTCCGGTTGGAACAGAAAATACATACGGAGATATCCCGCCAGATGCTGTGATTGTCGTAGTATACGACAACCCGACCATTCCATTAGGAATTGTAGCCGGTGAAATTGTAACTGTCGCTGGATTGACCGTCAAAGTCAACTGTTTAGTTGCTTTGTCTTGCGCCAATCCCGGTAAAGCAATTACTAACAACGCGATTGATAAAAATATTGAACGAACTTTCATGACGTTCTCCATTCTATTTTTAGAGTTTGTGCTGCTGACTTAGAACTCATGACCTGAATAACAAAATTGAATGTTCCCGATGATGTTGGAATTCCGGATAACACACCAGATGTGCTCAGTGTAATTCCTGGTGGGAGATTTCCCGATACCAGACTCCATGAATATACCGGTTCGGGTCCACCGGACGCTTGGAGTTGTTCAACGTAGATTTTCCCGACTACAGCAGGAGTGAAACTAGATGTAGTAATTTGAAGCGGTGGGTCCGGAGGAGCAGAGCCTGCATTGGCGCAAGCTGACATCCACAAAACCGCAATTAAGAGAACCGGGGTTATTCTCTTCATAGTTTCTCCTACAAATTAGGATACCAAGCATAAAAGCGGCTGTCAAGTGTTATTTTCATGGGATTTCTCGCAGTGCATACAAAATGTTCTGTGATCTTCAAATGGAGGATACAACGGCGAATCACACAACAAACATCGTTCTTCGGGATCAGCCGGACGGGTATACATTAAAATAAATTCAATCTTAGACGGCATAATCGGGAAACACCATATCTGAATATCTTGATCAAAATACATTCCATCTGTAGAAACTTCGCAAGATTTTACCGGCTTCTTAGCTTGTTTCTGGGCCCGCTTAAATTGCTTCCGTAGGTTATCTTTTTCGAGTTGTTTTTCTGTAAGTGATTTATAGTGTTCTAAGGCGAGGGTTGTAATTTCGAGACCGGATTTTGGAGGGGATTTGCGAAGTCTATCTAACGCTTTTATACCTGGAGTAGGAGCGAACCACAACCATCCGGGAGGGCCAGAGGTTCTGAATTCCGCTGTCTTAACTGAATCGAGATCGTTTTGAAAATCAGAAAATTGAGCTATAAAACGATTTTCAGTTTCATCCCAACTAATGATCATACATCGACTAAACCGGTTTGCGGACGAGTGTGAAACTCACGTTGCTGCTCAATTAATTGCTGATCAATTTGTTCTTTCTGTTGCTGCATTACCTGAAGATACTGAGCACTAGCCGCCATAAGATTGTTGTATAATGTTTGCAGTCTTTCATAATCGGCCTGAATTCCGATATATTTCTCCCGGTACGCGCTAATAGCTCCGGCCATAATCTGTAGATGTTCTAGTAACTGCTTTCTCGCAGGCTCTGGGGTTTTATCCAGCCAAGCTTGCAGCAACCCTTCGGAATACGCGTAATCTCGTTCTGCCTCAGTTAGTGGTTGTAGCATAAATTTTAGTAATCGCCTTTGGAGACTCGAATTTATAATCTCTCTTATAGTTCAAATATCCGGCAATAATATCTCCATGACATGACAACGGCGCACAATAACAACCAATCTTCGCACCGTCTGGAATTTCTAGCAGCGCCCGTTCACGGAGTTTTCTTCCGTGTTCTGAATAAAAGTACTCCGCGAACTTCGAGACTGCATCTTCTCGGGTCTTGACATGAAAACCGACCGGAAGCATTTTACTCAATAAATGAGTGAATGGATTTCCGTATACACTAGGACGGCAGACTGGTATGTCGCATTGTTCATCGTGAATATTGACTACAACAACCAATCGAGCACCATATCTTCATCCATTTTGATATGCCGAGTCTTCAAAAAGCAGACATCCTGAAACGTCAAATTCATCTTTTGGTACTGGAGACTAGTTTTCGGTGGTTGATTCTCGAATTTCTTCTGAGCCGAATCCAATCGGTCTCTAGCTGACTGCATATCTTCTTTAAAGTGCTGCTCTAGATGATATTGTTTGGATTTATCCAATCCGGTTTGCGTCCAAGACAAGATGTATTTCTGGCACCCTTGCCGAGGGCACGACCATTCGAAGCTTTGCAAACCGTCTGGGCGATCTTCAAGCATAGATTTTTGGTACTAACGGGGAAGGATAAGGAAAGTTAACTCTAGCTATCCAACCGTCGAGAAATCTTTGTCTTGACGGATTCATACTGACATCTGTTCGATAGAAGTCTTCCCATTCGGAGCGAAACAGCTTAGTGACGGCTACAGGGTCCTTCTGGTTTAATTCAGCGATTGTTACTAATCCCAGAACACCATCTGGGAGAACTCCCAAAGCTCGTTGGAGAGCCTTGACTGCAACCGGAATATTCTTGTTGACAGCAAAGCTTAGTAATGGCGCAGCTACTTCATCGTGGAGAATCTTATCTCCATTCAGATGATGCCAATATTCTGTCTGGTACAGAGTTTTAGCGGCTTGGATAGCGTTTGTGACTGTCATTGTTGTAAAGAAGTCATTCGGCATGATACTGCCGAAGACCTTGGATGTAATTCCTAGACGGGTCTGGCCTTCGCCGTCTCCGAGATTAACGATTTCACCTGGGATTCTTTTACTATCCTCTTGGTAAAGTAGCCAGGGAATTACAACTTCGAAATTACTCATTTCTTCCTCTTCTTTCGCTGTTCCTTTTCATAAACCTTCTCTAGTTTCGGCAAAGCGTCTTTCAAGAAGAATGCTACTCTGGTGTTCGCTTCGTCGAATTGATTGTGAGTCATGATGAATACATAATTTGATGATTCACTTGAATACGACGGCTTAGGTCTGTATCTCAACCCTCGATCTATTAAAGATGCTTCATAGGCTTCGTGCAATAACGATGACAATACCTCGCCCCATTCATCGTTTATCCCGATAAAAATTTTTGTTAACCCGGTTCTGTTTTCTGGGAGAAAATCTACTGAACCGCCCATTGTTTTTGGATTAGCATACAATTCAACAAAGTTTAACCCGAGAGTAAATTTGCCTACGTAGATATAGTTCACGAAAGCTTAACCAAAACTGCTGTAACGTTGTCACCAGTAGGAACGTCCAGGGCATTCTGAACTAGTCTCGTAGCGTCCGCGCCTGCTTCAATCAAAAGATTAATAGAAACTTGAGGATGAGTAGCGTGAGACGGATCGAATAAACCATCAGACGCTACAAGAACATAATCTCCGGTTTTGAGAGGCAGGCGAAAAATCTCAGGTTCTCGGGATAAAACTTTATCTAAATAATAGTCTCCGAGTGCTCTAGACATCTGTAAACCGCTGCCGGAGTACTCAGCAAATAGATATCCTCCCGAAATAAATCCGCCACGCTGTTGTGCTGTTTTGGCTTCTGCGGGATTAGAACGGACATTATGTTCTGGAGAGCACCAAACTCCGTCATTCTTCACAAGTACCGGAGCGTCTCCGAGAACTCCGACAATAACTTCAGAGCCGTCTTCTTTGATGATTGCAATCGAAGCCGCACAACCAGAATGCATACGCTGAGTAGCTTTATTTAGTTCTTGAAAGATGCCGAGAATTATGCTTTCGAAGTTTGCGACTAAGAGTTTACTTCTGACTTCATGATACAAAGCGATTAATCGGTTTGCACAGTAGTCTGCTGTCTCAGAACCGCCGTGTCCGTCAAACACAGCTAGAAGATATCCTTCGTCAGGGGCGTGATAAACAATATGCCGATCTTCTTGATAAGATCGTAAACCCTTCTCTGATGCGTGAGTTATTTCGAACTTCATATCTCTCTTGACCTTCAATTCTTCAATATCACCTATAAAGCGACAATGTTCGGCCATTCCGTTATCAATTTCAGCTTGAGGATAGCCATCACGCAGAAGAGTCTCGGCTAAAGTTTCTCCGTCTAACGGTTTATACGGTTTTGGAAAGCCGTATCTCCAACCTCCGGGCGGATCGTATATCAACATTTGAAATCCTTCACATGGCCGTAGTACATAACACGGCCATGTTAGTTACTGTCCGAACTCAGAAGCATAAATGTACTGTAAAATAGCTTCCGAAAATCCATCTATGTGAATCCAGTTATTTTTGTATCCGATACCGTTCTTTTCGTTTGAGATGTTGACCATGTAGTTGTTCGTACCGAACGCATTCGCGGTTGCAGGATTGCACTTCTGATCACAATCCTGTTCGTCTGTGAATACAATGATACGGTCAGCGTGCTTTTCTTTCTCGAAGACATAATCCAAAACCTGCTTCAAGAAGATTCCGCCTCCACCTAGTTCACCGGCGAATCCCTGGCGCTTGAACTTCTCAACCAAAGCCATACCGTGACGCGGTGGAACCAACGCGGTCTTATGACGGCGTGCGTAATCATCTCCAGCGGTTGCATAGATTGAAACATCTTCGCAGCTTTCACGAGCGATAGCAGCTAACGCGCCTGCGGCTTCGACACGGGTCATATCTGAACGCTTAGAGATATTTCCGTGTCCGTACATCGAGCCTGAGACATCGACAATCAAGATTGTCTTGCCCGGAAGTTTCGGCAGTTGCTGCGCAGACTTCACTAGCAATTGATCTAGTTCATTTTCGAACTTCGGTGCAGCGGTTGCGGCTGCGACGAATCGAAACGGTAGAACTCTAGAGACATCTGCGTTTACTAGAGCTTCCTTGACTAATGATTGATCGACTCCAGCTTGCTCCATGTTTCGAAGATTACGAAGCAACGCCAACGCACCTAGCTTGTCTTCTCGAAGCAGACGGGTCCATTCGGCTTTCTTATCGGTTGCCGCAGATAACGCGACTTCCCAGGTGTCCGGGGTCGCTAACTTGCCGTCAACCAATCGCTTCCATAGCTTCGCTTGCTCTCCACGCTTTCCACCAATCGGACGAGCGTGTGACAAGAATAGCACGTCACGCAGCTTGATGTCCCGATCTTGATTATACTTCGCTAAAGAGTACTCGTTGAACTTTGTGAAAGCAGCAGCAATGCCTAGCTGTAGCTGCTTAGACAACTTGTTCAATTTCTTGTTACCCGAACGTCCCTTAGAGTAAATAGCGAGAATTTCCGCCAATTCATCCGGACGCTGAATAACATAAGCAGCGGTCTGCGCAACCAAGTGACGATGGGTCTTTAACTTTGCCATCTCAACAACCAATAGCAAAGGTACATGTCGAAGCTTCATGTTCTCACGAGCCTCTAGCGCGATCTGTGCAACCTTCTCAGCCGGGACCTTTGCAACTAGCGAAGCTATTCTAGCTGCGATATCTTCGCCGGATTCATAAAACGTATCCTCCCAAAGCATGCACGCCATTACCGAACGCCGAAGCTGTTGCTCCGCGTTAATATTAGATGCTCGTGCACCTTCGTGTGTGAAGATTTGTGGTACTCGAACTGCTATATTCAGACGCATTTTGTGTTCCTTATTTAAAGTGAGGCAACAAGCGATAAAAGTAACGGATGTGCTGCCATTACACTACGCTTTCGGCATGACCCTACTCACGATGGGATTCGAACCCACACTATCTGATTCGTAGTCAGAAGTAACTCTTATCTACGGCACTCACTGATTTACAAAATTCCCCAGGGCGACAAGCGACGAAAGGTATTTTCCGTGCTACCATTACACTAGACCGTCTCGTGACGGCTGCGGAATCGAACCGCTCTGGTTCTTTATGTAAGAAGTAACCCGTTGTCTACGGCACCTGGGATTAAACTTTTAAAGCGGGGCAACAATCGACTTAGGATGGGATTCTATCCCTTTCTTGTTCATGGTAAGAAGTAACCCAAATCTTACGGCACCCGCTTCGATTTCAAGACTACTACGACTTCTTTGTTTTGTCAAGCTTTTTCTTTCGAGTAAGTTTCTTGTATAATTTGTTCCAGACTCTTTCAACATAACTATCTGAAACAAACGGAGCTAATTTTCCTGTGAATGGGGGAACATTTCCGTCTTCAGTTTGTACTACATATACAGGAGTCGGCTCTATCTGATCTTTTATCTTAAACGTTCGTTCACTGGAAGTGACAGTGTTGGTGCTCTGGTGCATCATTTCTAGCGCCTGCTTCCAATCTGGACTTTGTTTTGTCCACGGCTTACCACAAATCGTACACTGAATTTCTTCACTACCATCAGAAAATATATGATATCGTAAAGAGTAATCTGGTTTTGGGCCGTGTACTTTTCCGCCTTTTAAATGACGGCAAACTCCCCAACGTTTATTTTGTAATTCTAAATACTGTCTCGCAAGATGTTTTTGCTTTTCATCTCGTGCAGCAACTATTAACGCTTCGGCTTGTTGCTTAATTCTAGCTTTCTCTTCTTCTAAAGCTCTATACAGCCATGAGATGAATTTACGAATTAATTTGTTGAACATTTTCTTCCTTACGGCGTTGCCACACAGGAGGCAGAAATCCATGCCGTCCGTGAATCTTAATTAACTGACGTTTTGCTCTTTGTCTAGCTATGTTCATATCTTCTTGAGTATATTCATCCGGAAGAAGCTTGCGAACCAGATCAACAAATTGAAGTTGCCGTTTATTTGGATGCGGCTTCAGTCGTTTCTTATTGAATACAGCGGCACCTAATATCACTCGAATCTTTCTGGCTTCAACAACTGTCTCGGTCTCGGGAGTTTGTCCAGCAATCATTTCTAGTTCGCCGCGTTTTACAAACTTCTGCTTGCAAACTCTTTCAAATTGCCGATGTCTAGTTTGACAGATTTGACATTTAATCATTCGACCGAGTTCAGGGTTCCTTCCAGCAAAGCTGCGATCTCGAATTTGCTGTAGTGCTTGTTCTACAGAATTATTTCTGGCAAAATCTTCAGGTCTCTGGACAGATTGAGGTACTTCTGCAATTTTTGTCTTTTCTTGCCCGTCGCTTCCGCTTGTTCCGAATTCATCCATTGTGGAATCTCCATTTCATCCTGTAGCAAACGTACAACAGCTTCCAAATCCATTAATTCGTTCTTCAAACGCTCCGCATTAGTTAGCGATTGGCCGTCCTGAACTTCGTATCTGCCAAACTGAATTTGTTTCGAGCATCGTTGCGAAACCTCGGCGCACTCTTCCATCAATTTCAAGAGTAGGAATTGTTGTTTAGTCATAACTCTACAAATATAGGCTTACAGTCTATTCTAGTAAACCGCCCATCAACTCCTTCTATTAGAATTTTCTTGATCGCTGTGAATTCCGGATTTGTTACATTGGCCGAAATGATTCGACTTAGTATTTGTTTGATCACCGGGTCTTTCGCTCTTGCCTCGGCTACTGTCATATTGATCGTCCGTAATCAAAACGTCGTCCAGTCCCTGTCTTCAAATCATCCTCTGGCTCCGAATTCAGAACATAAGAAAATGGCAACTCAGGATTTTGTACCCACAAATTCCATGCTTGATCAAACAACTCGACAGGGACTCTAGGAGATAACAATCTAATTCGTTCTTTTAATGTCAACAACTCGTACTCATCCCATCTTTCATTAGCAGCTTCTGCTCCGGCATACATTAGCCCGACTCCACGTAGGATATGGTTCTTTTCTATCGTAGGGGACCGTGGGGTCTTCTTTGACGTAGCGTTGGCTAGCTTGCCGCGTTTCTCTGAGACAGTGACAATAATATCTTCACCGTAGACAGGCAGAGGCTTAGTGATATTGACTTTGCCTGTTTTACTGCAAAACGAACAACTACGGACTAGCTTTTCATCATTAGAACAAACCGGGCAGACTTCCTCTACAGTCAAATTCTTGTACGATTTGATGACATACTGCGCTGTTCCATTTCGTATCTTCTCGGCGGCTTCAGCTTCTGTTATGTATTTTCGGCATCGGCATCTAACCGGTGTCAACGGATGGTCCTTCTGGAAACACGTATGTTCCTTCGTTTTCTTAATATCTCTACTATTATCTCCCATATCCCTCTTGAAATCAATAAGTTAATTATTTTAAAGGGATAAACGGACTTCGCCTGATTCCCTAGTTCCATTTGTTGCCTGTATAGGTACGACATTTCTTTTTGGCCTTCCCCTGGACTTTGCAGGGCGATTAGCTACTCTATTTACCCTAATCAATGCTTGTTTTACAGCACCTAAAGACATATTCAACTCTTCCGCGATCTTCCCTGCGGTATCTCCTGCCCGATAATACTTGTATATGATAACAACCATTCTAGCTGCTTGATTGTACTGTTTCGGGCTAGGAAAACATCTCTTGACCAGTGTTTTAATTTCGGTGTCATTGAGCGCCCACACGGGTACCTTCTTCATCCGGTCAGCATGTCTAGTGGCTCCGGCAGTTCGAATAATTCCGTGTCCGCCACTAACAAACGAATCGTTGCTATCCAGAGAAGCGCGAAGAGACGGTAGTACCTCTCGGTCCATTTAATCGATAAACTCTTTCCTTAATCTATTCTGTTCTCGGATGGGTAGCTTCAATAATTCAGTTAATGTCAGCCGGTGGTTTCCCAAGAAGACTAGAAAACGCCGTGCTATTCGTTTCTCCGGGGACATTCTGGATTCGTCTATGGCGGTTATGATTTCATCTTCTGGTGCCTGCGGCCCATTGGTTTTCTCCCCGGAAACAGAACTGTGTGTGAATGTATAATCTGTAAATTTTCCGCCTGATTTAACAGGCACGAATATATTAATTTTCATTGGTTGTCTTCTAAGAATAAATCATCGAATGCCGACTCATCGGACTTCGTAAAATTCTGTTGCTTGAATGTTTCGTCCTGTAAGACAAACGCTCTGAAGTAAGGATCATTACGATCATCTTTTGGATAACGAATTCCAAACGTGTTCGGAAATGATTTTGTATTCCACGCGTTTACAATTTGAACTATTTGTCTTGCCGCGATACGACCAGCATCTTCAGCAGATTGCTCCGAGACTCGTCCGCAATTGAATTGTAGTCGTTGGCGGGTAAGATTATCGAGTTCTGTCAATGTTGCGTTTTGTTGAAGCCAGTTAGCAAGTTCCTCGTCTTTGTACTTTTCTGATTGTTCAACCATAAAGTCATTATGGACAATCCACGCTTTCTGATCTTCTAGTTTGGCTATGACGCATTCTTGCCCTGCTTTGAAATTTCCGATATCTACAAGGGCTGTCGCAGAATAGCCTTTTTTGTAGCTGAGACCGCTTTTCTTGAACCATAACAGCGACACATCCCTGATTCCTGATAGCCAGGAATATCTACGCAATTGTGAATCGAATGCGGCCATCCCAGATTGCTCTGGGAAATCCTGTGCGCTAGTTTTGATGTCCACGATAAGTGGGCGAACCGCGCCTTGTTTTTGTTTATCCCATTCAACTTTCGGGAGACTAGAATGATCAGGAGAAATATAACAAACGATGTCGAGTTTACCAGCGTCATAAATCTGTCCGTATGTCGGATCATTCGGAAATACCTCTTTTTCGTACTCGCGTTGAAATGCCGCTGCCGCCCCTAGTGGGATTGGGAGTAATGGCTGTCGTATTGCATAAAGACGAAGCCAATCGGTAGCCATTTTTAAACATGTTTCCCAATTCTTTTCTTTGTCTGTATACTTTAAATCCTTATGTTTGTGTGCTAGCCATCTGCGATTGAAGTCTTCAATTGCACTTTCGCCGTTATGGTCATGATAGTACTGTAAAGACTCTTCAAACGCTCTTCCTAACATGAATGCGGCACGGTTATCTTTTTCTTTCCAACCCAAGACCTTCATCAGATACCATTTGTATTCGCACTGGTCCCAGACATTTCCGGAACTATAGCTGTGGCGTCTGTGGGGCTGACCTTTTGAATTAATGTATAAATGCGGCACTCACGTCCTCTCTTCGAACTACCAAATACCCTAGTTCAATTAGATGTTGTACCGCGTCTTTTTCTAAATCTTCTACTCGTTGGCCTTTGCCGTGCCTCCATTGCCATACTTCTAAATTCTCAATACGATTGTCATCTCGAATTCCGTTTTTATGGTGAACTGTTTGTCTTGATTTAAGCGGTCCTTTTTCTCTCTCCCAAATTAATCTATGTTCAGCAATAGATTTACCTTGAATATTATAATATTTATAACCGTCTATATAAAATGCTCCGCTGAACCTGCTACAAAAATGACAAACACCTTTAGTATCAAAACGGTAGCGTATCCATCTAGGTTTAGAATGAACACATATTAATTCTTTAACTAAAGAATATTCTGCGATAGGAGATTTTATATTAATTTTTGGGCAAGCTATTAATATTTCTGGCCTGCCGTATTCGTCGTGATTGTGTCGTATCGCAATAACTTCCGGAATTCTTTTTTGAACATCTTCTAATGTAAGTCTTCTACCCATGTTTTATACTCCCTTCCCTCTAAAAACATACTTATATTTCCCGACCATGATATTCGAAGATATTCAGCGGCCCTCGAACAGGCCACAAAAAATATTCTCTTCTCCTCCGTTAATTCCCCTTGGGTGTGTGGCATCATTCCTTGAGAGGCTCCGACAACATAAACATTTTTCCATTCGCGGCCCTTCGCCATGTGGCAGGTTGCCAACATTAAATCCTTCTCTTTACGAGACTTTCGACCATACGTAAGCTTTCTAATGTAGGCCAAAAATTCGTGGACACTTAAATTCTTCTGCGCGGCTAATTTCACCGTATTATTTAGGTTCTCTATAGGATCAGAATCTAGTAAATTTCCTGTATTTCTATATCGTCCGTATAGATTATGATCCTGAATAATGTCCCGCAAAGCTATAGCCGCGTTCTGATGTTGATTTACATCTTTAGCTAAATTCAACAATGCTTTAACTTCGTTTTGTTCGAAGTAATCACGCTTTCCTAAATTCTTATATTTTATCCCTCGACTAGCGGCAATTCTTTGAACATCAAATAGTTGCCGGTTTGTTCTGGTAATAATAACTGAGTTTTCTGGGTCTTTGGAGGCGTCTCCGAGGACGTGTTGGACTTCTGCATCGATATCGGAATATTTGATGAGTTCGGGGTAGACACCGTCTGGATTGCCAGTGACCATGTGTGAGGCAAGACCGTTATCCGTGGGGAGAATTTCTTTGAAGAAATCCACCAACTTTCTAGTGCTTCTGTAATTGTGTCCGAGATATAAGGTTCTTGCTCCGGGGAAAAATTTTGTGAAGTTACTGAGATTTCCAGGCTGTGCGGAACGCCATTCGTAAATGCATTGATTCTCGTCACCGACCGCGCAAATATTACCGTTAAAGAGCAATTGAAGAAGTCTAAACTGCACAACATCGGTATCCTGGCACTCATCCACTGAGATATACTTCTTTTTATTACGCTGTCTAATGTCATCTCTGGTCTCCAACAACTTAACCGCTTCGCGCATTAGCGAATCGAAATCCAGCCAGCCGCGTTCACGACACTTGATCTCGTATTCATCGTAAGCCAATGCCAAGCTGTGTTCTTCTCGGCCTACAGCTTCCTGAATCGCCTGTTCCGGTTCGATATTTGAACGTTTCCACTCCGATAGTTTTCCTTGTAGAGTACGAAAATTTGTTACTCCTGATGATCTATAGATATCAACTAGCTCAAAAAGTAATTGGTAATCCTCTCCTCGAACAGGTATGATTTGATCGGTCATCTCAAATGGAACATAACGACGTTCGCGTTTCATTAAATCCAAAGCATAACTATGAAATGTCCGAAAGATGGTTTCGGCTTTTAAAATTCCTATTCTACGGCACATCTCTTCAGCGGCGGCGGAAGTGAAAGTTAAGTTAAGAGTATCCGACATTTGAATACCTTTGGTTAGCATATTCAAATAACGCTCAAGTAAAACAGTGGTCTTCCCCGATCCTGGCCCACTAATTACGACAAACGACCCGTCAATGGCTTCTACTACTGCTTTTTGTTCTTCATTTAATATCATAGAAGATCGTCGTAGGCCCCTTGCTTCATTAACCGCTTCTTTCTTCGCATAAACTTCTCGCCGTGTCCTTCTTCTACGCCTAATTCGATATGCATCATCTCATGCAAAAGACTAATTCTGGCGATTCGCCCACTATTTATGTACTTGCGGCTAATCGTGATTAAGACAGGCTCGTCGCCCCAAAAATCGGTTTCGGCGTGTCCGTTCCGTGAAACTCTACCGAATCTAACTGAGACAACCGGGATATGGTTCTTAAAGTACTTCTTACGGTAATATTTAAAGACTTTGTTGATGTCAGAAGCCATTTCAGCGGCCTAGAATCTGATCGACTATTTCTCTTCCTTTAACTAAACCGACCTGGAAACCTGCCGCGTTCTTGTGACCGCCGCCATTAAAAATTTTAGCGATTGCGGAGACATCAATATCTCCGATGCTTCGAAGCGAAAATTGAATAAAGCCGTCTCCTCGTTCAAACCATGTCAAACTAACTTGATAAGTTTTAGCTAGTTCGTTTCCAACTTCACTACAATTTAGATACGGAACGTTCAGGACAGCAGTTTTATAACCTTGAAATATACCCGTTTGAGCTTGCTTAACAGCCTCTCGAATATAGTGATCGATATGAGCAAGTGCCCCGACGCCTAATTGTAATGCTCGTGCAGCATCAAAAGAAGGCTGATCTAATGTTTCCCATGCTTGTTTTGTAAATTCTAATGTACCGAGATAAGCACAAATTTCTTTTGAATGAGTTAACTTCCAATTCCAAAGATCACGGTCCTCAACATAATTGACATACCAGGGACGATCCTGTTCCGACCCCAAAGGAACGTCTTCTACTTTGGCATTCGCACCGAATAGATAATCCCATGCCAGTCCTGCGCCTGACCGCTTCATATCAAAGATTGCGTATGGCGCTCCGGCAAGAGTTGCTTCAGCGGTTTTGTGATGATCCAGAATCAGAAATGATTTTGCTAATGACGCCATCTTATCATTCTGCTCACGGGTTCGCCATGAGAAGTCTACAACTAAAACATCCTTGCCTGTGACTTCCTCGTAAGGTGGTTCTAATCCGTGATCTCTAGGCATCAACTTTGCTTCTGGATATCTCTTGCTTGCTATGTATGCCGCACACCATCCGTCTGGACAATGGCCGTGGTAGATTATCAAATCCATTTTACACCCCTATCATTCCTTCGATGTAACTGATTGTAGCTACTGCACCTTCTTTTTGAATCTTCTGTTCCAAGGTTGAAAGGTAACGTTCCCATTGCTCTGGAACAAGTTCATTCATGTTCTGAACCTCACTGAACATTAGCGTAGCGAAGCTTCTCATTTTATCTTGATTACCTATACCTTCCTTTGGGGCAAAGCCAGCGGTCTCTAGATCGTTCACAATCTTAAACAATCGCTGACGATACGGCTTGACTTGTTCAGGGGTCAACCGAGGCTTGCTAGGCACTGGAGGAACTGGCGCGGCTGCAACCGAAATAGGTTGCTGTACCGGGGGAGCAACCGAAATAGGTTGCGCTGGCGGAACCGGGGTTGTACCCGTTTCGGGTACGGCTGTATCCTTTATGGGTACAACCGATGGACCTAGATCAACTTGATTACGCAATTTGCGCACATATTTACGCTTTATGCGTACTTCGGGTTCGGTGAGAGAAGGGGTCGAAGCAGAGCCATTGCCGCTGGCCCCCTTCTCTGGCTCGTTAGGAGTGGCTAGTTCCGCCGAAACTTGATTGTTCAGTTGTGCGATGGCATCTTGACGTAACTTTGCTTGATTAATTTCAAAAGCTAATTGGCTTTCAGGATCAACAGGACCGAATCCTTTTTTACGATTGGGATCAGTATTAAGATTGGCAGCACTTCTTAAATCTATTGCTAATTCTGGTGTGACATCTTTTCCTGGAGCATTCACCGGTGCTGCAATCGGTTGTAGGGCTGGCGGCAATGGGTTTGATTCTTTGAATTGTATTGTATTCGCCGGGTTGACTTCTGATTCATCGAGAACACCTGCGCCGACGAATTGCAGAGTCATTCGGCGCGTTGCTCTAGTTTGAGCAGTCATAATACTATCGTCTAATTCTCGGCCTTGCAAACCACTGATCCATTTTGAACCTGTTGACATCTCCTGGCGTCCTGTATTATCCTTTCCAGTTGCAGTGAATACAATCGAGCCGCCGACTTCTTTACTAGTTAAATCCGTTACACTAATGCCTCGGTTGTTTCGGATGATTTCTGTGGCACCGCGTTTTGCGTAGGCCACCAATCGTCGGGGACCATCTGTTTCGTCTAGGTATGTCAACATAACTAGATTCAATTCGGGCGGAACGCCCATGTGCTCACAGACATTTCGAACGTAATCTTGGCGTTGCTGCTCGTTCAAACTTTCGAGATCGTATAGCGGTAAAAATTTACTATTTGTCATAAATCCTCAATTTAGTAATGGTACTCCTATTACGAAAATTTGTCAACATAAATCTTAATCCTTTGTTTTCAATTACTTGCGATAAAAGTCGCCTTCCCAACCTTCTGCTTTTAACGGAAGCCCTGGTAGCCAAGATATGTCCTGGGTCATCAATTTCTCCATCTCTAAGGCTCCGGGTGCAAACGGATCGTCATCTGTCAACGCAACAATTTCGTCGTGAACGTGCATACAAACTTCCATACCCGCATTTTCCACTGCTAACAACCCCGCACTAAGAATTTCACGCGCCAAACCCTGCACAATATTTTCGTAAATCTTCCCGCCATGACTAACTATCGAACTCCAGGAATTTGTAATTTGGTCTAAGCCAAAGTAGGTAAATCCTTGCTTGTAGACATCCTCTTCAGTTATCTCACCAGTTATTTCGTTTTCATGTTTTCTCTTCCAAGGCATCTTGACTTCTTGCATTGATGCATCAAAGTAATGAAGATGCCGCCCCGAAGGAAGTTTAATTCTCAGAATATCTCTGGAGAATTCTGGGTTTTCTTGATTTTCAATAGTCAGCTTATCGATTACGATACAACCGCCTGGACCGATCTTCCGGATAGTGTTCTTTCCATTCAAAACATCTGCGACTGCATTTTCTAATCTGTACCAAATGCCGCCGATAAACCCGGCGTTGGGATTAGGTACCCCACAAATCTCTGGATATGACTCTCGGAAGATACGCACAATCTCCGCAGACTGCTCTTGGGATATATTGATGCCCATCGCTTCGGCGTATCCCCATAATCCGGTTTTAATTTCATCTCCGTTCTTGTCGTGCCCCCAACCACCTGGACCTAAACGATAAATGGCTCCGAGAACTCCAGGTTTAGCGAATTGGCGTTGTAGTTTTGCAAACGCTTTGGCGGTCTTATCGGAATTATGTTTCAAATCATAGTAAAGCTTCTCATAAGGTATGCCTGTAAGCTTTACTGCGAAAGAAATATACGGGTCTTCTCCTCGAATGAACACATCTAGAAGAGGTTGGCACTCCGCAACCCAGGCACCGGTTACGGTCTCGATCCCGGAAAGGTCCGCCACATTAAGGCGTTTATGCTTCGGAGAATTAAAAACTGTACGAATTAAATTCTTGGCAATTATCAGCGGAGTATAGAACTCACCGTCTTTGTTCTTGAATGCTATCTTCAGGTTGTCATAATCAGACGCATAGATCAGATCGCGTGCTTTGATGACATTACTCAAATCTTCAAATGTTCCGTCAGGCCGCGCCATATTGTGGGGCTGAACGGACGCACCTGACCATCTTCCACACCGAGATGAGCCGCAATAAATAAACATATTCCTAATACGGTCGTCAGAACACAAGTTCTCAGTCATCGTCTGTAGCTTCTTATATGACGTAGAGCCTGCCTCCATACGAGCCTTTAGGACTTCTCGGCATTCCGGAGTCAACTCATTTCCGGTATCCTTCAACAAAATTTCTATCTTGGATTTACGCAGACTGCTCAATGGGTACCCTCGTTGCTGTACCCAAGGTAATAACTGCGTGGCCGAATTAGCGTTTTCTAATCCGGTTATCTTATTCTGGCTTTCAAGCTTTTCCTGTTTGTTTCTGTCCGCAATTTGATACAAATTTCGGACAAACTTCCTGTCAGTGGGCATTCCTCGATCATTAATTTTTTGATCTAGAAGCCAAACTTCCCGTTCTCTCCCCGGCAAAGGAAACGCTCCCAGAAGATGCTCACGGCGAGCTACTTCCAACTCAGCACGGACATCCTGATCGCAGTAACTCCCAAACTGCTTCCATTCTTCTGGATGCGAATTCCAGTCGTTGAAATACAACCCACCGCCTTCTTTCTTCTTTCTGGTGTGCGGAATTGAGAACAACTGAATTAGTTGGTCGCCGCGCTTGTCTTTGCGTAACTCATGCGGCAACCCCAAAACCATACCAACGTCTTCCAAGCTCGCAGGTAAAGACAAATATCTTGCACTTGCTTGTGGGTCTTGGAAACGTGATGCGGGGATTTGAATGCCTAGAACATACTGGAAGACGTACCTTTCAAAGGTACTATTAAATGCCAAAATTTCTATGGTTGGGTCTTGTAGAGCGAAGTGTAAATCGTTGGGCATTCCCAATCGACTAACACCCTTCGGTTCCCATCTCTTCACTATGGGCTTATCGAATAACGTCTCAACAAGCGCATACGAGAGCATAAGAACCCGAGTAGATGGATGATTGGCGTAATTATACAGCCCGACATCTCTAATCTCGGCTTCGCTCGAAGTCTCAAAATCCAACACCAAATAATTCATTTATACCTTCGGTAAGATTGGCTCTTCGCGGACTACTACGCTCTGAGTATCGTATACATACTCGTTTGCAGAATCTGACGGATACAATTCTACAGGCGTAAGAATCACTTCATTTGTCTTCGGATTGACTTTCGAAACTACAACTTTATCTGGTCCTAAATTAACTACGTGTACTTTTGTTGTCATTTTATTCTCCTAAAACTTCTTTCCGTTCTCTTTCAATCGTTCTTCATGAGAGTGATCTTTTCGAGTTTGGTTGTACTTCATCTTCTCAACAAACGCCCCTCCCAGGTCGTACCCGAAACCACCTGCATAATCGAATATACGAATCAATGCATCTGCTAGCTCGACTTCGGCCATCGGACGGTGCGGAAGTTTATCGTCCTTCAAAGACTTCCGTTCGCCTTCCATAGCTTCGGAAATTTCGCTGACAATCAGCATCAACAACTCAGCCCGATTACGATTAATCGGCTGTCCGGTTGCCGGGTCTTTCCACCATTTATCGTTTGCTTGATGGCACCACTTAGACAAAGCGTTTAAGTTGCTTTCCGCAGTATCTTCTATGTAACTGAATATTTTATTCTCCACAGACTCCACCTTTCGAAATGTCACAAACAGTCGTTCCCGATTCTTCATAAACGTGGCCTTCGTTTTGAAGTGCTTCGGCTATCGGCACCGGGCTAAGTGGTTGACCAGCCCTGGCTCCATCGGGATAAATTGTTAGGCCGCGTAGACGAGGTAAATAACGAATCAGGGTATCGCCAAACTTCCTTACTGTAGACTCGTTGTTTATTTCTGACCCCCATCGCGGAAGATTAATCGTACTGCTAATCGAATGATCCACGTACTGCTGCACCCAAGCTTGAAACTCCAATCTTCGTTCTACATCATTTGCAAGATCATAGGCATCCTCAATAAGCTCTAAAGGAACCCCGGAGTCTAGCAATCTCTTCGCAGTTGGATCGACAACATATTGATAGTTCCATACCGATCCTTTGAGATATCGACGTTTGTACGCCGCACAGAAAAGAGGCTCAATTCCAGAGCTAGTTTCTGTTACAATTGAGATTGTTCCCGTAGGGGCGATTGCCCGAGTCTTAATAGGTTGTGATAACTCCCATTTCTTTGCATAAGGTCTAACCAATAATCCAGACTTTGCATAAATTTCCAAATATTTTCCTAGCTCTTCGTCTGGTCCGTACTTCCTACCATGACGAAGCAGCCATTCGTGGAGTCCCATGAGACCGAGTCCAAGACGACGATTCTTGTTACGTATTTTATCAACTCCGGCAAACGGGATATCTGAGTACACCGTTCCGGCGAGTAGAAAAGCCGTGCCCAACTCAACGACTCTCTCCATCTCTGCCAAGTTATCGATACGAGCCATGTTAATGCTTCCCAGGTTGCAAACATCCGAATCGTCGGCACTTGTAACTTCGGTGCAAGCGTTACGTAGTGTTTCTCGATTATTTTTCCCGGTATCGATTGAAAATCCCGGCTCACCAGTCTCAAGCATGTGACGTACGGTAGACCAGTAAACAGATTGTGCCAATGTATGTTGTTCGTGTTTGTCATCTTCATACGCCTTAAAAAATTCGTCATCTAACAATACAGAGATATTGGTCATATCCATTGTTGCCGGAAAATTAAAGTTCTTTAACTTCTCCTGCTTAACTACTTCAGTCCAGTCCTTCAACCGAATAAACTCTTGAATGTCCGGGTGTGACCAGTTCAAGCCTGCCCAGATCGCTGAACGCCGTGAGCCGCCCTGCATAATATAGCGTCCCGATTCGTTGACCATCTGCATCAAAGCAATCGGACCCGTGGCTTCTCCACCAGTCTTTCGGATTAGTCTCCCTCTCTCCCGTACATCTGAGTAATCGCACCCGATACCTCCGCCAGTCATCAATGAAAGTGTAGCCTTCTGCATTAAATCGGCCCACCCTTCGCGTGAATCCTCTGCACGGAACAAAAAGCAGTTGTTCACCTGATGATATAAGCGTCCAGTTGCTGCAAGATATCTCCCACCAGGTATAAATTTGCGCTGTTGAATCAAGTTCTTGGTTGCTTCTATTTGTGATGCTGGAGCGTGCACCGCTTGAAGCACTTTCTTGCTGACTCGGTACGCTATGTTCTCCCATGATTCCTTCTCGCCTTCTTTGTTCAGATGTGAATACTTCTGCTTCATAATGGTGTCGGCCCATGCCGACATCTTTACTTCGGTCATTTCGTCCTCGTCAAAATAATATCTATCCAGTGCGTTTTAATTTCATCTTTGATATCGTCGTCTATCTGATCCCATTCGTTATCTAGACCTTTGCGGTCGGATAAATCTTTGACGATATCCTCGACCGCTAGCTTTGCTGCAATTGTTCGTGCGTCCATTATCTCGGTTTCCTCAAGTTGTCTATCTGCCGTTGATCAGGTTCGATATCATCGTAGAGCAACGGAATAATCTTTTTAAACTCCGCAAGCATCGGAATCGTAATTCGCTTGAAATCTGGGTGTGTTTCTCGACTAGTTCTCATTAAGAAAAGATGTCTGAAGTTACGAAGGTTTCCGGTCACGGCGATAGTAGCCGCCAAAGCATTTGGTAAAACTGAACGGGCTTCTTGTGGCCGAATTCCTTGTGTAAGTAAAGCATGGTAATTTGTTTCTGTAACTGAAACAGAATCGCGCCAAGTTATTTGCGAATGTCCTTCCTTAACATTCTCAGGTTTAATGAATTCCAGGTCTTCTTTGTACCTTACGAACCTGGTGCTTTCAGCCGTAAACGAAAACAAACGATGGCGAATCAATTCCATGCAAATTCCCCGATCTGTTCTAATTGTGGCGGTCAAAGAGACGTGCTCGATCACACTTAAATCACCGTGATCTATCACAACCGCTTTAATGAATCGTTCCCAAGAGTCCTCTGTTTGCTTATCCTCAGATCGATGGGAGATACGACTTTGAGTTTCTATAAATTGAAGCAGACGTATGCCGTCTGAACGATTCATGTGTGAACGAAACGGCATCGATAACTCAAAACTCGGCTCTATAATTCGCATGTCTTTTCTTTCTGACACGCAGGGCAATCAGAACGTTCCCCGCCTAAATGATTGTGTAAAACAGCAGGCTTCGCTTTGTTCCCACCCCACGCATTAGCATTCTGGTATCCTCTCGCATGTGTTGCCGGGTCCGGAAGTTCTTTATCTTCTGGTTCCCATCCTGTGAACGCGATTCCCCATATTTGGCGAAGATATTGCCGCTCTTTATGCAAATCACAGAATTCGCACTCGGACGGTGCGTGGAGTATACGTGGGTCGCAGTGTGGAAATTGAACTCGTAATTCTAGTTTGTTTGGTTTTGATTTCTTAAACATTATTCCTCTTCAGTTTCAGGCAATCTCATTAATACTATTTGTGCGGGATCGTTCTTGACTCCGCTCCCAGTTTTTGTTATCCAGCCGCTGTTAATTAATCCCATTAAAGCGCGACTCCAAACGAAGGTTCCGTACTTCATCGGATGCATAGCACGGTTAAGTTCTCGCTCTGTAGTGACTCCATTTTTTCGTCTCAAGAAATAAATGATCTCTTGCTGTAGCTGGCCTTCTTTGGTTGAACTCTCGAACGTGTGAAGATATTTCTTAACAGCCATCCCGTACTTGACAATTGCAATAGCTCGCTCGATACAACTTTCATCGATCTCAGACTTTCCCATATCGACAGCGAAATACAACGCCATCTTCTCTGCTAATTTAGCTCCTCTAGTGCCTATCTTCTCGATTTCATTTTCAATAATAGTTTCATCTGTGAAACTGTACAGCCCTTGTTGAACTGCTAGATCGACTAATTTTCTTGTCTCAAATGCGCCTGCTGAGGTATTGACATAGACATGTGGCTTCAACCCAAGTTGAGTTTCCGGCTGATACAAAAAGAAAAATCTGTCCAGCATACCGGAGTCATTGGTCTTAGGAAGCCTAGCCCATTGCTCTGTGAATCCTTTGTCTGTTGTATTAGCAATCAATGACATGCAATATTTTCCGGCTTCTAATACATAAGACTCTTTTCTACTCTTAACTGAATTAGCGAACTGTCTCGATTCGTACATTGACAATATGTTGCTCATCAAACTGCTTTTCTCAATTGAAGCTTTGTCTACTAATGTCGAGAATTCATCGTAGAATAAAACCAAATTTTTACACGCGGTTCTCGCTGCTTCGATTCCTACGCCTTCAATGCTCCCCGCAGTCCAGATTAGCGATTTGCCTTCCGCATTTCTGGTTGCTCCTGTGGCAATGCCAGCCATTCCCGCTGATGTAAAATAATCAATTGCGTCTTGCGTGGACTGGCTCTTGAATGCGCGACCTTTCCAGCCGATATTTATTAGATAGAAACTAGGGATGATTAGTTTGTCCTTAACAGTAACCTTCAATGCGAGATAGTTCATCATAAGAACTATTGCGGGCATAAAAAGAAATTCTTGATATGAATTATTTTTGGCACAGATTGGACTAATTAATCCCTTTTCTATACTGGTGCCTCGAATACACCACCGAGGAAAAGTTGGAAATGGTACAGGTTCGATCATAACCGGCTGAATTGTTTCTTCGACCACCGGTTGTTCAAAAACTAGAGAACCCGACTCAACTACTGGATATTTCCCAACACTATATGATATCGTCCTAACCTCGGACTCGGGTAGTGGTGGTTTACATCTTTTCTGATTTTGAGAAAGAAGATACTGAAATAATTCTTCTTTATCAAGACCTAAGACCTGTCTTGCTTTTCCTGCCAAAGAAGTCAGCGCATTATTACGACCGCCTTCAACGATTAACTCTTGGCTGTCTAGTTCGACGTGCCCGGTTTGCTGTATGGGCTGATCGGTTTTAGATTGGGATACACACCACTGAATAAGCCAATCGGGAGCCTCGATAATCGGTACATCACGTAATACTTCGTACTTTTTTCCCGTATTAGGATGGAGGCTGCCTGGAGCCACACAGTAACGGTTATCAACACGCGCACTCCAGCTTTCCTTACCATTTTCGTTCTTACCTTGCCGATTGCCCATTGCGATGGACTTTTCATTCTGACGAAGATACAAATGACCTTTTCCAGGCGAACTACGAATAGTAAAAGTTTCCGGAATCGTCTGACCTGTCTCTTTTTCGATTTCATCCAAGAGACCAGGTTTATCGACTTCGAATATCCAAATACCTTCTGGCTTTGCATAGGCTACACACGCAGCATTTGCATCTACATACTCTTGATCCCATTGCTCGATTTTTGTTGGGTCTGTACTAGCTAGAGATTCCCATCCTTGCAGAAAAGCTATTTTAGATCGGGGACGCAGCGGGATGACCGGAACATTGCGTGCGATTAGTGGCTCTGCAATCTGTTTGAACAAACCCATGCTGTCTCCGAAAATAAATGCGGTCTCTCCCGCAGGTCAAGCCTACTTGTAGGGGCTTTCCTGTTAATTTAAAACTTTACTGTCGCGCCTTGCGCTGAAGCAGCTTGCTGTTGGGGTTGTGCTACAGGTTGTGTTTGCTGTTGGGTTTGAAATGCGGGGTTCTTTTTCTTGAATTTCGCTTGTTCCGCAACCGGCTTGTTCTTATCACGAACAAAATCGGAAGGAACCTGAACGGTCACGCCGGGATCGGCGGGACTGATACCCAAGATATTCGCAAAGTCTTTGTACTGCGCCGTCCCTGGTTCGCCGGTAGTCTCTCGCTGAATAAACAGCTTGCAGACTATACCAACCAAGGTCTCTGGGTTCAAGGTCAATGGCGGCGGTGCATTCAAGATTTGCTTTACGGTCTTATACAAATTGCTCTTTTCGTGCAGATTATTATTGAATCGAGCGGTAACTTTCAACGGTTTGCCATCTTTGCCTAGTTGGTTCAAAATCCAAACGAATCTAGTCATCGGCTGTGTTTTTGTCTGCCCGTTATAAACTGTCGTGATTTCTCCGAGATCGGCTATATCAGCTAATATTCCATGATATAAACCGGTCAAAGGCTTTTCGAAATCAGCGCCTGCTTTGGTTGTAAATAGAAATTCACTCATTATATTTTCCTTTTATTTATTCTTGTTCTTCGAGTACCAGAAATAAATCCTCTTCCCGGAGAATCAAGTACGTCTGAAACCCAATTTTGACTTCTGCCCCGGAAAACTTCCCGAAGACAACCTTCTCACCTGGTTTAATACTTGGCTGTTGAAGACTTCCTTCGATCCACTTGCCTGGGCCGACTGCTATTACTACTCCCGTATAAGGCTTTTCCTTCGCCTCGTCCGGGACATAGAAACTACCTTGCTTCTCTTGTTCTTCCACGCGCTGCACGATAATTCTATCTTGCACCGCACGAAACTTGATTTTAGATTGAACAGCTTCCTGTTCTTGTTGCTGCCGCTGTTCTATCTCTTGAATCTGTTTAGCCGCTTCCTGTTTTGCGGTTTCGTATTGTTCTTCAGACAAACCTTCGGCTAGAGCCTTCTTTTTCATTCGCTCTTCAAAACCATTGTCTCCGCCGAACATTTCTTTCCAACGTTCTTCGCTGACGTTAGGAACAGGAAACTGTGCTTTCTGTGCCCCTCGTGCTAACTGATCTCCACCACCTAAAGTCATGAATGGCTCCCTTCTAGCTGAATACCGTTACTTGTTAAAATTTTTCCTGGTCCTCGATCAGCGATAAAATTTAAAAAATAAGTGTTAATTCCTGGGCCGCCAGAAAGAATAAACCATTTATGCGGTGTCGTAATTATCAAACCCTCTGGTTTCACTGCGGTATCTTCAATGTGTTCACAGAACGAAAAATAATCTTCGTATGTCAATTTGTTTCCGTCTACCGAATACACCAAGAGTTCGTATCCTTTAGTAACAAATAAATGCCCTTGATAAAACTTAGCATTGGTCATTGCCGCTTCCATTAGTTATCCGACTCCTCTAATGTAAAATTTTGTTCAGAAAGAGGCTGGTTGGTATGAATCTCACCGTCCTCATCACAATACGCTGTTATGATATCTGCGCTCATAGCATATCCGAAATTGGCAACATCATTATTTACTACGGTTAAGCGAGGTCCTCCGCTATTAAGAAAAACAACGTCACCATTTTTAAACTTAATAGTTCGTATACTTGTTTGAACAACAGTACTATTCAAATTTGTTTTCTTGTTTGTCTTCAATTGTCTAACTCCTCTGGTGTCCAATTCTTGTCTATCATTACTGGAAATGGGCACGCGTGTATTATCTCATCTGCATCTCGTTCTTTCGCTGGCTTCCACCATATTTTATTATTTGGATTCCAACGAAACTTCGCTTGCTTTACTAAATCGTTCTGCGAACGCTCTGCCATGCTACGCAAAACAACTGTCGGCATCTGTGAACGTTCCAATAAAAGATTCTCATCATACTTCTGAGTTATAGCTAGTACGGTCTGACAATCGGATAACGCGCTATGTGGAAATAGATTCAAGATACCGTGATCCGCTGCGACATGTCCTAGCTTGCCTGTCGGCGTCTGCCAAGGCATATCATAGAAAAGATCAATCCAAGGCTTCTCTGGCAAAACAGCTTTATTTCTTCTTACCCATTCATAAAGAATATGATAATCGAATCGTCGGCAGTTATATCCAATTACAGCATCAGCAGCTTCGACCATCTGCAAAACAATCGGTAGGACTTCTTCGTTGTCATAACCGAATCTATCCAATGCTGGTTTGGTAATGCCGGTTATCCGAGTAATCTCTGCGGTAATTGGAAGGTCCGTTTTTATTAACATTCCTTGGTTGTCGAGACATTTGTGTTGGGTTGTGCTGTAAAGGACGCCCCCATATTCTATCGGGCGATCTGAAACAACGTTCACGCCCGTACTTTCAAAATCCAGTGAAATTAAAATCACATTACCGTCGCTTTCTTGTCAGAATTTTCTTGCGGTTCTAAAGCTAAATCATCCTTCTTTGGTTCCTCCGGAATGATTAGAGTTACCTTGCCATGACTGTGGGTTACCATGTGCCACGGTACAAATACCCTGCTGACGAAATTTATCTTAGTCGCACCAATCTGATTCTGATCCAAAAAGACTACAATCCCCGGCTCGTTGGCGAGACCTTTGAATCTAGTGTTATAAATCTCGGCTATCTGCTTATCGTTTTCGATATTCTGATAGTGATCTATAATCTGGACAACATGCGGGAAGTTCTCAGGTCGTCGGGATTCGTCAATATGGAAACTATACTCAATCACGTAGTCGGGCATAATTCTTAAATTATTCCTTTTGTAACTATCGGGTAATCGTCGTCAGGCGGAATTGCTATCAGCAGTTCGCCTTTGGCCGGAATGACATGTTTTTTCTTTTTCCTGCCCTGTTCAAATACATTCACTGGTTCATTGTTAAAGTTCTTGAATGTGATTAATCTCATCGCTCGCCACGGGTTCCCAGGATTAGGGGACGCCTGGACACGTGCCTCTACTCTCATTTCCACACACATTTCATTGAATGAATCGGTTACGAGAGTACTTGGAGACTGCGGTCCCGGCCCAAGTATGCTAGAGGGTAACACCAGAACCTGTCTTCAAAGCCTCGGTAGCCTGACGATTCTGCTTTGCAGCTTGCGCAGCTTGTGCTACCTTAACAGCATTACCTTGATCGATCAGTGGCTTCTGGAGAATGTTATGTACTCCTGTAGCCACATTCTCTATCTCACATTTATCTGAGCAATAGAAGAACTTTCGGCCATCGGGGGTACTAACTTCTCGGTGGGAGTTCAACCACGGATGTTCCTGGATCGCAGCTTTCTGACTCTCGGGTGTAGGTTCGAAAGTGGCAGTCTTATCACAGCCAGTTCTATCGCAAGTTACTGTAATGAATGTTGTTTGTGTTTGCATCTAATTTATCCTTTTATTGTACAGCTTTTCAAAACGATCTAAAAACATCCTCTCTGCATACCGAGGGGACCATTCTTCAATGATTATGTCCGCTCTATTTTCTACTAGGAACGGGTCGGACAAATCAAAATTAACTCGCGGAAGTAATTGAAACTGTTCTGTGTACAACATTGATTGATCGGCAAATTTTACAGATTCGGGTTCTATGATTGATAATCCACAAGCTTCGTAAATCAAGTTTTGGATGGGCCATTCGACTCGACGGTATGCTTCTCCAGCAGACGTGTAATACTTCAATGGTCTTGACATGTCCCCTAGATAACTTTCGGACATATCATGGGCCAAGCGCCACAGCGCCTCATTATCGGGGCCTATAAAACTACAATAGTAAGCATGTTGGGCGATGCTGTAAAAGTGCCGTGTATGGCCGGTCCAGCGACAAAGCATCGCTTGGGCGTGCGCGATATCCTCAAAGTCAATCATCTCTAATTCAGGTTTGAGTAGATTGAATTTCTTTCCTGTGTACGTTATGATATATGACTTCTCTGGATTATTCATTTCTTCAACGCTTTATTAATACTGTAATAGTCTCCGCAAACAGGACATAAGACAGCGATTCGTTCGGGATTCAAATCCTTAACTAATCTCTCGTGGCCATTCGAACAAGCGATTGTACCGGTGATTCCCGGCTTGACTTGATGCTTGGTTTTGATCTTCACTTTTGCAGCCCTCTCAAGTACTCGCAAAGTGTAATTGCAAACTCTCCTAGCAACGCTTGGTGCCCGTGTGAATTCTTTATGTAAAAATCGAAATTATAGTTATCCAATTGAGTCTCGCTTGGGTGGTCAGCCGGTCGTGATGGATCAACAAACACCGAGCCATCTTTATTCAGACGCTGTACATTGACGACATATCCGCCGCGCTGCTTAATCGCTTCGGCTTCGTCCAAGAATCGGACATCTGTAATCAGCGCGATGTCTAGATTACTCGGCATTGATGCGAACAGCTTTTTGATCCAATAGTCTTGGCCGTTACGATTACGACGGTACTCAGTACCCCAGAATTGCAACAGCTTCGGGTGCTTACCATACGGAGCGATCTCTGACTTCTCCGGATTCGGATCGGGTTTTACCCATTCGGGAATCTGAACATGTGTATTAAAATTTGTCTCGTCAGGAGGGATTATATATTGCGCCAACGGTGAGTACTCTAATCCGTCTTGGGTTGTCACTTTCAGCCAAGAATTTACTTCCTGATATAGCGCACCAGCGTACTTGAAGATTCCAACTTTGATTGAACCCTTCCAACTAGGAAGATGCTTCAGCCGAGATTCATTTTGATCCTCATAGAAGTCACGAATCGCTTGAGCCGCAGTATCCTTTCCGTGTCTCCCTTTGTTTCCAAAGCCTATTAATAACATTAGTAGATAGCCTGTGCTACAAGAACTGTTTGTAGGTCCTTTATGTCATTAGTCGAGTTTTCTGCAAAACCTTCGGGTCCGCCTGTATCGAATTTCACGTAAACATTTATACTTCCTGCATATCGATAATCGTTGAGTTTGATTGAATCTTCGACACCGGTTACAACACCGAGTCCCCAAACCGGATGTGATACCTGCTGGCCTTTAGTCACTAGATTCCTACCTTGTAAAGTGTAATCGCGTACTTCGCTAGTACTTCATTCAAATCCGGTGGCATCGATACCAAACTGTAGCTACTCAGAATTGAATTTCGAAGGTCTTCATCTGAGATTGTCTTATGTCCCTTTTTGGTATTCGCTAACATTGATATCGCTCTAATGTTTTCATCAGTTGATAAGCCGCCCTTGGCTCCAGGTTGAATATGATCCAGTGTCAACGGGCCTACTAACTTAAATGGACCGCCTCCAATACCTCGATACCAATCCGTTTCTTTCCAATTCGTGATAGGGCAAATGAAATTCACTTGAGCACGTTTTGCGTAACGAACAAACGGCGGAATCCAAGCTCTCGAATGCGTCGGGTCAACCGGGAGATATTGTTTATACTCTATGTTCCTGGTTGGGAACATTCTTTCTTCGGCTTCCGATTGCGCTTCGAATGGGAGATATTTAGCCCAATGTTCCCGTGCCCTGATTTCTTGTTCAATCAACTTAAACCTTCTTTGCTCCCGCAGACCACCACCCTGAACAATTCTGACACTGGTAGCGTTGTTTCTTTCTTAAAAGTGTGTATTCGAATCCTCGCTTCTGTACATTGTGGCTAGAACACTTCGGACATGCTTGCAGGTCACCTTGATTCACATTTGGGTGATTGCGGTCCCACGCTCTGATTAGATAGTAGACCTTCTCCAATAGCTCTACATCGTGCCCGTTGTATTCCTTCATTTTAACCCAAGCTTCTGGGTCCCCGGTCATGCAACCACGCCACAAGTGAAAACCGGTTGTGGGAAGCTTGCGGCCTACTCCTAGATATCTTCCGAGATCATCCAATTTATTCGAATCGAACATGAAAACCTTACGTGCAATTTTCAATGTATCGATGGTCTTATACGGTGTTGGGGGCGGAAGCTTGTGGGTCAAAAATCTTGTGTTAATCTTCGGCAAATCAAATGAATCCCCGTTATGGGCAATCACTATGTCTGCCTCATTCAGAAGCTTCCATAACTTCTTCATTAATGCTTTGTCATTCTCAAGATGTCTCTTATATCCCGGCAGATCATCCAAGCCGAGTACATGCACTTCGTTCTCATGTGTCCACTTATAAGCGAACGAAAGTACATACCAATCCGCTTTAAAATCGATCACATTAGTTTGCCATTTCGCCCACACGAATCCGAGCGAGGGTGAAGTTTCTATGTCTAAGAACAAAATCTTTGCTGGTGTCGCTTCGCTTTGCATATATCCTCAAACTGCATTAAGATAACTACTATTCTTTTTACAGCTTGGTTCATTTATTTTCGTGGGGGTGACGTTCCCATACCGTTTCGAGAGGCAGATCGCTTCTGTAACTTCTCCAAGCGGTAATGCTGAATAAAATGAACTGTCCGAAACTTGACAACGCACCGAGAACGATTATGAATTTCATACTTTAGGAACAAACAACCCACCAACAAAGCCAGCGATTGCTCCCCACTTAAAACCATTCAGCCAAGATTTCTTTTTCTCTAATTTTAGAGTCTTGACATCATCGGCATGTGCGTGCTGCTCTGCAATTAACGCTAGTATTCCGTCCCCTACTTGATTCTTCAAACCTGTAATCAAGTCCGTTTGTTTGTCCGTCAACTGAGAACAGGCAACTAGCTTAGTATTCAAATCTTTAACATCTCCCTTCGCTTGCTGTAGGTCCTCTAACGAGTCCGCATCTGCATGAGCCGCATCAAGCGAATAACTAAGTGTCGAACCGATAGGAGCAGCCTGAGTCTCCACAGTGATTGTTCCCACTCCCAACAACTGATGGATACGGGAAGCCAGGGCCGCAGCATCAGATTTATCATCTGTCTGCTTTTGAGTCTGGGTAGATGTCGCTCGCTGTTGCATTGATTGGGCCAACTGCGCAGATAGCTTGTCATATGAATTTTGTAGCTGCGCCAATTGGAGATTGATTTGCTGGTTTGCTGTGGAGTCATTTTGAACCTTCTGCGCCGCGATTGTTGCTTGCTGATTTGCAATTTGCGCTTGAACCTGATCGTGCTTAATCAGATAGTCGTATGCTTTGTTTACACCGAATGCGCCGAATACAAGCACACCCGCAAGTAGGAGCAATCGCTCATGCGCTTTTATCCAAGTTACATAGGATGTGAGATTCATCTATTTGTTCTCTCTATGGGTACGATATTTCTTTAGCCATGCCCGAAAACGCTTTGTACGCCCTTTTCGTCCGGTCATCTTACCTGGGAACCCTTGTACAATGCGTCCCAACGCCTCTGTAGCGGGATATGACGTGAGATATAACCCGGCACGAGTAAAGTGCCTAGCCGCCCATTGCCAACGGGGGTCCTCGGCTTTACCGAGTCCACGGTTACAAGAACTGCAAAGAATTCCTCTCACAACCCCTGTTGTATGATCGTGATCCGTGTGTGGCTTGCGAGGAGGGAGTATCTTACGCTCGCAGATAAAACATACCTCTCCCTGATAGGTCAGAATCCGGTCCCATTCGGAAGGGGTTAAATCAAATGCTTGTTTTAGGTACTTTGCACGTCTTTCGCTCGCGCCCATAGTGTCATAAGATGACTGTATGGGTACGATATTTCAAGGATCGAGATGATTTTTAGGCAGGCTCAGGACATCAGGATCGGACATCGGATTCCCTAATCCTATTAAAATCAACACACGGGCATCCGGCGCGTGCTTAGATTGCCAATTATGGTCATGAGCAATCTGCTTCAGAACGCTAATTGTATCGGACCAGTTTCTGCCTGGATTGTAACCGTGAGCCGATAGCGCCGTTCTGATTTGTTGCTTGCGTTTCGGATCGGGTTCCCGCTGTTGTGGTATCCCTAAAGTGCTCCAAAACAGAATCGTAAACCCGATGATTAAAACGCGCTTTAGATGTGTCATTTTGTAATGGGAATTGTAGTCGTGCCCGGCCTGTAATCGAAGACCAAACATGGATATAACCGTTCGCAAACAGCATCCTGCGACGGTATCCCAGGGTCTGATTCAGTTCACTTCGTTTCAGGCTCCCATGCCGAGGCGGAAATAATCGGCTTAGTAATTGCTCCACGAATTTCATCGAGTCTCCTAAGCTTCTTTAATTTTTGTTCAGCATGAAATAAAATGAATCTTAGCGACATCTCCGAGTTTGTAATAGAATTGACGCGCCTCGTGAACGATCCGTTGGGGAACATTCTGAAAAAGCTGATTATCTTGACTTCGGGTCCGTCCGCTGCCGGGTCCTTCATGTTGATCTCCTAGAATCGTCCCGGAGCCGAACATAATCGCTAAATGGATATCACAATTATGCTCAACGTTCCGGGTGTGTTGAATCATTTGTTTGTAGCTCCGAACCCCTGGGGACTTAAATGACGGTTCGGGATGGTAACGTCTTTCGCGCATATCACTTCCTCGCTTTCCGCTTTCGTTGATACGCTTCGATATCCTTGATCAGTTTCTTAAATACGGGAATATTACTCGGTGAAATAACAATGTGTGTAGAATCGGGGAAATGAACATAAGGGTCCGTATTATCTCTAGTTGAGATGCTGCCGTTGTTGCCTACATCAATTAAGATTGCTCCGAATTGATTTATCTCAACATTCATTTCCAAACCGCAAGTCAATGTGATTCGTTTCTTCATTTTATCTCCTACGCTCGATATCCTGGATTCGCTTGTTTGGTAACAACTTCCAACGGATGGCACAGCGTACAGGTGTCTGCACGACCTGCCGGAGTGATCCACGGTGCGGGGATGTAAACACCGTGATTGCACTTCAAACCCGGTGCTTGGACTTCTGTTAGCCCGGACGGAGGAATATTAATCAGTTGCACGGGTCCCGCAGTAAATGAACTACGCAGTGCTTTGTTCTCGACAGTTTCAGGAAGTATGATCAAATGACGTGAGCCGCGCAATTCTGTGTAAGTGTCGATGCGTTGTTCTAATTCTTCACGTTCTTCCAGAGGCATCGATGCTGGTTGGAGTATTTGCATTGAAACCTCGACTTCGGTGCCGTCCGCAAAACCAACAAGAACAGTTTGCTTGCGCTGCCAACTGATTCTTTCGGTCTTCGGGTCCTTGACTGGCAAAAATTGTGGGACATAATGGATCACGCCGTATTCGTCGTTTACTTTAACCCCTTGGCCTGCGAACAAATGTAATGTCATTTCATTTTCTCCTGCGGTCTCTCCCGCCGTCTCTTTGTTTTCTCGTATTCGTGAACCATATCGAATATACAGATAAACACAGCCAAGACAACAACACTGACTATAATTATCCCGCCCATTTATTGTTCGTGAATAAACCATTGTACAGATTTTTGCTTCTTAACAGCCGCTGCGGTCCCGCTGGACTTCGGACGGCTGGAAACCAAAACAGATACCATAGTCTGAATGCTCCCATTTGTGCCTATCACTTCCTGGAATCCTTCTACCGTGCGGTGTGCTGCCCGCAAAGCAATTGCTAATGGAGTCGTCAGAGGATCGGTGTTCCGATGGAAGATATGAACATCTAATTGTTTGTCCAAGGCTTCTTGAATGGTCATTTGACGCTCCCTAAGATTTAATTGATGAATTCGATTTCATCGCCATTCTTTGCAAATTCTTCCTTTAACTGCGCCTCGCGCAGACCATCAGATATCTCAGAATTGTCATTAATTGCATAAGCATTTTGCAGTTTGTCGTGGTTCTGCATCCATGCAGGGAATAAACCCACTACATTTCTTTCGTATGCTATTCCATACAATCGAGCAACAGTGTCTTTGTTTAACAATTCTTGATCGGTACAACCGACCTGTTGCCCAACAAATCCGATACAACACCGCTTGCCGTCGGGAGTCAAAAGTCTACTTTGAGCAAAGCCTTGTCCACGGTACCACTTTGTACGATCTACGATGAATTTCATACAACCTCCTGAATTTAACTCCCAAAATGCCTCGGTGGTGCTCGCTTGGCAACGGGGCAATCCGTTTCAGGTACTTGCACCTGATGCCACCGAATTAGGGTAGTAGGTTTCGAACCCACGTCCACTTGTGCGCCACTCCATCCTGTTTATTCGGTAACTGAGCATGTTGTACTAGTATTCATGCTGTCGCCGCAGTCTGGTGTCCATCTAGCACTAAGCCGGGTACTCTCCGCAAACCCGGTTAAGGTTTTACCCTCAGTAAGACCGGCTTCCCACGTCTGCGGCTATTGCATATTGCGTTAGCCCGTTTCGCTCTGAGCCGGTCTTACAGAGAGGGCGATTGCTCGCCGTCCCTGGTTAGTATGATTCTTAACACCGTCATTTAGATTTTCTTTAACCTGTTTAGTTACTACCGGTCATAGAGCCTCCTAGTGTTCAGCTTAACAAAAAAAAAAAGGTGATCCTCTGCCGTGTCTGCGGCATTTTGTATCCCGTGGATCAACGGCTACAACTTCGTAACGTCTCTCCAGGTCCAGCCACTTCCAACTGGAAGCGCGTCTAAAACTTGTGCGGTACTGTCAGCAAGCAAATGAACACTCTCGGTGCCACGAACTATGACAGTCAATCCAGCTTGTTCGAGCCATTCAGCAGCTTGATTTACTAGAGTAGGACCGGTCCAGAGTCTGTATTTGTTCATTGTCGCCTCCATAGAAATAATCTCACAAACCCGAAAACGTGTCAAGCTTTATTTTATGACCTTCCACGCTGCGAATTTCTCATTGAAATTGCCATGTCCGAATTTCTGGTTGTTGATTACACACCACGACAAAAATTCAGACAGCATGTTATATTCTGCCAAGGTCAATGATTCTTCAATCGGGCCGAGTGCAATCGAAGGGTTATAGCTTCCGGTTTGCTTGACGGCCATTAATAAGAGAACTGCGAGATGTTTCTTCATTGAATCCTCCCTAGATTTAAAGTAGTGCAATTCCCGGACTTTTCAATTCGCGGAGAACCTCCAACGCTAGATTCGCAGAAAGGATCAAATATTTATCAGAAGCAGAAGCAGCAGCAGCATCAGCAGCAGCATAGCGAGCAGCAGCAGCAGCATAGCAAGCAGCAGCAGCAGCATAGCGAGCAGCAGCAGCAGCATAGCGAGCATCAGCAGCAGCATAGCGAGCATCAGCAGCAGCAGCATAGCGAGCAGCAGCAGCATCAGCAGCATCAGCAGCAGCAGCAGCAGCATAGCGAGCAGCAGCAGCAGCAGCAGCAGCAGCATAGCGAGCAGCAGCAGCAGCAGCATAGCGAGCAGCAGCAGCAGCAGCAGCAGCAGCAGCAGCAACAGCATAGCGAGCAGCAGCATAGCGAGCAGCAGCAGCATAGCGAGCAGCAGCAGCAGCAGCAGTCCCTTCTTGTTCGCACCGGTCTGCGGCTGCTAGGCACTCCTGGTTGTCAGGAAAAATTTCCCGAAACAAAGTAGGTATAAGATACTGAATATTCTTCTTTGCTAGAAGGGTAACAAAATCTAAGTCACTGACAACACCCTTTGAGCCGAGTTGAGCTATTCCGAGATCGTGCAAGCCTCTTGCTCTAGCTTCTGGAGAAGACCACTGACTGTCATTCAATGATATTTTGAATGATCGAACTGATTCTGCTACGCACTGCGGATCGTCGCCGTGATCTAAGCCAAGAGTTTCACAAATTGCGGCTTCAATACAGACTTGACTGCCCTGCTTTCCTAGACCGTGAGACAAACCACGGGCTAAAATAGAATCGAATTTTTGTACATCAAAAGTTTTGAGATCAAACATGTTATTCTCCTCTAGGTGTTCCCTAGCGTCCGTGCTCCAGAGAGCACAAACGGCGGGGAACTCCCGCCTTTAATTAAAAACTAAAATCGTGATACTTATCACGTTCTCCGAATCGAACACCTGTGCTGCCCTTGCTTTCAATCCATCGGCCAGTCTTACGCAATGTAAAGACATGAATTGCACCGAGAGGATCGGGGAGATAGCTGTATTCCTGAGATTCACTCATACCGTTCTTGTCAGTCCTAGTAGCTTTGTCAATCTGAACTACGACTTTGCGCGGAGTGAGCACTTTGATTACCGTACCCGCTTCGCGGTCGCTGTAGAATGTCAATGTAGCGCCGTCACCTACTTTCGGTGTCGCTTGCTTGACGTGTTCCATCAATCGGTTTGTCAGACTGCCGTACACTTTCATTGTACCTCCTAGATTTACCGAGAAACTCAATGAAGCCTACAGTCGCAATCTGTAGGCTTGAGGAGTTACTTGGTCTTGAGTTCGGCCATCTTTTCAGATAGCGCCCAAATAGCCTTGTTCAACTTGGTATCCTGATCAATGCTCTTGACTGAACGGGTCCGGGCACGTCTGGTACCTTCAAACTGATTCGTTTCGGGGTTGCGAACTTCATGGGTGTAACGCTGTCCACCGCGAACAAGATTCTCTTGGATGCGGTTGTTGACTGTCCACAAATCATTGCCGTTATCGAGATACCGGCGAGATTCGAGCAACCGAGCCGGTTGGACTGATTGCTGGTGTTCATCAAATCGCAAACCCCATGCGGACTCTGCGAGTGCAAGCTGTTCTGCTTGACTAAGCAGAATTTGCTGCCAGCGGGAGATTGTTTCGCGGATCAGATTGACGTTTTCAAACATCCGAGCGGTGCCTTCCAGGACCTGTTCAACGATGTTTCCGGTGTGTCGGACTCGGATTGATTCGACCAATGAATCTGCAACAACCAAACCGTTAGAGCAAACCAAACGGAAGACGCCGAGGGACAGTACGTACTTAGACGTGCCGTCATGGGAGTTGATCAAAACAGCTTCAAGCCGGGAGTCGCCAACGGTCGTCAGGGTATTGTCCGAAGATTGAAACCGAAGCATATGCTTGGTAAACATTCCTTTGCCGGGAATGCGTGATTGGGATTGTGTCGCCATAACCGGGAAGTATCCGGATTCACGCAACGTAGAGATTACATCAGTAGTTGGAATAAACGCATAACGGTCGGATTGCTTTTCGTAAGGTTGTCCAGCGAAGACCGAGGGTGCCAGTTTCTGGATTTGTTCGTTGCTCAGTGGTTCGTTATTGCGGTTGCGGTTCGACATTTGATTCTCCTCTGCGCCGGTGGCGCTAATCGATTTGATGTAATGAGTTTGGCAGATTCGAGAAACCGTGTCAAGTACTAAATTCAAAATGAGAGTACTAGGACTATCGGTTGTGTTGTTTCATCCAGGTGTCGATAAACTCACCTAACGATTGTGCGAAGTCAACAGCTAACTGATACTCGCCTTCGTTGAATGCAACCTTGGCCGTAATTGCAGGCCAGCTTGACGCTCCTCCGAATGCGGATTGTCCTGATCCATTGTAATTGCTTCGTAGTTCGATGTTGTGGACCGATTCGTAATGAGTTTGTTTTGCTGCGAATGTTCCTTTGCGTTTGAATATCGGTTGATCGAGATCATCTTTGTATTCATTATAATTCACATTTATAGAGTGATAATCCAAGGCCCAACCATCTGGGACAACGATGTTTGTTTTACCGTAGGTATATTCGCTCATTGTTTGCTCCGTTTCGGCTTTCGTTTGAGAAGCTTGTTCAGATAATCCGCTTCGCGCTGATGAATCTCTCGCTCATTCCTGAACAGCACACCATCTTTGCGAACATATCGATGCGCTCTGACGATATCCATCCAAGTAAGTTTAGTCTTTGTCATAATCCGACACACCGATATCATGTGCTCTCATAGGATTGGTTTCACCTGGAGTTACAGGGCGGACTGTCCAGGTGTCGGGAGTGAACACAGACTCTGGAGTTTTAAATTCATCATTGAACCACAATGCTTGAGCGAATGCATGGTTTGTTACGGCGATCAACAATTGTTCAATGTCTTCCTCGATCAAGATATTCAGGTGGCGAGAGTATGTAGAGTTCTCGACATTTTCGTTGCGAACCATCAAATGATCCGCGAGTGTTTCGACGGTTCCCTTAAATCTCATATTCATACTAATTTCCTTTCTTCGATTGTCGGGGTTAGATTCGATGTTCGATATCTCAGGAGTGTAGTCAATGCGGCGTCCGCTTCTTTCCAGGTCGAATAATCTGATAGACCAACGTCCACTTCTACCCGTTGCCTTCGTGTGCCTCTGCCCAGCGTTCGCCCGCGTTAATCGCATCTTGCTCATCGCGCTCACATTCCGCGCACAATTGACCAAATTGATTTGGCTGTTCACAGTTAGGGCAGAATTTTACCGAGTCGTCGTGAGATGGCTCGGGTAGTTCATTATCTTGGTCAGCTTCAGCTTGACATTCCGCACAGAGCACGGTGTCAATATCCGAATCCAATTCCTGATAATAAACTTCATAAACTTCTTTTGTGCATCCGCAGATACAGTTGCAATGGGTTGGCTTTGTCATATCTGTTACCTCCGTGCTTCACAGTGTACATAACTACCGTGCAGGAGTCAAGTACAATCTGCATGGCAGACTAAAATAATTAACGAAAACAAAGGACTTAAAGTGCTGTGTTTTCATAAGGGAGTTAGCTATATAATTCCCAATTCATCCTTGACCATAACTACCGATCGAATGGCCTACAGATCAGGACTGTTCTTAAACAAGGAATTAAACGGGCGATTCTGTTTACGGACTGGCCTAAAGTCAAGTGCTTTGTCGCCGCGAACTACGGCAAGGAAGTGATCGGAATCAAAGCGGGCATTATCCATCTTGAGGAAGTATGCAATCTGACTTGCTGCTAGTCTCACGCCGCCTGCACTTCCAGAATCCGGTCCGTGCAATTCAACTTCGTTGACCAAAGACTTGCGGAGTGCTTCGGCAATCAGAATGTAATCTTTGCGGGTCATGTTAGCCTCTCTTTTGTAGGTCTTGACTGCAATGTGATTGTCCCAAATGCTCGAAAACTTGTCAACAACAAAAACGTACTAGTACTAATTTATTTTTGCTTCTTGCAATACGGTCCGCCGTGTGGATCGCCGCGTGTTCCCATCATTGCAGCGTCTAAATCTGTGTTGGGATCGCTGAGATATTCATCCTGCTCACAGGCAAGGCAGGCTTTGCGCTTGTCGGCCATTTGATGTAGCCAAGCGGTGTAATCGTCTGCCCATTTTTTGAGTGCTTCGAAGGCCATTAGAGTTTAGCCTCTCGTTGAATATTCCAAACCAATTCGTTTACCGTAGCCCAGGCGAGATAATCGTTATAGTCTTGCCCGGTTTGATCCTTCTCGATTGGCGAAGGACCGTGATTAGGTAATGTGCGCTGAACCTTGCGTAGTTTTGCGATTGCTTTCTTGGCTGTCTTTTGTTCTGGGGTTAGCTCCGGTTTCGGTGGCTGCGGCAAGGTGGCACGAGTGATAACAGTTTGCTTCACACCTTCGGGGTTATACTTATCAATCCGATTCTCGTGCTTCTTGACTCGTGCTGTCATTTGAGGAATCGTTTCACCTTGCTCAAACATCTGGGTAGACGCGAAGTACACAAGAATGTTGTCGCCGGTCTTCATTTTATAGAAGTGAGAGACGCCAAACTGCGATTCGAATGTCGTGGTATATAACACAACTGCGTTCTCAATCGTGATGCGGTCTCCGATTTGTCCCATGAATTCGGACTTGCTGTCCGCTTCGATCCTGGCATTGCGGCGAATCTCAAATTCTTTCTCTTTGGAGTATGCATTGATGGCCGAGACCGCGATACCGAAGTTCTTTGCTGTCACAGAGACCGACTGAGCGAGTAACGCGAGATTATAGCGATAATCATCCTCGGTGTGAATTGACAGCGACTCAAGCCATTCCTGCGCGTTGGCTGCTAGTTTCTTGTCGTCATCTGACGCCACAAGAGGAAATTCGAAGTCTTCGCGGTCTTTCTTGTTGCCAAACATCCAAGTGCGAACGCGCTGCGATGTCGAGGTCTTCTCGTGCTCTTGTGCTGATTTGTTGGAGAGCCAACCGTACAAACGGATAGCAGACGCGGCGACCGTCAGAACATCTTCCATCGGATAACGTTCCATAATTCGTCCGCCGCCAAAGTGTTCGCTATCTTCGGCCATTCCAGCAAGTTCATCGGCATCAATCAGAATCTCAGCGATTGCCGCGAGTGTATCGGGATTAGTCAAACCAAGATAGTTGGCAAGGCAATTACGACCTATTTGACGGTAGCCTGTGCCGTGAGCTAAAGGACCGTAAACCACGAATGTTTCCAGCCGCCTGCGGTCAGTCTTGCAGTGATCACAATAATTAGTGGCATTGCGGAAACTCACAGGAATGTCGCCCTCGAATCCGGGGACGCGGCGCATTACGTTACCGAGCAATTTGCCGTCCTCATCAGTGGTAGGAGAGATAACAGCCGCGAATTCATAACCACCAATCTTAGGACGGCCAGCGGATTCAAGCGTAACCGTATAGACACGGCGAACGCGATCAAAACCACGTTCATTCTTATAGGTAATGTCTTCGAATGTGCCGACCGTGAGCTTAGGAGCATCAATCTTGACTCGGTTGCAGCGACGAACAAGCTTTTCCATCCGAGATTGAAGGACTGACAGGTTGGATTCGGGGATTCGGTAAGTCTTGAGAGTGATATCCATGCTTATCTCCTCCTGATCAAATGGTCTCAAATCATCGGAGTCGTGTCAAGTACTGAATTTAAAACGGTACTATAGTACTAGGACTGCCAAATCTTTCTTAGTTCCCGAAGACGTTCAAGATGATCTCGTTCTAGTATTTGTTGCGGGGTTAGAGGCACAACTGATTCTAGCCGATGAATTAAATCCGAAACAATCTCAGGCTTCATATCAAACTCAGCAAGCTTGACCAATACACCTGATTCAGCTTTCAACTTGTCTAATACCTTTGCTTTCCGTCTATCTTCTTGCGTCTTTAATGCAGCTTCTTTCCTAGTCATAGAATCACCTGAGAACAGAATGGGCAGATATTCTTCGGGAACACCGGACCTAGCTTGAATTCAATTGGCGATCCACGTCTGCCTGCTCCGATTTGAACTAAATACAATTCAGATACCAATTGATCGATTTGTTTCTCGGTTTGATTCTGGTATCTCATACCTACCAAAGCTAAAAGCCTTCTTTTGGATATCTTCGGGTTTGACTGCATTACTTTTATGATTCGACTTCTGATTCTTTCGATTGTTGGCATATTGCCTCCATCTAATTAGTATACCACAGTTTGAATTGTTTGTCAAGGCTTTTCTGAGTGTAACAAAAAATAGTTTTGATTGTCTGTGTCGGCTAACCCCTTTTGTTTCTTATCGAAAATTAGCACCTGAATACTACTACAGAGAGGGAGGCACACAAGACGCGAAATACAATGAAAATGAATTAAGATATGATCTAAATACAATTCAGAATACAATAAATCATATAATATATTATTTTTCATATATACTACGTTCTCCCTATAGTAAAGAATCTTTGATCGAATTTGAATTTGTTTTGTGAATTCGAATTCATTTTATCAGTCTTCTTTATGGTCTCCCTCTCAGTACTAGAATATAGGTGGCAGAGTTTGTAATGTAGATAAAGGACTTACAGGTGCGAAACAATTTGAGTAGCGATTTGTTGCACTCAAATGTGCCATATAATCAATTTGTAATTCAATTCTTAAATCAATTTGCAGGCGATTACAGCGGCGAAATGGTCGAGTTAGTGACAGAATTGATTAGTGCCAGGATCGTACAGTGACAGCATTCTGGAAAGAATTGTCGTACCCATACAGACATCTATTAGAAAGGCTTGAGTAGATGATTTAGCTTCTCAGACCTCTCAGCATCACAATCGAGTTAGCAGGATTACGATTCGAGCACAGTTAAGATATAGATAACGTGTTATAGAACAATAAGTTAGAGTAATCAAGTGGTCACACCTGAGTCCGGCGACGTGCACTTGGCAATTCTAAAGCCAAATTTTTCGAGTAAATTTTACATTATTTTGCGTAATTTCACTCATTTTCCAGCTAAAACGTTCAAAATCAACACTTTACGACTTAAAACACTATCAAAATGGATCAAGAGCCTGCGAAATGGATAAGTTTGCATTAAACGCAAGGATTTGCAACCGCAACAAAACAGGATAGTTAGGCGTGGGCAACAGTCAGTTCTCGCGTCAGATTGTCGTTTTTGAGTTTGTTAATCGAATTTATTTTATTTTCTGCCCAGGCGAAAAAGAGCTTAAGGGACGTTAAGTCCTTTAGAATGAGTAGGCTAGGTCGCCCCAGGCACCACCATTCGCACGAGCGAATTCGGGTAGTGGCGTTTGTACAAGTCTCCTATTATCAATAGGATGGGTCTTATCATAGGACCTACTAGGTGGATTACACAGAATCAACAAGTTAGCCAATAAGACCCACTCAGAATCGAGAAAGGAACCCAATGACCGATGTAATCGTGAACCGAGTCCCAAAAACATTCGGTCAAAAGCTAGAAGAGTCAAAATTAGAATCATCAAATTCCTCCGCCGCGACGACAACCGGCAACTTCTGGCTAAACCGAATTACCTCTGATCCGGAAACTCAGCGTCCGGCTGAAGTCATAGCAGACGCCAATGCAATGGGCGAAGGGTTCCCGACACAGGCACAAAGAGATTTGGTTAGAGTCAGCACTGTAGCACAAGTCCAAGATGTCAAATTAGACCGAATGGATAACGAAGGCTCAAGAACTGAGTATCACGTCCCTCCGCATGTCGGTGAGACAGTCGTACTTCAATCCCATCAGACGGCAGAGCATTCTAGAACCGGTCAGATTGGACAAATCGAAGATTTACCCGAGCAGGACCCGGAAGACGCCGCAGCAGCCGAGAAAGCGAACGGATTGAGTTTATCCGACCAACTGACAGCTTTAGGTTATTTCGATCATACTGAGTTTGTAAAGTTCAAATCCCAGGTGATTGCGTGTTTGCGTCACGCAGGGTTTGATGTTAAGAAATTTTTCGGAGTCTAGATGTTTGTTACATTGACGCGTAAACTTCCTGAATGTGAAATTAGTATCGCTGTGAACCCAGATACAGTAATTTGGGCACAACCGGCTGATGTTGGTTATACAACATTGTTTATGGTTAACGGCCCGGAAGTAATTGTTAAAGGAAGTTTGGTAGATGTGAAATCTACGTTAGATCGATCCTAGAGGTTTTATGGCCCAGACAGCAGCCCCAGAGCGCAGCGACCCACCGAAGACGAAAATAGAAGCAGCGCCGGAAATGTCGAAAGAGCAATTGGATAAGATTCGAGAGAAGCAGCTTGATAAACTTTGGCCCTACGTGGGTAATTGATAAAGGAAGGGAACAATGCTTGTAGAACTAGGATTGGGAGCCGCAGCAGTCGTAGGTGGCGGAGTTGCAGTAGTTAAGCACTACGGGCTAGCCGCAGTCGAAGCCAAGATCGCTTCTATTCAGGCAGAAGTCTCAAAGGACTACTCGACAGCTTCGGCTGATGTAAAAGCGGTAGTCGCAAAAATCAAATCGCTTTTGTAAAATAAAGCTTGACAGGTTTTAGAAGTTGTGGTACAGTTTAGAAAGTTCGATGGTGTTAGGACCCAGATAGCGAGGGCGTCGGTTGTGAACCGATAGTCTAGTGAGGGCAGTACTCACCTTTCACCCCAAAGTTTGCTGTGATACGATGAGGTGGCTAAGATCACAGCAATTCGAAGAAACCCGAAAATAAAGCTTGACAAACAATTCGGGTTGTGGTACACTGAAGTCAATGAAGCTTGCGGTCAGTAGCGGTGAAGTAGTGTTAACTCGGAACTGTTGAGTTGCCATTATTACATTTATACGGTACGCAGTTCCGAACGAATTTTTAAAGTAGTGCTTCTTGTCGGAGAAACGCTCAAGATTGCGCAATCTAATCCGATGAGTTGGCTTATGCTCGAAAGGAAACCTTGGCAACAAGAATTTCCCTGATATGGTTGGCAGCCCACTGGTGAGAAAGCGTCCGGTTCGAAACGTTTTCATCGGTGTATAAATTTTAACCCATTGTAGCTCATTGGTAGAGCGCCTCGTTGAAGCCGAGGGCGTAAGCGGTCCGATTCCGTTCGATGGGTCCAAGTTCTTGTCAGTTCATCCAACTGAACTGTCCGTAGAGACTACGTTACAGTCTCCAAAGTTTAATATACTATGTCAGACGGATATGCTTAAGCATGTTGATACTATCAACGGTATCCCGGTGAAATCCCGGCAGGGTATTAACAGATGAGACTGGCGTGAGCACTGTAAAAGCTTAGGCATCAATCTTATCCCGAAAGGGCTAACGAGTCGTGTAGGGTAAACTGAATGAGCATCCATAGGATCATAAGTATCTGTGCTCACGACACGGCGGAATGCAATATCCGCAAAAAATTGCGAAAGCAAACGATGCATGTTAAACACCAGCAGCCGGAGCTAGTTTAACCGGGAGATACCCGTGGCTGTGATTCGTGGGGACTACGTTAGTGCCTTTAAAGTTTACGTGCCTTTGTGGTGGAATTTAGGGAGACACGCCGGACTCAAAACCCGGTGGGATTGAAACCCCGTGTCGGTTCGAGTCCGACCTTTGGCACCAAGTTTGAGACTAGAGATTTGCTTGCACGATTCTCAAGTGAAGACGCGTAGCGACTTCCGGTCTCTTTAAGTTTCGGGCACCTTCGACAGATCGGTCATAGTAGTCGAAGACTATTGCCGATTGGCTCCGCGTTGAAACCGGAAGCCGTGCCCGATAAAGTTTCTGTTCCCGTGTCGTCTAATGGTGAAGGCCGTTTTCTTATAAAGAACTGACGGTGGTCCGATTCCACCCACGGGCACCAAGTTTATGGCAATGATTACGATTCACAATCACCCTGAATGGGACATAATAAAACGATGGTTCGACAAACGAGCTAACGGGAGATTCGGTCACACAGAGATTGTTAAAGTCGAATCAGCAATATCTCCTGAGATACAAAGAGCGGCGACTGAGTTATCGTTCGCACTCGGAGCAAGTTTAAGTAAAGATTTTCGGCGTGTGGCGGAATGGCATACGCAGAGGTCTTAAAAACCTCGGCCCGAAAGGGCGTGTCGGTTCGAGTCCGACCTAGCCGACCAAGTTTCGATGGTATAAAGACGACGCATTTGCGTGGAGCATAGCTCGAACAGTCAACATCGAAAGAAGTAAGACGTGAGACGGCGTAGACAGCATCGGTAGAAATCCGATTAAAGTCCGTTCTTCGACAACAAGCTGTCAAAGTTTATGTGTCTGTAGCTCATTCAGTAGAGCACTCGGCTCTTACCCGAGGGGTGGTTGGGGCAGAGCCAACCAGACGCACCAAGTTTGTGCACTCGTAGCTCAACGGCAGAGTACTCGTCTTTTAAACGAAGGGATGAAAGTTCGATTCTTTCTGGGTGCACCAAGTTTCATGGGAACGCAGTTCGAGATAGATTGAATGCTTACGATATCCGCTAGCGGACTCGTAGGATGGTCTCGGTGAATGACCGGGAGGTTCCCAGAGTTTCACTAAGGCGTAGATCGCGCTGGAGTGACTAGGCTAAACATTTACGGTCAGTAGACTGTAATCAACGTTGAGATTGTTTAGCTATTTGATTTTCAGTGGAAGTGCGGCGAAGACGGTGGGTCGCGTCGGTCTGTAAAACCGAATGTCCTTTGCGGCACTAGATGGGTTCGAATCCCTCCGCTTCCACCAGTTTAATAGTCGAGTAGTTCAACGGCGGAACGCCACTCTGATAAGGTGGATGTTGTAGGTTCGATTCCTACCTCGATTACCAGTTTGATGTGTGCGATAGATTCGATGCATACTTCTGATCCTACAGCGGACAGAAGAATCTCGATAGAGAATGCTCGCTGTGAATCTATCGGACACATTGCACGATCACGAGTAACTAGTAAGACGTGATCGGAGTTTAAATAATTTACATGGGCGATTAGTTTAGTCAGGAAAATTCTCGGCCTGCACCCGAGGGAGACGAGAGCGTAGCTCGTATTGTCCACCAATTTTCAGCTAGCACAGCCACCGCGAAAGCGGCGTCGAAGCTAATCCGCGTAGCATTGCTGACGCGAAGCGTATCGGGATCGCAACCCGAAATAAGGTAAACTGGAATCCCACATTGCGAGCCAGTGACGTTCGGGAGAGACCGGACAAATTTCTGTTCCCTGTTAGCAAACTGGTCGTATGCGCTTCTCTTACAAAGAAGTTTCGGGAGTGTTCGATTCACTCACGGGGAACCAAGTTTTGAACGTAAGGCGACACTGACATCATAACCTCAGTGCCTGTGTCTCTGTGTTATGACTGAGAATGCGTTCAAATTGATTTACGAGGGCTGTTCGTATAGTGGATAATGCATGTGGCTACGAACCACAGGACAGGTGTTCGATTCACCTACGGCCTTCCAAATTTCAGATGCTCTCGCTGGAAAGTAAGAGCAGTAATCGGGAAATTAGGTTAGCTACTGACACGGTGAACCAGCGGCCCGATCTGATTAAAATATTTGCTGTTCAGGAAACTCACCGGGCGAAAGCTGATGAGATAACAGGAGGCAGCAATAAGTTTGGTTCTATCGTCCAAAAGGATTAGGGCACTAGTCTTCGAAACTAGTTATTTCGGTTCGAGTCCGAATAGAACTTCCAAGTTTTGTATATAACGTTCCGCCTAATTAACGGAACTAGGTTAGGGCGTACCTCTAATACGCCCTAGCCACTCTTTAGAGGAGAGGAAGGATGAAAGCATCATTAAAGAAGTTAGCAGCAGCTAAAAGAAACGGCCAGATACTTCGTCAGCGAGCCATAGACGGCTATTTAAAGAACCCGAGTATCTGTAAGCAGTGCGGTCAAGTGATTCCGTTAGTACCCGCTGGTAAGAACGAATCGGTTGTATCAATTGCTCGACATAAAATATTTTGCGGTCATTCATGTTCTGCAAAGTTTAATAATTTATTTGAACAGTCACCAAAACGAATTAAGACTAGAATAGATAAGATTTGTACTGGTTGTGAAAAGGTAGTCGATTACAGAACAGTAGGTACTCTTTGTCTATCTTGTAAGGTGGCGGCTTCTAGATTAAAATTAGAGAATTCAACTAGAAGTCAAGTTGTTAGAACTGTTTTGAGCGAACACGCTCGATCAGTCTTATTTGCAGATGGAATTAAACCGTGTTTAGTTTGTGGATATGATTTTGTTGTAGAAGCCGCCCACATTAAAGCAGTTAAAGATTTTCCGGCTGAAGCAACAATTAAAGAGATTAATGCTTTAGAGAATTTGCTTCCTCTTTGTCCTAATCATCATTTAGAGTTAGATAGAGGAAAACTAAAGCTAGAACAATTGTAGGGTGGCTCAAAGGCACAGCATCTGGCCGTTAACCAGACATTATTGCAGGTTCGAGTCCTGCCCCTACAGCCATTTTATTGCAAGTGCCGTTAGAATTGGGTTACTTCTTATGATAAAAGAGCGTCCGAAAGGACATTTCCTAATTCGCTTGTTGCCTTGCATTTAGTTTTGATCGTAAGTGCCGTTAGTATTGGGTTACTTCAACCGAAAAGTCGGAAGGTTGCCGAAAGGTAAACGCTGATATGACGCTAACGCCGGGTAGTCTCGGCATCTCCTAATGCGCTTGTTGCCTTACGATCTTTTAGTTTAAGCCTGGTTAGGTTAGTGGTAGACCGTCGAGCTTGTACCTCGAAGGCGACTTTTCGATTAAGTCACTTGGCTCCAAGTTTCTCAGTTCGTCTCACGACGAGTCCCGACCGTAGTGGTTACGCGTTTCTCCACCTGGGATTAAGTTTCGACGCAGTAGGCCGGACCGTAGCATGTTACCCGGTAGTCGATTAAGTTTTGAACAGAAATGGTACGCAGTCCACGAAGAAACGTCAGAAATGTTGCTTCTGTTCAAGAAGATACTGCTTTGCTCGTACAAAGGTAGTACGACGGTTTCGTAAACCGTAAATTCTGGTCCGAGTCCAGAGTGAAGCTCCAGTTTTCTCACCCGTGCCTAATGTGTGCTGATGTTCGGCCTCGGGTCCTAAAGGGATATGAGAAGCAGAAGAGAAAGTTTTCGAGCAGTAGTGATGTAACGGTAGCCTAAGCCCTTGGTAAGGGTTGTGATAGAGTTCGACTCTCTACTTCTGCTCCAGTCTCTTATGTCGGGATAGAGTCCGACGCCAGCGTGGACCCGCGCTAATAAACGGGCAAAGTTTACGGGGTCGTGGCTCAGTCTGGTCTACGGCACTCCCTTGTCACGGGAGTTTTCGCTGGTTCGAATCCAGTCGGCCTCGCCATTTGTGATATGTTAAAGCCTATAAAAATAGACTTTAGATGTAATAATACGTATCAAAGCCTATAATTTAAGGCATTATCGTGTTATCGATTAGTGGCAAGTCCTACGGTTCTCATCCGTATTACGCCAGTTCGATTCTGGCTAGCACGACCAAGTTTAAATGCTCAGTTCGTACATTGGTAGTACGCTTGACTTTCAATCAAGTAAAAGGAGTTCGATTCTCCTACCGAGTGCCAATTTAAGTTCCGACTTATAACCGGAACTAGATGTGGGAGAGCCTATACTCTCCCGCATCGCTCTTATAGGAGAGTCAAATGAAAGTATGCGGCAGGTGTGGTTTAGATAAGGATTTAGAAGATTTTGCATTTAAAAACAAAGCTAAGTGTTTGCGTCATGTTTGGTGTAAGTCTTGTCATAAGGAGTATCATGACGAGCATTATCGGACAAACAAGAAAGATTATATCGTTCGAGCAGTACGGTATAAGAAACGTAAGAAGATAGAAATTTATAAAGCCTTAGAAGAATTTGTTAAGAAGTTTCCTTGTGTCGATTGTGGAGAACGAGATTATGTCGTTCTACAATTCGATCATGTGAGAGGGGATAAAACAGCGGGAATCAGCGAAATGATTTCCAACGGCTGTCCTTGGGAAAAGATTTTAAAAGAATTGGAGAAGTGCCAAGTTCGTTGTGCTAATTGCCATGTAAAACGAACAGCGGCCCAATTCGGATGGTATAAGAGTCGTATACTGTCAAAGTGATTGTAGATGAACCGTCGTAAGTTTTTCAAGCAGCTAGTAATCGGCGCAGCAACCGCAGTAGTCGCAGTCAAAGCAGCGCCGTTGATGAAGTTACTTCCGGCTGAGAAGACAGTATCTTATTCCACGTACATTATGGGACAGGATGCGATCATTGGAAGTTACGCGGATTACTGTAGCTTCTCTAGTTTAGCGATTGCAACAGCGATAGATGAGCAGGTTCAGAATGCGGCGACAGAGTTAGGATATCGCACTGGACAATCAATTAGTTTTATGTATAATCAAGTTTCAGCTGCCTCTTGACGGAACGCATACGTAGCGGTCTTAGAAACCGCCGCCCGGAAGGGATTGAGAGTTCAAGTCTCTCAGGGGCAACCAAGTTTCATGGGCCGTCTCGAAAGAGAAGGACAATGTGGGTGAAAGCCCAGGCCATCCAAGTTTCAATTGCGGGGTAGATTAGCCTGGTCCAAATCGGGAGACTCATAACCTCTTCATCGGTGGTTCAAATCCACCCTCCGCAACCAATTTTACGGGCGATGTTGGTATAGTGGTAGAACGATTCCTTGCCAAGGAATAGGCACCGTTTCGATTACGGTACGTCGCTCCAAGTTTAACTGAGGTGATCACATGGTAGACGCAGGATTGATACTAGGTGGTGTCGCATTAGCTGTTGCAGCATTTGGTGTTATCGAAAGCTTGAGAAAGCCATCAGTTGGACCCGCAGGCCCGCAAGGACCAGCAGGCGTGGCAGGTGCCCACGGCCTTCCAGGTTTGCCAGGAGTACCCGGACCCGCAGGAGTAGCAGGTCCAGCAGGAGCTTCTGTAAAAGGTGATGCAGGTAAAGACGGAGTAGGAGCGCCAGGGCGAGACGGAAAAGATGGGGCCGCAGGAAAAGATGGTGCATCTGTAAAAGGTGACAAAGGGGACCCAGGACGCGATGGGGCACCAGGGAAAGATGGAGCACCAGGCCGAGACGGAAAAGATGCCCCGGGTGCAACAAAGTAATTTTGTAGCTATGAAAGGTCGGGGATGCCTCTATCATCCCCTTCTCTATAGAGGAGAGATAATGGAAAAATTAAACGAAGTACAGCAGTCTCAGCTTGTTCCGGTGATGTCTATTGGAAGGAAGTTGAAAAGTATAGGACATTCTGGTGTTACTCATATTGTTCGTAATCTTAGAGCAAATGGATATACACTTCATAAAGTTCGAGGAAAGACCGGACACTTGGTATATGCAATAACAAAAGAAGACGCTGAGAAGTATTTAGCGACATATAATCAAGTGATAGCATCAGAAGAAAACAAAGTCACTACAGAAACGCCTGGAAGAGTTGAAGAGCAAGTTCGCCAGCGACGAGAATCCGATGGTTGGATTTCTTTCCGATTGTCTTCGGCGGGTATGCCCGATTTGCTTAATCTTAGACAGAGATCAGACGGTTTGTTTGAAGTTTTGTTTGAAGAAGTCAAAGGGCCGGGTGATGCTCTTCGAAAAGAGCAGCACGCTGTATTAGAAGATATGAAACAGAAAGGAATTCCTTCTGTTGTTACGTGGTTTTAAAGTTTACTCGGGCGTGGTATAAGGGTTGTGCCTTAGCCTTCCAAGCTAATGAAGACGAGTTCGAATCTCGCCACCCGATCCAAGTTTCTCAGTCATACGGGATTTCGCTCTGTGTTGAATCGGGTTGATCTGTTCGAGAAAGCAGAAATAATTCCGCCTCCACGCTAGCTACTTTACGCCCGTTCTTTGTGAGGTTCATTTGAAATATAATGAACGAATGCTAGTCGTATGACAAGTTTTCCGCAGGTTGCAAGTGTTACGGTAGCACATTCGTCTCCAAAACGAAGAGAGGGCGTTCAATTCACCCGCTTCCTGCCAATTTATAAACTCGTGGTCCCGGAGTTGACGGGGCACTTTGGGAGAATAGCATTGTGGAATGCGTCGAAGATCACATCTTCGGAGAAGTCAGTTCGACTCTGATTTATTTACCGTTGGCTATTATTCCCGGTTTACCGTGGCGTTGTTAAGGGTTACTTCTCCCGCCAATTTTATGTGGACCTGTCTTTCAATGGATAGGAAGTTCGGCTTCTAACCGAATAATCCGAGTTCGACTCTCGGTGGGTCTACCAAATCTTGACCCGATTACGTGGGATGAACGTATGAGACGCCTACTAAGGGCGAGGCTCACCTAGTACTGTGCACACGAACAGTGAGAGGCTAGTCCTCGGGCGAGTCGGCTACTGCTGACGAGGGTCACCGAATTTATAACGACTTGTAGCCTAAATGCACAAGGCGCTGATTTCCTAAATCAGCTTACGTGGGTTGGAATCCCATCAAGTCGTCCAGTTCCAGGGAGAAGTTAAATGGATGTATTACATAAGCTTCTTCTGACAGGTGAGATAGTAAGTGGCACGGTTGCCGGACTGATTGCGATATCTGCTACAATGTGGGAGATTCGTAGAAAGAAAACCGGACCCGCTCCGGTGTTTGTGCCAGCGATTGACATTCCGAAAGCTGAAGCGCAAGCGGCAGCAGAAGGATGGTTGCACCGAGCGATAGTAGCGTTGGACATCTTCTTGAACGTAGTTGTTCTACGTGGCAATCAAGGGGAGACCCTCAGTGCGCACATGTGGAGGGCCAGCAACGAGAACCATTTGTGGGGTAAGTTGTGCACCAAATGGCTCAATGGGTTCCAGGATTCACACGGGATAAAGGCAGCTTGCGGAGATTTGCAGAGATCATCAGCAGAGGTTTCGGTATTGAAAAGAGCTTTAGGTTTATAAGTCGTAGCATGGGGCCATATGAAGATTTTTCGCAGCTTATTTCTAGCCGGTGTATTGATCTTCGGTGCCGGTGCGATTGCTCAAGATAAACCCGCTCCTATTGTTGAATATGATTTAGGTAGTTGTGGTGGAAGAGATTTTACTGTAGAGCATGTTGTCATAGACAAGAATGCTAAAACAATAGCATTCGACTACTTCATGCCATCACCGGACCAGGTTCAGAAGAACACTGATATGTTGGTGATGACAGATTATAAAGAAACTGTCTCAAATAACGATGTTGTCTTCGAAGCGAAATTAGATTATACTGATCCGGATGAAAAGAAATTGTATCATTTCGGATTGAAAGGTGTGATACGCGGTCAACGAGCTATCGCGGTGTTTGCAGTCAACGGAAAGATTGGTAGACTGTATTACGGCCAGCTAGGTAAGGTCGATGACATGGTTAAGGTTGTTTTGGACCGAGCTAGTTTTTGTGATTATCTTCACACAGCAAGAGATAGCGACGATTTGATTGAGAAGTTAAACGGATTTTTAAATGCTTCGGATGATACCGGAGCAAAATAATCTTAATGGTAAGCCGGACAATCGCGGAGCAAATGTAAGTGCGCTTCGAGGAAGTTCAGGACTACACAGACAGAGAGCCGTGGAAGTTGCGGACGCAGTAATGCGATGGGTAAGCCTCGGTAGTTTCACTAGGAAGAGCGGTTTCAGCGAAAGCTGAAAGGCCCGTGAACGGTGAAATTCATTGGAGCCGGGAAACTCCACTCTCGTAGCAATCTCAAATAGGGCTGGAGCCAGTCTGAGGCGATGATAGCCGGGTTGAGAGCTTAGACGGATGGTTGTCATTCGCTGTATCTGGGTAAAACCGATTGGCGATACAGAATCCTGGCTATAGGCTAACCAGTAAGATATTATATTTGCGTAAACGGACATATATGGATGTTTAAGCGAATAAGATCGCGGAGCGGTGGCGAAATGGTAGACGCACGAGTTTGCTAAACTCGCAACCGCAAGGTTGTGCAGGTCCAAGTCCTGCTCGCTCCGCCAAAATTTTATGGAGTGCGGCGACCGATGGCGGTCAACTGTCTTGAAAACAGCGCCTCGTTACTTTGTAGCGGGACAGAGTTCGATTCTCTGGCTCTCCTCGGAAGACAGCGCAGACGTTCTGCAAACGGTTTCGAACACCGTGCTATCCTGAAAAGGATAACTGTTAAACTCAGTTCTCTTCCTCCAGTTTCACGGTCCGAGCGTCTAAAAGCGCGGAGACCGCCAAAGCATCGGAAACCAATCGGCTAGGTAGAGGTCTGCAAAACTTCTTTTGGTCAGTCCGACTCTGACCCGGTGCTCCAAGTTTGTTGCCATGTCGTCCAAATGTGAGGACAAGCGGCTTTGACCCGCTGAATCCTGGTTAGAATCCAGGCGCGGCATCCAGTTTCTGTTCCAATGTCGTTCAAATGCGAGGACAAACGATTCTGAATCGTTGAATAAAGGTTGGAATCCTTTCGCTGGAACCAAATTAGCCATCGTAAGTCTGGTAGTTCGGGAAAACGCGAGTGGGATCGCCCGAACGAAAAGGACTCCATCGTCTTAGTAGATACGATGCCCACTCCATATTTTAGTTATCGACAATGAGAAAACTATCTGAATTGTCGAGAGCATACGGCCCTCGTACATTGTGTTGCCAAGAAAGTTACAACCACTGCTTGTGCAAGACAGCTATGATTGATCCCGATGTAGAGTTTTTCTCTACCAAAGAACAAAAGATAGTTATCATCAAAGAACTACCAAAAGATTTAAATCACGGCGGCACTCCTGTAACAGGTGAGGAACTTCAACCGTGGGTGGCAAAAGTCAAAGCAAGATTCGGGAGATAGAATGCACTTTATCAGAGCACTAGAGATTTTGGGTTTGTTATTTGCAGGTGGAGTTGCAACATCTTTCGCTGAGTATAAATTTCAGTATTCGTTGTTTATGACAATTGCTCAGTTATTCGGTAAAAAGTTTTAAAAGTTTAATCGGGGCGTAGGTTCGTAACTTGGTAGCGATCCGCTTTTGGAAAGCGGTGCGGAAACGCCTTGGAGGTTCAAATCCTTCCGTCCCGACCATTTTATTATCCGGGAATAGTGAGTTACAAGTGTAGAATACCGAGGATTAGTCTTCGGAGATGCGGCCTAGCGACCCGCGACCTGGACCAGTTTAATCGTGGAGTAGGGAAGCCCGGAGTTCCCGCTTCTTTCGGAAAGAAGAGAGCGTTGGTTCAAATCCAACTTCCGCGACCATATCTAAAGCAGTTCAAGCCTCAATCAAAGATTGGGGCTTTTGCATTTTCAGGAGACACAGATGCCATTTCCATCAACAGCGGGCGGAACGCCTATAGCAAGAGACCAGTATGTAGATCAGGGAGAAGGCATAGATGTTCTCCAGATTCTGGGACAGGGCGGCGGAGTTAAGTCTGGACAGTCTCTAACAGGTATTTTTTATGGGTCCGCGATGGGTACAGATAATATCACAGCCCATTCTGGCGGCGGTCAAGCGAATGCTGTGCCTCTTGTAACCGGCCTGAATCGCGTAACCACAGGCGCGACCGGCGATTCTGTTGTTCTACCTCCTGCTATCAGAGGTATGGAAATTGTTGTTGCCAATGATATCGCGGGAACATCAGGAAACGTTATTAACGTGTTTCCAGCTAGTCAAGCTCAAGGCGGAGCAACTGGCGGAGATCAGATTAATGGCGCAGGTGCTAACGTAGCGTTCGCGTTAGGCTCTTCTAACGACACTGTGCCTATTCCTGTCACAATCTTTTACTGTTTTTCGAACGGCGCTTGGCGCACTAAGTAATTCTGCGGGGTCATCTTTTAGGTGGCCCCGCTTTTTGTTGTTTATCGAATTTAATTTTACATTTACCGCACATATGTCGTCTGAAGATATGGTGGTATAAGATTTTCAATACGTTAGTTTTACAGATCGGGCATCTAATCATGATTCCTCCCGATAAATCTGATTTATCGAGTTAGTTGTAGAATACCACTCTTTTAGAAGTTTGTCTGTTCACTTTTGAACAGTATACATAAGACACGTATTCAAGTGCTCGTAAGCCGGAACATCTCCGACACACTGAACCCTCTATAGGGAACTGTGTCAGGAGATTTAAATGCCACAATCAGTATCTCAACCGCTTACATTAAATGTAATAGCGGTAACAGCTTTAACAATCGGCACTACCACTTTGCCGAATGCTATAGAATTTTCTCCATACTCGCAGCAGCTTGTTGCGATAGGTGGTACGGCACCGTATACATGGTCTATTTCCGCTGGTTCTCTTCCAGCTGGTTTAACTATGTCATCAGCAGGTTTGATCAGTGGTGTTTCATCTGTATCAGGCTCATTTAGTTTCACAGCACAAGTTGTAGACTCAGGCGCATAAATTTAAATAAGGTAGGCAGCGCCGATGTCTCAAACAACTCAAAAAAGTTTCAGTATCGTCGTTGCCTCATCAGAGGCAAAGATGGCAAACGAAATTGTAATTCAGTGGAACTCTAGTCCTACTCCGGTTTCAGGGTACAATGTGTATCGTGGAACATTACCGGGTAACGAAGGTTCAACGCCGTACAATGTAGGTCTTGTAACGGTGGCACCAAATATGGTTCTATCTTCGGTAGCTCCGCTATCTGGAGGTGCACCGTACACAGTAACATCTGTAGCTACATCTACAGGTGGTACTGCGCTTTACACGGGCACATTTGCTAACGGAGCAGCTAATGCGTTAGCAGGAAAGAATTTTACCATAACAGGATTTACTAATGCGGTAAATAACGGAACATTTCTATGTACCGGGTCAACAATTTTGACTATCATATTAGTTAACACATCTGCTACAGCAGAGACAGCCACAGCATTTGCTAGTCAAGTTGTTGCTTCGGGTTCTGCTGTCTATATAGGAAATGTACCAGGTGGCGCATCTAGTGGATTCGCCGGGTTTACATTTGTAATTTCTGGTTATTCAAACGCAGCAAACAACGGTAAGTTTAACTGTGTTGCAAGCACTGCAACTAGTTTGACATTGTTAAACGCAAATAGTATTGCAGAAACACATAACGCTATAGCTAGTCAAGTTCCTCAGTTTACTGATATAGCTGTTTTCCCTGGAAAGGTATACAGTTACGAAGTAACCGCCGTAGCTGGCGGGATTGAGAGTGCCGATTCTATTGGAATTCTTTCGGCTGCTGTGCCTTTTGGCTTTACACCTATTGCTCCTGAATTAGGAACATTAGATGGGTTCGTTATCTTGGCTGCTACCGCTGTAACAAATACCGGAGCGACAACCGCTTCTGGCGATGTCGGTGTATATCCAGGAACATCTATCACAGGGTTCGGAGCGCCCGCTGCTATCAGTGGCGTATTCCATCTAGGTGATTTTGTTGCTGCTGCCGCCCAAGGTGCTGCTCAACAGTTATATAATACTTTGCAAACTATGACAGTAACAACTCCGATTGTTGCCGATCTAGGTGGTCAGACATTAGTTCCCGGAGTATATAATTCAGGTAGTTCAATTGGTGTCACAGGAACCTTGACTTTGGATGGCGGTGGAAATCCAAATGCAGTTTGGATATTCCAAGCCGGATCGAGTCTAACATTTGCTGCAAACACAGTTCTTATTAACGGAGCGCAAGCGGCTAATGTGTTCTGGGTAGTAGGAAGTTCAGCAAGCATTGCGGCAAATAATATTTTTGCTGGAACTATTGTAGCTCAAGCAAGTATTACAGTGCAAACAGGTGCTCAAATTGCTGGACGTTTGTTAGCATTAGGTGGAGCTATAACATTGATTGATGACACAATCATTTTGTTCAATGCTGTTCCATTTGCTGGAACATGGCTCCCGCTTACAAATTATGGATTCGGATTAGCAATATTCGATTGCGGAACAGATACCTTCCAGAGAGTTTTGGTAGCTGGAATATCTAGTTCAACTAGACCGAATTTTAGTGCTATACCGGGTGCCCAGACAACCGATGGTTCAGTAGTCTGGGAGGCTTTGTCACCAGCATCTGTAATACTTCAGACACAATTACCTCCGTCACCGCCTAATGTGCCTCCATCAGCACCAGCGGCTCCGACCGGATTGATTATTTCGTTAGAAAATTAACAGGAGAGGGGACAGAACATGTCCCCTCAACTTTTATGTTAATAAATACTATTCAAGAGCAGCAGCGTCTTGTAAATCTTCGTCGGGAAGAAGCTAAGAAAAGAAATGCGGTAGAAAAACAAGTAGTCGCTTCGGAACAAACAGAAGTTACACTTGAACAAGCTCATAGACAAGCAGAGCGACTTCTTATTCATATCTCAGTCGTAGATCAGAGCGGTAAGATAGATGGGAATCAAACGCATTCTGTTCGAACTCAACTATCAGCATTGTGCGTTTATACTCCGCAAGGAGTTGTAAAATGGCAGGAAACGTATAAAGCATTTCAGAAATTTTTGACAGATAGACATATAAATTATACTGTTAGATAGCCTATGCTCTTTCTTCGATTTGTAGCAACAAGATTGTGTCCTGTTTGTCATCGAGTGCTTATCCAACACGAGCACGGCGAACAAGTGAAGTGTAAATGCGGTTGGACGTGGCGTTAATATGGGAATTTTAGACGATAGTCGTTTAAAGGGTTATAACGGTAAAAAGACACACCCGGTATTATCTCTTGAAAGAACATTTTGTTCAGAGTGCGGCAAACCGTGGGGCTGGACAAGTACAGAATCCAGTCAGCATATTTCTGCCGCAGAGATCATAGTTTATTGTGACCGTTGTTTTGAAAAGTTAAATAAGTTAGCAGGAACTCCTGTCGAGCCGATTCCCGCTTCCGATCTTGCACGTCTTGGTTTGATAGACGATTTAAGTTTCTTAAGTAGTTAGGAGAATTAGAAATGCCATTCATGTACTCTGCAACATCACAGCAGAACACCAACGCAACAGCAAATACCGACACATTGCTAGCCGATCTAAAGACAGCAGCGACACAAGCTGGTCTTCGTGCATATCTTCAGAAGCTTCAGTGCGGTTCATATGTTACTCCTGCCGATAACGCAATTCGTCTTCGTATGAATCGTCTAGCGACAGTTGGTACATACGCTTCTGGTACTGCGTTCACACCGACTCCATTAGTACCTGATGCGCCTGCGGCGGCTTCGCTTGCTTCGTCCCTTCCTATTTTAGGAACCGGAACATTTAATGCAGTTCCGTTGCTTCAGTTGGCATTCAACCAACGTGGAACCGGACTCTGGGCTGCGTTCACTGCCGATGAAGCGGTAGGTATTAGCGGATCAAATGCCGCAGTTAACGGAATAATGGTTCTAGATAGCCAGTGTACCGGTGTATCAGTACCAGTTAACTTCAAGATGATTTTCAGTGAGTAATGTTTAAACGAAAATTATTAAAATTCTTAGGGCCACTTTTATTAGCTCTTATCGTTCCTTTTCAAGTTTCTGCACAACTATGGTCTGGTATTCTCGCTCCTGCTCGCGGTGGTCAGAACTGGCAGCAAGCTGGAGCCGATCCGACTTATGTAAATGAAAATCGAACGCAGTGCGGTACGACGATTGCGGCTTATGGAAGTGCTGGTACTCCCGCCTCGGCAGCAACAATTAACACAGCGATTGCAAATTGTGCTTCGGCGCACCCATTAAGCGGTGTTGGCGGGTATGTCCAACTCGGGGCCGGAAATTTCTTCCTTAACACTCAATGGAATCTTTCAAGTAACGTAACCGTTCGTGGTATGGGCGCGAATCAGACATTTGTATTTTTATATAATACCACGTCAAGTTGCCCATTTTCAGGCGGGGCCGACATCTGTATTTCAACCAATAATCCCGGTTTCGGTTATGATGACAATGCTGATACTAATTGTGCTAATTGGACACCGGCTTTAAATGCGGCAGATAATTGTGCAGGCTGGACCGCAGGATATGCACAAGGTACAACCACTATAACAATCGGAACCTTCCTTCACGGTGCAATGAGCAACTGGCAGGTTGGAAGTATTATCTTTCTCGACCAAGTTGATCAATCGAACACATCTCCACCAACTTCAGGTTTAGCTGTTTGCCGAAATGGTAGTTGCGGCGGAGGAAACGTAAGCGGTCGTCCGAATCGTTCTCTCACTGAGCCACAGGTTATTACTTCGATTTCTGGAACCGGTCCTTGGACAGTTGGTATTACTCCCGGTATTCGTATGCCATCATGGTTTACATCTGGGAGTACCCCTCAAGTTTGGGGTAATTCAGGTTTAGCTATTCAACGAGTAGGCATAGAAAATATGTCTATCGACAACTCCAACGCGCTAAACGTATTCTCCACCGTTCAATGCATCGATTGCTATAATGTATGGATAAAGGGAGTACGTTTCTCAGACACTCATGGTGATACAGAAACAGGACAAAACGGTTTCTATCAGTTCTATCCGGTCCAGTCGATGCGCGTCACAATGCGTGATAGTTATATATACGGCTCTCCGCCTGTTTCAAATTATTACGCGATGTCATGTTGGACGAGCGGTGATGAGCTATATGAGAACAATATTCGGCAACACATGGCGTTCGGTTTTATGGCCGAGGGTTGTATAAATTGGGTTCATGCATACAACTTCGACATCGATGATTATTACACGCATTGCCACGGCTGCTCTCTTGATGCCCAATGGCAGCAGGCAAGCTCTTATCGCCACGGCGGTACGGACGCCTTGGGCCTACACGAAGGCGATGTCGGTATAGGTGTCATCGGGGATCAAGTGTTCGGTGCATCGGACCTTATCACGGACTTCCGGAATCAATACAATGGGCGTGACCCTAATGGTGGTAGTTCTGGCGGCAAGTCAGAGCAAACGAATGCTGTTTTGCTTTATCCGTTTAATCGAATTTGGAATATTGTTGGAAATGTTCTCGGCACGGGAGCATACCACGATACTTATTCTTGTTTGACGCCGAGTTCAGCGGGACATTGTGGGGATAATTCTGCTGAGATTTATTCTTTGGGCTACGTAGATGGAAGTTCATGTACCGGTACATGCCAACCCGATGTTTATGTCGGAACCGGATTGATGAAATGGGGAAACTACGACACAGTTAGTAACGCCGTTCGCTGGTGCGGAAACTCAGGTAATACCGGATGGAGTACAACTTGCGGTAGTGTTTCTGAAGTTCCAACCGGATTAACGGATGGATTCTCTAACTCTGTACCGTCAACTCAGACATTACCGTCTTCTTTTTATTTAAATTCTAAGCCTTCTTGGTGGATATTTCCTTCTGGAAATTCGAGTACACCGTGGCCGGGTATCGGCCCAGATATAACCGGTGGAAATATTACAGCAGGCACAGGAACAAGTTCTACACTTGGGGGCCACGCCTACCTTAATCCAGCAGCAAATTGCTATTTAAATGTAATGAGCGGACCAACAAATGGTGCGGCAACACTTTTAAGTTTTAACGCCACAACATGTTATGGTTCCGGCCTTTTACCTCCAACTAATTTAAAAATAACACCTGGGTATATTCCTCACGGAGAAGATTAATGCCTTTGTGGTACAGTAAAGTTCAACGTTATTTAGAATTAGATTGGAGTTTCACATCTTCTGGCGGGGCGGTAGCAACAAATATTTATCGTGGTACTGTGAGTGGCGGTCCATATAATCTTTTAGTAAGCGATGTATCAGGTACAACCTATATTGATTTTCAGGTTAATCCAGGACAAACTTATTATTATGTATTCACAGAAATAGACGGTCTCGGAGGAGAGAGTGCTCAATCTTCCGAAATTTCAGCAACGGTACAAAGTCCGTAAGGGAAAACGATGGCTGTTCCAACATGGGCAAATAATCACGTACACACCGGATCAAATGCTGGAAATGAGGTCGGAAATACATTTAAGTTAGATTTACCGAATCCTGCCGGGGCAAATAATTGTTTAATTCTATGTATGAATAACAATTTTTTATCTGGTAGAACTTATGCTATTACAGATAATAAAGGGAATACGTGGCCGACTACCCCGACAGTAACTACGAATGACGGGGGATGTAGTACAAGTATCTTTGTTTTGTTGGGTTGCGCCGCTGGTACGCAAAATATTCAGGTAGTATTCGATACCGCTATTTTAAACGTTCAGATGATATTATCAGAATGGTATAATGTAGCGACGGCATCTGCAACGGACGGGTCTAGTAGTGCAAATAATCTAACCGGTCCGAATATATCATCAGGTAGTTTTACCCCTGGAACATCCGGTGATTTGATAATCAATTACGGAGTAGACTCTAACGGAGGATTTCCGGGAAACGCGAACTTGGCTACCACCGGTGTTCCGGGTTCTGGATTTACTACTCTTTCTTATAATAGAATAAATTCATATGTTATAAGTTGGTTTCAATATTTAGTGCAGACTTCTGCTGCACCTATCAATCCAACTTTTACAGTTAATCAAGCGACTCATGATACTCAATTTAGTTCTGTATCTCTAGCATTGAAATCAGCTTCTGCTGGTACGCCTCCTTCTACCGGGATTAGGATTAATAGAATCTTACATGTATTTATGATTGGTTCTTCGCCGCAGACTATAGATTTTCCTTGCACAGGAAATTTGATCGCTATTACGACTGGACTGTCTAGGAATCAAGGAACTATTAGTTCTGTTACGGATAGTAATTCGAATCCGTACACAGTACATAATATAGGTACGACCTCGGCGCAGATAGCTTCAACAGATAGCGGAGCCACTTCTGGACAAAGTTTAACTATGTCTGTAACTCTTACCGGATTTACAGCTACGTGGCTTGTTTATGATATCTCCGGAGCGCATCCGACAGCGCCATTTGATACGTTTACAGCAGCGAGTGGTACTTTAACCGGCACCGGATCAACTCCAGGAAATACTCCGGCAATCACGCCGTCTACATCTAATGGCTTAATTCTTGCTAACTGTGGAATGGGAACAGGTCCAGCTACTGCGATGCCGACGCCTACAGGTGCAGGTATTGCGGTGTTCGATTCATTTACTTACGCAGGTGAGACGGACACCGGTGGAAACGATTCCGCAGATGGATACGGTCATTATTACAATCCAAACACTAGTGCAGTGAGTTTTAGTTGGAACGTGGCGGGAACAAACGGTTATAACGCAGGTGCAGCAGCTTATAAGGCTGCCCCGATTATTCCTCTGACATCTATTGTATTTTTTGGAGGATACGATCAGGGATTCTCAGTTCAGATGGGCGGCGGAACAGGAAGTATATTTTCAGAGTTTTAAAGGAATTTAAGTGGAACTTACTGAAAAACAAATATATCTTAAGAATTACTATCAAGAGCATCGAGAATCTTTAATTTTACAAGCGAATAAGTATCAGTCTGCAAATAGAGAAGCCGGACGAGCAAGAAGTTTTGAGATAAAGATAGAGGTTTTAACACACTACGGTAAAGACGGGCAGCTTAAATGTTGTTGGCCGGATTGTAATATAACAGACATAGATATGCTCTCATTAGATCACATTAATAATGACGGAGCAGGTCATAGAAAAGAAATTAGTACTGGCAAGCGACCGATTCAAGGTAATGCTTTTTATCGGAAAACTATAAAATTAGGCTACCCAGAAGGGTTACAAACATTGTGTTGTAATCATCAAATGAAGAAAGAAATAATTCGTAGAAAAGAACTACGAAAGGTATGGTAATCCCTTGGCAAGACAGTATTTTAATTCTACTTTAGCTGATTCTCTTATTACGCCGCAGTCTGCTGTTTCTCCGGCTACGTCTTTAACAGCGATTTTTTCTGCTGCTCAATGTTTGAAGTTTTTATCTCTACCTTACGGGCAGAACGCTCCGTCTCCGGGTCAAGTTTTTCATTTTACGTGTGGCGGATTAGTTACAACTCCTGCGTCAGGGACGGTAATTTTTTCTATTTACCACGGTTCTACAACAGGCGGAACACTTATAGCTACTTCAGACACAATTACTATGCCAGTAAGTGCCACTGCTGGTTATTTCAGATTGGAGGGAGACTTAGTTTATCGTACCATTTCTGAAGTCGCTACGACTTCAACTTGTTGGTATAATGGATGGTCCATTTTAAGCGGTCCTTCAGGAGGAACAATTCTTCCGGTAATAGCATTGATGTCTAGCAACGCTGCGGTTTCTGTAGATACTACAGGTACAACTGCAAACTCTTTTGGAAGCATTTGTGTTGCTGTAACTCCGTCTGTAACAGCCTCTACTTGGACACCAGAAATTGCATATAGCTCTAGTATGAACTAAGAGGCATTTAAATGCCTTTCAAAATAGGTACACACGGCGCACACGGTCCGGTAAAGCCGTTTGAGTTTGTTTTACCCCATTTTAATAATTCACAAGTTTTATCATTAGCGTGGATGTACGGGCCTACCGTAGGTTCGTCTCAACAAACATATTTAGTAACAGTCGATGATTCGGCTGTTCTTTTATTGTCTCCGCCTCTCCCTGCATGGGATGAAGTTGATTGGCAGAAATTTGTTGATACACACTATTCTCAGGAAACGACTGAAGAAGACACCGGATTCGTTCCAATCATTCCTGTTTTAGCTTGGGATGAAGTCGATCAACAGAAGTTTGTTGGTACAAATTATTCTAATCAGACAATCGAGGAAGATGTAAGTCTTTTTCCGATTATCTCTGTTTTAGCTTGGGATGAAGTCGATTCACAGAATTTTCGTGGTAGTCAGTATTCTAATTCTACACAGGAAGAAGATTTAGGTGCTGTTCCGATTGTTACATTCTTAGCTTATGAAGAAGAAGATCAGAGCAAGAATGTTGATGTAAGACAACAGCAAGACGACGAACCTTGGCATACGTTCTTTTTTGTTCCTACTCCACCACCTAATTTAGGTTGGGGCGATTGGGACTGGAATAAAAGCTTTGATGTTCGTGCGTACACACAAGATGACGAACCGTGGGATACTTCTTTCACGATTCCTTTGTTGTCGTGGGCTTACGGACCTAGTTTTTCAATTCCACAGTCGTTATACAATGTAAGTGTAGACGATTCAGCAGTTCTGTTTTCGTCTTTACCTATAATAGCTTATGACGAGGATCAGAGTAAGTATACTGATATACGTCAGCAGCAAGATGATGAGCCGTGGCATACGTTCTTTTTTGTCCCTACCCCGCCTCCTAACTTAGGTTGGGACGATTGGGATTGGAGTAAGAATTTTGATATCAGTGCTCCTTCAACACAGTTGGAACACGAGTATTGGAACCCAACGTTAGTTAGCTTAATCAACTTTTTTGACGAGTTCGAAGAACAATATAACTCACTTCCGAGAATAGATAAGCAGTTTGGTTATTCTTCAGATGATGAGCCGTGGTATACGTTCTTTAAGATTCCAAGTCTTGCTTATGACGAGGATCAGAGTAAGGGTGTAGATATACGTCAGCAACAAGATGACGAACCTTGGCACACGTTTTTCAATATTCCTATACCTCCTCCTAACTTAGGTTGGGACGATTGGGATTGGAATAAGTCATTTGCAGATGTTCGCCAGCAGCAAGACGATGAACCGTGGCAGACATTTTTTATAGTCCCTACCCCACCTCCAAATCTTGGATGGGATGATTATGATTGGTGTAAAGCGTTCCAGGTCATATTTTCTTCTCAGACATCGGAAGAAGACATAGATTCATTACCATTTATTTCTCCGTTCGTTTTCGAAGAGTTTAATTTTTACTCAGGGGATGATCACGCGGAATAAATGGAAGCCGGAAAGCGAATAGCACAATTTATTAGATGGCCTTCGTTGTATAATGACGATGAATCATCTGTAATAGTTCTTCCTATTACTGTTACGTCGCCTTCACAGTTCGTGATGGCGGCGTCACAGTCTGCGGGACGAAGAATTGCTCAATTTGTTCGAGCAAGTGCTTTACTTTCTTCTGGCGATTCAGATTTTATATTTTCTACAAATCTGCCGCCAACTGTAACTCTTGGAATTACATTATTCGAGAATTATTTTACAGACTTAGGACCGACAATTATTGTACAGAGCGATCCTTTGTCCATAATTTCGGTTCCTATAGTTCCTAATTCTTCATCTGGAAGTTATCAACCTATTTCTATAGGACGACAAATAGCTACGTTTGGAGCTAGTGTTTCACAACCGTCACAAATAACTGGTTTCTTTTCTTTCGTTCAAAATTTTTCTAGAACATCTGGCATACCATCTGACTATTTTAGAAGAGCAGATGATTGGGGTGCTTTAGGACGATTAGCAATGGGGAGTCAGTTACTCGTAGCCCCTGGGAACGGTGGGTTATCAGGGCACGTTTATTATGTTGTTGCGGGTGGAAGTATAACAATCCCAGAGCTATCTTCTACTGCATTATGGTCGGTAGTCTGCCGATTAAATGGAAACGGTCGTAACAATGGAATTTTGAAATCGGATACCTTGGTTAATGGAAGCGTTGTTCAGACTTTGTATTCTAATCAGAACTATTATCAAGAACCTAAATTACAATTAAGTTTAGGTATAAACTATTCTGGGTCGGGTTCTAGTACCCCGGTAGTGCAACTGATGCAGTTTGAAATACAAGAAATATTGTATCGATAAAATATTCTTCATTCGTAAGAACGAGAAAATCAATCGTCTTTAAACATTGAGCATCTAGACGATGTGCTCTATAAGAAGGGAATATGATGCACAAGAAGAATTTTGTCGCAGTAGTCAAAGTTAATGGAAAGGTCCTTAGGGAGTCTTCAGATCGTGTGGAACTCCCTTTCGGTTCTGAGTACTCAGTGTTACTTAAGAATCTAGATACCGTTCGTCAGCAAGCGAAGATTAGTATCGACGGTCAAGACGCAACAGGATGGCTTATTCTCGGCCCGAACTCTGATATAGAAGTCGAGCGTTTTGTGAAAGATTTAGATCGCGGTAATCGATTTAAGTTTATAGAACGTACAGAAAAGATTGAGAACCATCGTGGTGTCAAAGCTGAAGACGGATTGATTCGTATCGAGTTCAGACGTGAGAAAGTGTACGATCTTTCAAAGATCACGGAACATCATACGTACCACCATCACTACAACGATTACTACTATTCGTGGCCTTATCCGTGGAATCATCCGTATAAGTATAGGCCAACTTGGACATGTAATGTAACTGCTTCGAATTTTTCTGGAGCACTACAGTCATCAGGTTCTGACGTAATAGCATCTTGTAATATGTTACGTTCAGCACAGCAGAACCAAACAACGACTCAGAATTTTCAGTGTTCTGCTCAGAACTTGAATGACGCCGGTATCACAGTCCCAGGATCACTGAGTGATCAGAAGTTTGTTTCAGTATCCGGATTCGAAACCGAGCAATCTGAAGTTATTGTTCTGCACTTATTCGGTACACACGGAAAACTTCCGGTTAAGGTAGCAAGAATAGTAGAACATAAGTTGTCGTGTGATACATGTGGGAAGAGAAATCTTCCGACAGCGAAGTTCTGTATAGAATGCGGGACGAGTTTAGAAAAGTTTTAACTTTTGGGTAGCTCCCAAAAGCTAGATGTGGGAAGAGCCACTACTCTTCCCGCATCGTTCTTAGTGGAGAGTATATGAAAGGCTATTGTTATAACTGTGGTTTAAAATTGTCGGAAGACAATTCCAGTCCATCGAGTATCAAAGCAAAGTCAGGGCTGTGTAGAGTTTGCGATTCTGAGTATCGTAGTGTAAGATATCAAAGAAATAAAAAGAAGATTGCTAAGACTAATAAGAACTGGCGGGATAGAAATAAAAAGTATAGCCGTGAGCAACGTCTTCAATACGAGAAAGATAATCCCGAAAAGAAACAACGTCATCTTAAACAGACCGCAGATGGCATCAGATTTAAATTGACGGGCGTCACATCGAAGCAGTTTTATAAGAAGCTATTTTTGCAGAAGAATCTATGTGAGATATGTAAAGAACCGATGGCTTCAAGTATATGGATTAGAAGGCCATGTCAGGATCACGATCATAAAACTGGACAGATAAGGGATATTCTTTGTAGCCAGTGTAATTTGTGTCTAGGAAATGCTCGTGATAATAAAGAAATTCTAGCGAGTGCTATTCAATACTTGCAGAAATGGGCAGACAATAATTTAAAAACAGTTGTTTGTTCGGAATAGCATGACTATTCTAAAGCGTCATAGATAGGTAAGGTGCAATTAATTTTGCAGCTTGTTTTAGACGTATATAAGAGGTAATCGAAAATGGTGATTTGCCAGTATCAGGTTAGTGCAGCGGCTCCAGCAATTGTTACGAACCCAACACTAGCCACATTAACATATTTTGCAAGCAATCCTCCACAGTCATTGTGGAACTCTGGAGCACAGGGCGTTGCCGCTCCTGTAAGTAGCGCACAGTTAGGCGCTACACCTACAGCATCTAGTGCTCTAGGTCAGTTACAGCTTTACACAGCATCGGGTACACCCGCAGGAGTTAATTTTGTAGTTGGTGGACAAGGTGAAGGTAAGCTGTTAGGCGGACGCTTCCGTATCTATGCATCTGGTAGCGCGACAGTTGCATCGGGTACAACTGCAACCGTAACACCAACTATTCAGGTCAATACAGGAACAGTAGCGTCTCCAACTTATGTAAGTATCGCGGCTACTGCGTCACCTGCATTTTCATCAGCCCCAAGTTCTTTGGGTTGGTCACTTGCACTCGATCTAGAATTAGACCCTATTACTTTGTCTATTTATGGATTCCAGAAGCATAGTTATGCATTTTCTTCAGGTCAGGCTGGAAGCGCGGTGGTAGCAGAAGCTGTTATCTCTAACGGTCCGGTTTATATTACTTTGGCTAACGCCCAGGGCGCTGCCGGATTCGGATTGGTTTGCGGCGTTAGTTTCGCTAACGTAACAGGCACTGCAAACTTGTTTGAATTCAAGGTAGTTCAAGACTAACAATTAATCTCTAGAAACGCGACGGGATGCAGAGACAGATTGCATCCCTTCGTTTCAGAATCTGTGTAAACCAGAGCTTGTCAGACGTTATAGCCGTTGACTTATTGTCCAGAATAATGAGGACATATGGTTATCGCTAGATATGAAATAAGTGCAGCAATGCCTTCGGTCGTAGGCGGGACCGGAAAAACTATTAAGTACTTCTTTACGCGGCCTACGCAAACTGTATGGAACTTCGGAAAGGTTGGGGTTTATGCTCCTTCTATTCCTCCGCCACAAGAACTATCAATTCCTTTTGAATTAGTAAATGGGACTCGTTTTGAAATATATGCATCAGGCTATGTGTCAACTCCGGGTCCTGTTGCTTATATCATTCAAGAAAAAGAATCTGTTTTAGCTAGTTTGTCAAACATTCCCGGAGAGTCAGATTTACCTTTCCATATTAAATTAGTTCTAGAAGGGAACGGATTGATTCAGGGAACGATCCAATCCATGTTAGCAGGTGTTTTCGAGCCAGAGAAGGCTATAAAGCCTTTTGCAGTTACATCTTCACTTAGTTTAAAGATAGGTGTAATTTTTGCAGATAGCGTGGATGAAAATAAGGCCGCGTTAACAGAATTTAAAATTGTTCAACCTTAAGGATTATATGAACGGCGATACTTTAGCGGTAATGCAAGCTATTTCAGATAGTCGCAATGAGCTTACAAAAGCTATTGGCGATCTACATTCAGAATTTTCTAGTCACAAAGCCAACATAGATGTTCGTGTACAAGCTATTGAGGATGATCAGAAATCTGCGAAAGTAAAACAGTATATACATTCTATTGTTGTGTTTTTAGGTAGTGCAATTCACCATGACTTAGGTCAATGGCTTCATTGGAAACTTTAATTATGCCAGCAGAAAGTCAGAAGCAACAAATAGCGATGGCAATCGCAGAGCATGAGCCGGAGAAGATTAACGCCGATAACAAGGGAATGTTAGATATGTCTCATCAGCAGCTTCACGATTTTGCGTCTACTCCTCGTAAGCATCTTCCGTATTCGGCGGCGCACAAAGCCCGAAAGAGTGGAGAGAAGCACCCATCGTATCCAGAAGTACGTCAGTCCCGAAAATAACAGTTTATTGAGAGGAAGAACTGTTTGACCGGGAGCAGGCAGCGGACCCGAGAATTCATACTCGGATACAGCAAAACCTGTATCTTCCTAAGCCCGTGTTTTGACGGAGCAGAAGAGCACTCTCGATAATCTCCCGGAATTTTGAGGAAATAATGGCGCACAAATTAGTAGCGATGTTTATTCGACACGGGGAGACTGCCTTAAATTCAGAAGGAAAATTTCGTGGAAATCTCGATCCTGACCTTAACGAAGACGGTAAACAGCAAGCTAAGAATTTGATTCCTATTCTAGGAAATAGAGGCATTAATGATGTCTTTACTAGCGGTAAAAAGCGATCCGAACAAACGGCGGCTTTAGCACTACCCGGAAGAAAACCAAAGATTGTAAAAGATTTTAACTCGCTGGATATTGGGGATTTTGCTGGACAACCTAAAGACGAAGAAAATATGAAAAAGATTATTCATTATCAGGAAAATCCGGACGAGAAGATTCCTGGCGGTGAAAGTCTTAATGATTTTAGGAAGAGAGTGAACCCTAACATCATGACAGTTATTAAGCGCGGCCAGGAAAAAGGCCGACCGTCTGTTGCGTTTGTACATAGCTCAGTTATCCATCAGATAGGTCATAGATTACATGGCGATCACAATTATGTCAAGGTAAAACCAGGTGGGATTGTCGGAGTATATAAAACTCAGAACGGATACGAAGCAGAACCGATATATAGAAATAGTCACGATGAGCAAGATAAGCATTTGGTAAGTTAAGGAAATTAAAATGGCAAAGAAAAAGCATCATAAATTTCATTCAACACACATCGAACATCATAAAGATGGTAGTCATACAGTGCATCACATGCATGAAGATGGCAAAGAACACGATGTAAAACACGGTGTCGGCGCTGAGATGGGCTTAGATGGCGTTCACGATTCTCTTCAAGATCATCTAGGAGCGCCGAATCCAGGCGAAGCGGAAACCACTCCAGGTGGAGCAGGCGCACCAGGACTTCCCGCAGGTGCGGTACCCGTAACTGCCGGAGCCTAAGATGGCTGAACACAACACATCACCCTACCGTGCGCTACATTCGTTACGTCGCGGCGGGCTTCACAAGGCACTAGGTATTAAGCAGTCAGATTCGATACCTGCCGAGAAATTAGAAGTGTCTCCTTCTGATTCGGATCATGTTAAGCATATGAAGAATTTTGCAAAAACAATGAAGGGCTTTAAGCACTAACATGAATATAGATAATGTTTTAGACAGTATCATTAATAAATTTCATATCATATTAGCTTCGGCAGCGCAAGCGGCGGTGTTTGTTTACCATTTTAAAACTGGACACGACATAGGGTCCGGCGTACAAAATACTTTATACGCATATTACGGGTTCTTAGGCGCACACGCATTTACATATCAGAAGTATCCAGATGGCTCGCCAGTACCTCCTGCTCCAGGATCGTAACATGTTAAATATTAAGATGCCAGAACCTTCGAAGAATACTTTAGAGCCTATTAAGGCTCCGATGACTTCGGGTGCTCCAATTATAGAAACCGGAATCCCTAAAATAGGCCAAGCACCATCGCATGAGTTTTCAAATGCGCCGTATTCAATGGCGCGTCAAAGAATGCTTCAATAAATTAACAGAGGTACCCAATGCCATCAGTCAGAAAGAGCCGTGATAAACAGCATGTTTCAGAAACTAATTTCTTAGGCGAGAGAATCAAGGACCAGTTACCATTTTGGCCCGATTACGTTGAGAAATGGGATCAAGAAGCAGACGGTAAGAGATTTAGATCAGAAGTTCTTTCTTTGACAGAATTGTGGAATTTGTATTTAGGCTACACCCAAGACTCAGAATTAGATGACAAAGGTAGTATAAAAGCCAAGACAATCGCCCCTGTAAACCCTAAAAAGGGATACGGCATAATCCCTATTAGAACCATAGCGTTACCGGGCCGATTCTGTGAACGCGCCGTTGCTCACAAAGAACATCAACACGGGTATCTTCATTTTCATCAGTGGTTATACGCCCGTGATCAGGCTCGTAAGGATTTGTATTGGTTCGGTAAAGAAGTCTTTCAAATGGACTTTGTGGAACATGTCCACAGAGTTACCTGCAATCAGTTTGTTCAAAAAGATTTCGATGGCGTATTCGAAGAAGGATACGACCGCAATGATTTAAAAGTTGCGTTTAATCGTCAGAGTAGAATTCCTAAGATATGGGTCCCGACCGGAGAGTATGACAACGAATCTTCTATTAAGTACGACGAAAACTTCAAGATAGAAGACTTAGGTCACTACATTCCCGATCCGAATCACGCAGAGTTAAAAGTTAATTTAGCTCGCACAATGATCTTGCTGGACCCTCGTGGTTTCTTCAAAACATTTACAAACATTCTAGATACGGTTCAATGGATTATTAATTGTCCCGATGTACGTATTCTTATCATGAGTGGTACGTATAAACTGACTTTACAGTTTTTGAGTTTAGCAAAAGGAAAGTTCTATCTTCCGCCAGGAAGAAAGCCAGAGTACTTTCATTTATTATTTCCAGAGTATGTAGACAGAAGCGCAGACGGTGATTCTAAGGAACCTTTAGTTGTTTTGAATCGAAAGCACGATTCTCCTGATCCGACTTTGGGAATCATGTCAATTGGTTCTTCGTTGTCTGGTTTTCACTGCGATGTCCTGAAGTTCGATGATATCGTCACCGATGAAAACTGTAATACAGAAGAAACCCGTCAAAGTTTGTTAGATAAAGCAGACGGTGCGGTCAATCTTTTGATGCCTTGGGGCTGGCACGACATCATTGGAACTAGATATTTTCCAAATGACTACTACGGCCAAGCCGAAGCTAAGTACAAAGAAAGTCCGGAAGATTTCAATTTAAAACTTTTTACACGAGCGGCATGGGTAGTTAAACCAGAATTCGAAGAGATCGAGAAGAATAGTTTGTTCGATCTCAAAGAACATATGGTTGTCTTGACATTTCCAGAACATAAGACTTGGGCGCTCCTGCGTAAAGATTTATCGAAGAATGAGAAGAGCTTCCGTTGTCAACAATTGAATCAGCCGGTTTGGGGAAATGAAAAGAGCATTAACTTTGAGAGAATTGTTTTGGAATCACATAGATTCCGAAACGGCGTTCAGATTACTTTACAAGAAGTGTTGTTAGCAAAACCGGATTATGTTTATGGCGCTATCGATTTAGCTAGAGAAAATAAGGATCAATCGGATTATACCGCGCTGGCTGTTGGCAAGGTGTATCAGTTTGGATTATTTCAGAATTTCTTAACCCCTGACGAACTAGCTAGTGCTATTAAGTTAGATGGCGAAGACGAAGGAAAGTGGGTACTTGTCATTCTTGATGTTCAATTCGGAAAGTGGTCTCAAACAGAGATCGCTAATCGAATTGCAGCAATGCACAATAAGTGGCAATGTAAGTCTTGGTATGGAGAAGACACCGGCGGTCTAGCGTTGTTGAAAGAAAAGATCGCTGATGTATCAAAGACTACATACGGATGCTGGCCTTATATCCGATGGGATGTCCCTAGCAACTCAGAAGGTGCTAAGAGAAATCGTATCAAAGGTCTAGAAACCCTACTCAAAGCCAATAGATTATATTTTCTAACAGACACATGGAACGAAAAGGTCTTCGAGGAACTAGAGAAATATAAAGGCCAAAAGAGTACTCGATACTTTAAAGACGATGTTCCCGATGTTCTGTCGCAGTTGACCAAATTTATTCCTAGTTTGGTAACATTATCAAAGAAAGATATGGAACAGCAGGCTCTTCAAAAGCAGGCTGAGTACAACGAATACATCCGTAGAGAGATAAAGAGAGTTGTCTTCGGAGATAACTCTGGTGGGTTCGGAATGAATTCATCACAATATCTTTCGTATGGAATGGAACTACCCGACCAACAATCCGACAATACCCCGATGAGTGATATCGGTAAGAAGATTTTTGGCGGAAACGGGATAAGAATATAGAATGAGCGAACCGCTATCACAACACGCCGCTGAGACTTTAGATAAGCTTTCAGTCACACCAGTTGGTGAGATCACCGAAAAAGAAATGAAGAAGGACCCCGATACCGGGGTTTATATGTTTTCGGACGAGGCTGCGTTAAAGATTGTTCTAGAAGATGCGGCTCGTGCAGATAACTACGCGAACATAAATCAGTGGGCAAGCTTATGGACCCAAAGTGATTTGATTTTACAGAGTCCACAAGGTACATCGGCTTTCGATGGCGGAAGCGGGCTACGTGCTAATGTTCCTAAGTTTACGTTGTCTAATCATTTAAGCAGCATTGTTCCTAAAGTTGTCGAGGGATTGTTCTACGAAGACCCTCCGTTTCTTCTTCGTCCACGTCCGGGAACTAAACCGGAAGTCACCCGTGCCAAAACTGCGTTGTTTTCGGCGCAATTATGGGACATGGGATTTCGAAAAGAAATGGAACGCGGAATATTCCAGATGGCGTTGTTGGGCACAGGAGTATTCAAGTGGGGCTATCTAGAGCACGATGACAAGCTGAAGAAAGCTCGTCGTTTGACAAAGCAAGCGGAGATTCAGTCAATTGTTCCTGTTCCGCCTATAGATACTGCGGACTCCGACGACTACGAAATTTACACAGATGTCGTAAAGATTAGCCGACCGTGGATTAAGTATACAGACATCCGTACTGTGTTAGTAGACCCTGGCTGCCGTGTCGGAGACATTCAAGAAGCTAAGTGGGTTGTCTATCGAGATTATGCGACCTACGATGATTTGAATGCACTAAGAAACGTACCGGGATACACAATTCCGAGTGAAAATGATTTGCGTTCATTCTTCATGTCGAACACCACAACTCCTGGTGATAATATTACTATGATTATCCCAGAAGGTATGCGTGGATTCTTGCAGCATGCTCTTCCGAGAAATTATCGATCATCTACAGATAGTCTACAGAACTCATTAGAGATTCTAGAGCGTTGGGATAGAGATAAGGTTATTGTTGTTTTGGCTTTCAACGGTCAGAATATTTTGATTCGAAATGAAGCCAATCCATACGGAAAGATTCCGTTCTATAGTGCAAATTGGCGTGACCTTCCAGATGCATTTTACGGGCAAGGTTTGGGTCAATTAATAGGCGCAGAGCAAATCGTTGAGCAAGGGATAACTAACTTAGCACTTGATCTATTAGCATATGGCCTACAGCCAACCGCTGTTCGAAAGAAGGGCTTTAACGTCCCTACTCAGAACACCAGATGGAAGCAGGGTGGAATTATCGATGTTGATGACGACGTTGATAAGGCATTTAAGTTCCTTCAGATGCCTAATGTTCCGGGTGAAGCCTGGGCATTTATTCAACAGTCTCAGGCAACTGCTGCGGCTACATCCGGTGCTAACGAGCAGGTTATGCAGGGTGCTGCGTCTCAAGGCATTCGATCAACTGGTATGCGTTCTGCAACCGGAGCTAATTTAGTCGGTCAAGCCAATGCATCACGTCTAGACGGTCCTAGCGGTCGTTTGATCAATCAGGTTTTCGAACCTTGGTTATATCAGATGGACGAATTAAATAACGAACTTCTTCCAACGTCAGTTCTACGCCGTGTTCTAGGCGAAGAAATGGGACAGGCGTATATGGGAGATCATATCGACTTTCGTAATGCGAAGTTCGAGTATGAAGTTCTGGCCGGAGCGCATTTGGGCGCAAAGAAGGAAATGGCCCAGGCGTTACCGACAATAATTCAACTCCTAAATAACCCAACCTTCATGAAGAGTGTAAATGACTCTCATTGGCAGTTTGATGCAGTAGCAATTTTCAAAGCATTTACGGACGCGGCTGGTTGGAAGTTCAGTCAAGACTTCTTGGTCAAGATGACTCCGGATCAGATAAAGCGTTACGAACAGAATTCACCTGCTGCTTTGCAGGCGCAGCAAGCCAAGTCACAGCAAGCAATGGCGCAGCAACAGTTTCAGCAGCAACAGCAGTTAGAAGATCAGAAGCAACTCGGAAAGGCTGGAGCAGAAGTTCTTCGCGCAGCTACCGAGCACAGTCTACAATCCGAAGCTACTGGAGAGCCAAGTAACTCTCCAGAGGCGTTCGGCGCAACAACTACACTTTAATACAATAAAAAGGATTACCCAATGAAACAGCAGCCTTTGTTAATGGATGAACTGACAGACGTTCAGCGTGTGTCGTTAGTATCTCTTATACAGCACCCAGGATGGAAGGTGGTAGAACTTTTTCATACTTCGGCGTGTCAACGCGCAACAGAAGCTGTTATCAAGGTGGACCCGGAAGAAGCGAACAGTGAGAAGATAATCTCTGTTCGTCAATTTAAAGCTAGAGAAAGAAATGAATTTTCCGGTCTTATTCTAGGCTCTGTTCAGTACCACATCGACGTGGTAGCTCAAGGACAGAAGGAAGAGACCGAGAAGGCCCCGACAAATCCAATACTAGGAAACAATAAACAATGACAGATACAAAAGTATTAACACCAGAAAATTTAACATATGAAGATGTCAAAGCATGGGATGGGCATACGATGAAACATTATATGTCCGGCCCATTGCGTGAAGCTATCTATAGAGTTATCTCAGAGCAGTCTGTGGTTTTAGCGCAGCCATCGCAGCAGGTAGAAGTTGTAGTTCCTCCGCAGCCCACTCCCGAAGAACAAGAGACGGAGCGTTTGCGTCTAGAAACTGAGCAGCAGGTTCAGGCTGAGACTGAGAGACAGCGTTTAGCCGCAGAGCAAGTTCGTGTTGCGGAAGAACAGCGTATAGCAACCGAAGCAGCTAGACCAAAGAAGATTGTTCTCGATTATCAAGTGACGAACGAGAAAGGCGAGAAAATCGGTCGCCCAACTCACTTAGAAGCTGCCAATCACGAAGAAATGATTGAGAAGATGAAAGAAGCGCATATCCAGGCAACCCGTGCGTTCCATCGTCTGAAAGAACAAAAAGTACAATCAGTTCATGAAGTAAGGCAAGCTCCTCCAGCACCGGCGCAACAGATGACCGATGCTGAGTTGTTAGCGGCTATAAAAGATTTGAAGTCCGATGATCCGACCAAGGCACTTGAGGCGCATAGACTTTTGAATAAGGCTGAAGCAGATCGTGTTCAAGCAGAAGCCGATGCTAAAGTAGCAAAAGCGGAAGCGGAAGCTAAAGGCAAACTGGTTAGTTATCAGTTTTTGATGAATCATCTAACAGATTATAATAATTGTGAAGCAAATAACAAGATGCTCCATCAGTATCTCCAAGAAAATGAATTAGCTTGGACTGTGGATAACCTTGATATTGCTTTCCATGCTTTAGAAAAAGAACTGGCTCCAGTTGTGGAATCAGTCGTTGTCCCTCCGGCTAATCCGGCTACGGTACAACCAGTTATTGCAACACCAGTAGTTCCACCAGCAGCGGCTCCGGTTGTGCAACCAGCGCCTGCTGCCCCGGTTACACCTACGCCTCCGGCTAATCCGGCTCCGGCGCAGCCGAGACCGGGAGTCAACGGCGGTATCGTCCCTGGACAGAACTCAGCATCACGTCCAAGCGGCGATCCGAAGGGTTTGACTATGGCAGAAATCCATTCTTGGGACGGTCCGACAATGCGTGCGAAGATGCGTAATCCGCAGCTACGTGCCGAAATCGAACGAGTCGTTGCCGAAGACCAAGCCAGGAAGAGAAAGTAAGTCGCACCCACAGTAAATTTGTGGAGTAAAGAGCACTAAGGGGTCTACCAACATGGCAGGCTCACCAACACCGTCAGCAGCAAACGTAGGAAATATACTGACGGCACAGTCGATTCTTTTTGATAAGGAATTGATTCCGAACCTTTTCTAATCTTGGGGTTCGTTAAATTTTCTCTGATTGACTCGAACGCTGAAATGCAAACGAGGCGGAACTCTTAATCGAGACCGTGAGAGACTAAGCGAGAAAACGTCGAGAGACGATGCAATAGTCCGAACATTACAGAAACAGAAACTGTAAGAGATTAGCAGAAATGACTAATCCTCAATTGAGTAACAGTCCCGCAAGGGAGAGACGGATGCATTCGTAGTAGCGGCTGAGAAGCGTGTTCAGCCGAATAACACTGGTATCAATCGTCAGTTCTTTCAGTACAACACACTGACAGGAGATATCACACAGGCGTCTGATGGTGTCGTAGGTTCACCAGAATTCGTAGGACAGATCAGCGCACCTGCTCAACTTGGAGAGTGGAAAAACTAATTGTTCCACTATAAATTTAGTTATATCAAATTACATCTCATTGTGGTATAGTGAGACGAGTTTGAGGAAACCTTAATGGAAAAGAAAGCGTGGCCGTATGTGGCCGGAATGCTAGATGCAGAAGGTACGATTCAGATTGCCGTGGACAAACGTCCAAACGGAATTATCGGAACGTCCCTTCAGGTCATAATCTCTAATACTGACATTAAACTTATGAAGTGGCTATCGTCTAACTTTGGTGGGAAGTTTTACCGAAGAAAGAATCAAAGAGGATTTTCAACAAAAGATTCTCCTGATATCTATTTTTGGTTTGTGCTCGGTAAGCAAAATCAAGAAGCATTTCTTTTAGGAATTTTTCCCTATCTAGTGGCGAAAAAACAAGAGGCTGTTTTAGCTCTCGAATTCATTCGTTTAGTGGGTTGGAATAAAGAAAGAAGACTTCAGATAGCAGATGAAATTAAATCTGCTAAGGTTAGAGATATAGATAAAGATAGGCAGACAAATTTAGTAAGATTTACTCCTGCCGAAGAATCAGCATATGCTGCCGGTATCTTCGATGGAGACGGATCGATAGGTCAAAGTATAGAGCTAACACAGAAGAGATTGATTCTCATGCGTTGGTTTTTAATGTGCTTTGGGGGTCGATTCGACCAACGTTCTATGAACGGCGGAAAGATTTACTTCAGATGGCGATTATCAGGTAAGAAGAATAAGAAATTGTTTCTTCTAGACCTGATTCCGCACTTGCTTCTCAAAAAAGAGAAAGCAAAACAATTGCTTGCTTTAATATGCATCAATAAAGGTTCCGCAACGACTGACATACTAAATACCTAGAAATAGGCGAAGACACAGTCTGAACATTACTGGTGACAGTAAGAGCGAATCTATAGAGATATAGAATTCCATAAACACATTGCAACTATACGAACTTCAGTTCGTTCGTTATCGCTTCGGCGTTGGACGACTTGGTAGGTAACAGTGCAGTTGAACTAGGATACCAAGCAGGGCAGAGCATTTCAGAGTTGTATAGCGCGGTAGCAGATAGTGCAGGTTTGGCTGCTGTGGACACACAGGTTAACCAGTCAGCTTTGCTATCAACACCGTTCACACTAGATTTGGCAACAATCCGTGAATTGAAGCAGCAGCTTGTTTCAAAGAACGTTTTGCCGAATCGTAACGGACGTTTTGCTGGAGTTATTTCACCTAACGTGTTGGGCGACATCTTCAATTCAACGACAGTGAACAACTCAATCGTTGATTTGTGGAAGTTCAGCAACATGGAAAAGTTCGACAAGATGGCTGGCGCAGACCAGAAGATGGACATCGAACTTCCGGGTACAAACATTGTGCTTCGTCAGACACCGTTTGTAACAACAACAGCAAACTACAGCGGCAGCGGTAAAGTAGCTTACCGTACTTACGTATTCGGACAGTACGCTTTGATCGGCGTATGGCAACAGGTTCCGGGCGATACAGATTTGGGTGACGGAGATTGGAGAACAATCGATTGTAAGGTAGTCGAGAACGCTCCGATGTCAGCATTCGATCCAGTAGGTACCATAGGCGGCTGGTGTTCTTATAAATTTCATTAAAATCGGCTGGTGAAATTAAAATTCTCTTTGATTGACTCGAACGGTGAGATTCCCAACGAGGCGCAAGCGAAAGCAGCGTGAACGACTAAGTAAGAGAACACCGAAAGGTGATGCAATAGTCTGAGCAACTAAGGAAATGAACTTAGTGAGGTTGACAGAAATGTATCAACCCTGTGAAAACAGTAACAAAGTAAGAAGCGATTTGCAGACCGTATCGCTTCCTCCGGCCCGTGGCGCAAATACTCAGAGAATGAGATATTTGGACAGCGTACCGGCCATCCAGTAGTTTTATAATAACTCTTTCCACAGGCTTATAATCTGTGGTATACTAATCAGGGGTGCGCCTCGAACGCATCCCAGATTCTATTTCGAGGATAGTAATGTTAATTTATCTAGTAATAAACAAGATTAATGGGAAGAAGTATGTCGGTCAAACATCGCAAGAATTATATAAACGGCGGAAACGACATCAACGTCCTTTTTCGCATCGTAGGCCATCCTATCTTTATAACGCTATTCAGAAATACGGCGTAGAGAATTTTGATATCAAAACTCTTATCATTGTCGGTAGCAAAGAAGAAATGGATTATTATGAACAGAAGCTTATCAAACTTTGGGATTTAAGAAACTCAGAAAAAGGTTACAACTTAACAGACGGCGGCGGAGGAATGTTAGGTTTTAAATTGTCTGAAGAGACAAAGCAGAAGATGTCCGAGCATGTTAAATCCGCAGAACATTGTAAGAGAATTTCTAAATCTAAAATGGGAAACAAATCTCACTTAGGTTTAAAGCATTCTGAAGAAACAAAGAGACTTATGTCCGAAAGGGCAAAAGGTCGAAAATTTTCAGAAGAACATAAAAAGAATTTGTCTTTGGCGCAACAGCGTCGAAGAGAAAGGACTGTATCGGCTCATGCCTGAAAATAAAAACTTAGGAGTACAGACTCTTGACAAGCCTTGGGAGGCTCGCCACGATCTGTCCGTAACGAGAGAGACAATAAAAAGACTTCTCGCAGGCGGCACGCCCCAATGGGCGAAACACCCCTCGGATTTTAAAGCTATGGCACGCGAAAGTTACTTAGCTGATAAAGAGATATCCGAAAGGATGACTCGTCGTTACCGAATAGGTCGCCAAGAGGATTTGTTGAATGAGCAAGCTCGCAAGGTGAATCCGATAAGGACACGAGACTTTATCGAAAAGTTACGAAAATCGGGTGTTAAATGCTACACAATCGACAACGCGCTACCCGGCACGGTTGGATTGTGGGCCTTCAAGCCAGGAACAGATAAAGTCGTACCAGTGGCATATCTGCAAGTGCCTGCTATGTACGAATTTAGCGTTCTTCGATTAGACAAGCGCGGACTCCCGGCAGGGGAATCTTTCCGTGGCTGGCGAGTTATCGAGACACAGTTGATTCAAAAAGGAATCATATCTGAGGCGCAAGCTCATAAGATATTTGGCTATCCGGTTGACGGACCTGTTAGCTATATATTCAGACGTGATCTGTTTTGGTTCCGCAATCGGCGTGAACTACAAGCTACTCCTGAAGAAATCGAACTATAGACGCCAGTCTAGATGTTCGTCGCCTGTGGCGTATAAAACAAACCGAGTTGTACTCGGAGGATAAATGGCAGACATACTACAGGGGCAATTAACCCCCAAATCTTCAGCGGTGTCTGAAGAACAAGCCATTCTACGAACACTAGTTCAGTTGATGGTTGAAGAGCGACAAGAAGCACTAAATGAGAGAAAAGCGAAGCTTGAGAGTTTTCGTGAGAAGGAACGTCAGCGTCAAATAAACGCTGAGTATCAACGAAAAGAAAACGAACGAAAGCAAGAACTTTGTACTCATAAGAAGGGCGGCAAAGGTCTTAAAGGTCCGAAGGTGGATTACGCACTCGGGTTCCATACTTTCTCTGATGCATCGAGTTACATTCGTTGCTTGATATGCGGAGCTAAGTGGAAGAATCAGGACACCGACGAATATCTAGTACGACGTGGAGAGAGAATCCCGAATCCGACAGGAATCGGCTGGAAGCGTGCGTATGCGATGTTAGGTGAGAGTTCTAACACTCCGACTTCATCTGAGGTTCAATTGAAGACCAGTATTCCTGTTGCTCCGGCGCAGGAAGATTTCAAAGCTAACCCTCGTGCAGTAGAAATTTAACTAGCCGATTTGTGGCTATCCGGCACGGCGGACTATATCCCAGACTCCGTAGCAATTCTGGGTAAATTTTGAGATATAGATGATCTTTTTATCCCACCTAATTTATTTCCCTATTCAAATTACTGCGCTGTTATCTATATCTGCGGAGATTAAATGTCAATAAATACCCCGACTAAGAATACAACTATTGGTAACTTTAAGACGCCCATAGGTTTGGACTACGACATCTTCCAGACATTCGATGAGAAAGGTGCGCTAAGTCTTGCGATGGATTATCAGGGTATCATATCCGGGTATAACGCTGGTGTCGGGAATATAGTCTTTAGTGGAGTTCCCACAGGTACATGTCAACCTGCTCAAACTGCGGTGAATAGCTCTAACGGGGCTTTTTATGATTGTATCGGTGGGACGTGGACTTTAATCTCCGGATCGGGTGGTTTGGTCAGTCCTGTTGTAACTCCGAATCCTCTAGCATTCGATATCAGTCTTAATTTTAAAGGACCGAATCCCTGGGTAGACGTTACTAGATACGGTGTAAGAGCGCCAGGTCCTGTGACATCTACTCCTGTTTCTTTGGGACTGACAGCGAATATTAATTCCGGATCGGCAGCAGCTACGATATCATCGGCAAGTAGTTTTATAAATGGGGACGGAGTTGTAATCTACGGTGCGGGTACAACTCACTCTATGACAACACCTGCCGGAGTAACAGTTACGCCTTCGGTTGCGGCAGCGGGAACCGGAACAGGTATTGTCGTTAACGCTCCGGCGGGAAGTACAACATATAATTATCAGGTTATCGCTCGAAATAAGACAGGTGGACTAACAGCGGCAAGTACAGTCGCAACTACGACTACTGGAGCGGCTAGTTTAGGTCGTCAATCTGTAAATATCTCTACGCTATCTCGTTCTACAAACATAACCACGGTTGTAACTTCAACTGCGCACACTCTGTCTATCGGATCAATGGTTTATATCTCAACAACTTCAGATGATACCGATTTCGGAGGGTGGTTCGTTGTTGCGACTGTTCCGGATAACACCCATTTTACTCTTCTAAGCGGATTAGATACCCGTAACGGGGCAGTGGCTTCTGCGACAGGTGGAACCGCTGTATGGTTTAATTGTAATCACATTACTTGGACTCAAGTTACAGGTGCATTTCAATATCACATTTATGGAAGAACGGGTGGTACTTTAACTTGGTTAGGATGCAGTAGGCTGTCATCTGTAACAGGTGGTTTAGTGGATTTAACGTTTGATGACTTCGGTTCCCCGATGATGGATAATTTCAAGCAGCCGGGTTTGATTCCTAGTTCTCCTCCTGTTTCGGCTACGAGTAATAGTTTATCGACAACAATTGTGTCCGGAGCAGGAACTACGTCATTGGTTTTGGCTAATACAGCATCTACTAGTGTATCAGGAGCAACAATTCGTTTTGATAACACACCGAATATTTTAGCTGCGGCAAATGCAACTACTAATCCAGATAATAAGTCATCATTGTTATATTTTCCTTTTTCAACAACTGGTCAACCGTATCCTATAAATTCATATCTAGCTCTTCCCGCCCATTTATCGGTATCTTTGACAACTGGATTGTATGTTAACGATACAATAGAAGTAGCGCAAGGCTCTTCATGGTCCGGAGATGTTATTCCCCAAGGGCTTAACCCACCTTCGTTTGGTCAAAACGGTTGGCCGATAATCGGGATAAATGAAGCTAATCCTGGAATGTATATACCGTTTAATGTTATTTCATATTGGAAAGGTTTGACATTTTTAGGTCAAGGGTTATTGAATGGGGGCTTGTTAGTATTTGGAGACCAAGTTACTCCTATTACATTTGAGGACGTTAATTTTATTGAAAGTACAAGTAGCACTTCGTATATGGGAATAGGATTGATTCTTCGTGGAGACACGGTAGGATCGAACAATTCTAGTTTTGTCAATATGTTTAGAAATGTTCTATTTTCTGGCGGTCCTACACAATCAAATGGTGCGTGTGCCACACCATATATGTACTGCAATGGCTGTGGTTTGACCTCATTCAATAGATTGAATTTGAGTGTTCGAGGAATATTCTTCCGTCCTGTAGGCGCGGGAGGAGACTTGGAGATTGATACAGGCCGTCAGCAAGGTGGTTTGATGCCCACGATTATGTACTGTAATACTTCTGGTAATTCATCGATTACATCTAATGCAATTAGACATTTTGAGCAAGATACCACAGCCCATCCTATTTTTGCTAATATGTCCGGAGAAGCATCGTTGTTGTATTTAGAGGGAGCAGGATATCCAGGATTAGTTTCCGGAGCCGATTCCGGTCTTGTTACAGGCCAGCCTATGCCGAATATCTCTGGTATGAATGTTATACCTAATGGTTTTACCGGGCAGAATGTAAGAATTGATGCGTCAATATACGGTACTGCTATTGATGGAGTATTTAATTCTACGGGAGTCGGGACAGCTAATTATGCTTATTCTAGTCACCAATTTAATTGCGGATTAAATATCGGAAAAGGATATTCTATATTTGCCACTGGCCCGACTCCTGCCGCTCCTACTGCTAGTGTAAGTTCGGGAGGTGGAGTTTCTGTTGGTACGCACACTTATCAAGTTGTCCCTGTTTGGGCAAACGGAGCGGAAGGAGTATTATCTCCCTCATCGAATTCAGTAACTACTACAACCGGAAATCAAACTGTAACAGTAACATGGTCCGCTATTACACCTGCGCCGATAGGTTACGATGTTTATCAGGACGGGCAATTGGTATCTATGGGTGTAGGAAATTGCACAACTATCCCTCAATATACAGGAACCAGTGCGGTTATTACAAACATTGTATGCGGTCCATCTACATCGGTTCCGGCTGGCGGTCCGACTATTCTTAATGTTAACGGATTGTTCTCTCCTGCGCTGACGTTATCTCCTGTTCTGTTTGCTAATTTAGGAACTCCAAATAACGGGACTTTTTATTATTGTCCGGATTGCGCTGTTGCTAATCCATGCGCTGGAAGCGGAACAGGAGCATTTGCAAAACGTTTGAATGGAACTTGGATATGTAACTAAGAAAATAATATGGCAATAACTTTTGTACAATACGCTCAACCGATAGCATTAAGTGGAGCGTCAGTAACTGTTGCTAATGGTTTAGGAGATTTATTAGTGGCCGTTGTAAGAAGTAACGGTTCTAATCTCTCTATTTCTGACACTGCGGGAAACGTTTGGGTTCCTATAAAAACCTCTTCCGGGTCAACTAATAAACTTATTGCGTATGTTTCGAGTGCAAAGTTATCTGCTTCGAATGTTATATCCAGGGTAGCTACGGGAGAGACCTTCGGAGATATTATGTTTGTTGAGTACTCCGGTTTTGGAGGGCCAGCAATAGTCGATCAAAGTTCGGTGGCAACAGGAAGTAGTACCGCTCCTTCGGTTGGTCCGGTTTCTACAACAAGTGTTATAGAATTAATATTAGGGGCCGGATTAAACGATTCAACAGGTGCTCATACAGATACAGCAGGTTCGGGCTATACACTTCGTTCCCCATCTTCTCAAACAATCAATACAGGAACATTAGAGGACCAGGTATCGTCAGTTACAGGAAGTTTTTCAGCTACTGCCACCTACGGGTCTTCAGTAGCTTGGACATGGTTTATTGCTACGTTTGCCGCTTCGAGTGCTTATAGTGTTCCTGATTGCCGTAATTCATATTGCGGACTAGTTCCGACAACGAACGTATATCCTAATGGCAGTGTTAACGTTCAAGGCACATTGACTTATACAGTAGAGACAAGTAACAATCCAGCAATTCCTCCTGTGGATAGTCGTACCGCAGGTGCTCCTGTTGATAGCAGGGTTTCTCCAAACATTCCACAAAATTCTAGAACTCCGGGCGTATTCGGCCCAGGTGAATAATGGCTAACTCACAATCGACAATTACACTCCAGCAGATGTTGGATAAGGTTCTTCCATTAGGTGATGTTAATCCTGTTCTAGCCAATGTTGCAGGTTATCAGCTTGAGCCTTATATTACTATCTGCGAAGATGTTTATTCTGATATCGTAGGTACAGCATTTCCGCATCCTTGGAATCAACTTAAGTTACCACTGTTTTATTCAAACAGTTTTCAGCAAGATTATATTTTATTGAACCCAAATGGTACATCGGTTTTTAATGTCGAATGGTTAGAACGTGGGATTGTTGTTGAAATGACTAGTACCGCCCTTCCTAAGCCTTGGGGATATGTAGAGTGCGGACGATCACAGACTCAAGCAACAGGGACGCTGGTACAGCCAGGATTGTGGGGAAACAATCCGTTATTTACTGCGAACCGAATCTATAATTATATGCAGTATACCGGAACTTGGGGCGCTACTTTAACTGGCACGCCTAGCTTAGGAAACGACCCCGGCCCAGGTTCAGTTTATACTAGCCCATTACAAGCAAACTCCCAAGCAGCAAATCCTATTACTCAGATTACAGATACAAACGGAAATATTCAAGTTGTTACAACCTACGGCACAACCGGTTTGGTACAACCGACATGGCCCGCCGCAAATGCTGCGCCGGGGACAACAACTACAGATGGTACGGTTGTCTGGACTGTAGCCGATCCACAAGGAATCGGAATTAGAATTCTTCCAGTTGCTAGTCAAACCGGAGTCGTCTTTCAATTTAATTTAATCGGTCAGATGCCAGCAATTCAATTTACATCGTTGAGCCAAACATTTTCGCCGTTCCCAGATAAGTATTCATCATATTTCCGTCAGGGAATTATTGCACAGTGTTATCGATACAATCCCGATCCGAAAGTTCGTGCAAAGTATCCGCAAGAATATGCAACTTGGATTAAGAGTTTGAATGATTTGCGTGCTACGCAAGATCGTGAATTAGAAGAGTACGAATTTACTCTAGAACGCGGAATCATGGGTGCCGGTGGTTCTAATAGTGTAAATAACTGGTTAGGTCCAGCGTGGCCGTTTATGGGACAACCGTTTTAATTTATGATTCAAACTGAACAACAGCATATTTGTGATGTTCATAGAATTTTAGATTACGACTGCGAACTAAGAACATGTTTTTATTGCAGTTTATGTGACGCATGGATTTGTCAACAAGATTCTAATAGATGGAACCGACGATTACATGCGGCTCTAAAAAGAAAATTAGAGCCGGGGTATCGTGGAGACCCGAATTACAATACAGGAGAAACAAATGTCAGCAACGGGATTACAATGCAGGGAACAAATAGTTAACTTCTTACTTCAGCAAATCGATGTCTACGAAAAAGAAGTTATCGAATTACAAAAGCAGATCACCGATCTTAGGAAACAACTAGAGTCATCGTCTCAGAAACCTAGCGGAGCTTAATGAGTTACACTTTAGCAAACACAATTTCCTGGTCATCTCCCTACATTCAAGGTATTCCACTAACGGCGTGGTCAAGTGCGGGCGAACCTGCGTTGACTATAGCGTCGATGATCCAAGCTACGATAAATGCTCCGCCTTTTATTTGGGCATTTAATCGCGCTGTCACGTCACTGTCGGCTGTACAGGGAACGGCAGACTATTCTGCGTCATTAACTGACTTCGGTTTCATCGAACAAGCATCGGTTACAGACCCGACGATTTCTGCACCGAACACCGGAACATGGCAGATAAAAGATGTCTATAATACTCAACCTTTGTCTATAAGCAACACCCAAGCTAGGCCAATGGCTATCGCTTTGCAGTCACAGGTTCCAGGAACGAGTCAGGTATTTAGATTAAGTGCTACTCCGGATAAGACATACACAATCGGTGTAATTTATCAGCAGTCTCCTGTATTATTTACAGCATTGAGCCAACAGTGGAGTCTTCCAGATAGTTTCATTCCGATTTACAACAATTTATTTCTTGGAGAGGCATTAGCAGATTCAGATGATGTCCGATCACAGCAGTATCGTCAGCGTGGAGTCGCTGGTTTATTAGCCCGTGCTTCAGGATTGACCGACCAAGATAAAGCAACGTTTGCTGCTCAGTATCTACAGCAAGATGTCAACACAATGTTGGCAACACTTAGAACACAACAATCGACCCAGGCAAGAGCTTTGTAAATGCCAGCACTACTTCAACAAGCCGGAGCACAGCCACAAAAACAACCTGCGTTCTCTCCTCTTTTTATAGATAGAAAAATGACGGGTTTGTATACCCAACGAAATCCGTTACATGATCCTTCAGATGTTGTCACCGCAAAATTTTATGGTGGACGACCGGATTCGCTGTGGATGGGTTCTAATATCGAGTTGACAAATCGTTTGACTTTGCAACGTCGTCCTGGGTTGATTCCGTTCTCAACCGATTTATATCCGACACCGCCAAATAGAACATTTGCGTTTGAGTTAACAAACGGAACAATTCAGGTTTTGGTGGACACAGGATCGACCGGGAACTTATCTATATCATCTGTTGCAAACGCTTCTGGTGGAACAACAGTTTATACCGGAGTATTTCCAAACGGTGGAAGCAATGCGTATGTCGGATTGACTTTCCAGATCACAGGTTTTGTAACTAATCAATCTAACAACGGAACGTTTACTGTCACAGCATCTACTACAACAACCCTAACTGTTAATAATACTAACGGGATTGCCGAGACTCATACTGCAACCGCTGTGTCTGCCGGAGCAGTTTATTATGATATTCAAAATGGTTCCACTACATTACTGTTTCCAAAGTCTCCCGGCGCTGGACAAGGCTATTTTGTTGCAGTCGCTGGAATTTTGTATTACGGAGACGGTGTAGATCAAAAGATTTACACACCGCTAAATACAGGCCCGAACGGAACCATTTTTGGATTCGGGGTACCTGCGCCGACAGTAGCCCCTACGGTTTTAATTACTGAAAGCGGAACTGCATCTACCGCCTGGACCGCATCCACAGTATTTTCGACAATGGGTTTGGTGAAAGACACCGGAACCGGGGATATATTTCAGCTTTTGTCTGTAAATGCGTTGACGACAAATACCAATCCTAACATCGGCACATCGGGTTCTGGTCAACCTCCGTGGAATCAGTCTCCGGGTGGAACAACCTCGGATACAACCGGCGGAGGTACGATAACCTGGACAAATAGAGGGCCTATAGTTGCGTGGACTGCACGTACTGTGTACAACAATGCTACTTTGGGTGGAACTCTAGCGAACCCTTGTATTATTTATGATCCGGTCACACAAGCTGCATATGTTCAGTCAACCGCCGCTGCCCAAGGAACTTCAGGAAATATAACTCCGACATTTAAGAAAGCATTAGGCCAGCACACAATTGACGGTAGCTGCGTGTGGATTTGGGTTGGGCCGGGAATTGGCGGATCGGGATTAGCACCGTGGTTGCCGAGTCAGTCGTATCCGTTAGTAGGAACAGTATCAAATAACTACGCTGCGACAGCTATAGTAGAATTAACAGGATTGAGTTCAGGACTTCCTACCGCTGCATCTGGGCAGACTTTATATCTACAGGTATCAGGTGGCGGAACATCTGGTTCAGGATACACGCCGTTTGGAACAACACCAGTATTAGCTGGAAACTTAATTAACGACAATCAATTGACGTGGATGAGTTTAGGCTCGTTTACATGGACAGCAACAACCGGATATAGTCAGTGGTCTGCAAACGGAACAGTTTTTTCTGCGATTGTGGATTCGAATAATAACTTCCAAGTTTGTATTCAAACCGGGGTATCTGGTGGTAGCCAACCAACATGGGGAGTCGGATACGGAGTCACAACTATAGATGGTTCAGTGATCTGGACTAATGTTGGGGATGCGATGTCCTGGGCAACCAATACAAAGTGGTTCCTTCCTACTCAAGGATTCTTTCCGCCTAACGGTGCGGTGACATTTGGCGGTGCATCAATTCTTGATACTAACATCCCGCCAGATGTAGAGTTCTCGATTAATAGCGGGTTAAGCGGAACTATACAACCAACATGGACCGGAGTCGGAACTTATATTGATGATAACGGAACATCGTTTACGCTGAGTCAAGTTACGGTCGGTTCCGGAATTGCAACATACACAGGAACTGGATTGAGCGGTTTGAGCGGACAGCAGTTGATTATTTCTGGCTTCACTAATGCCGGAAATAATGGTTATGTTGTAGCCAGAGCCGGAGCAACATCAACAACATTCACGGTTGCGTTGACAAGCCAAGTAAATGAAACCCATGCCGGAACAGCGAAGAACGGATTGATCTGGTTCAATGAAGAGATATTCAGTACTCAGAGTCTAGCATTTCAAAAAGGGTACTCGTATGCGTATTCATATAAATCCAGATCACTGACGGATTTTTATACTGTAGATGTTGCAGGAACATCTCAACCACCGATTCCTCCGGGGCTATCTGCGCCGTTGCCGTTCCCGACAGGAAGTCTGACAGGAGACGTATCGTCGGCTTCGCCTGCGACAGTAACCCCGACAGGTCCGAATCCGGGAGCGGTTTTAACAATTTCTGGACCTATTTCAACTAACCCCGCAGTAGACACTATAATTATTTGGCGTTCTACTGACGGCGGCGGAACATCAAATATGTTCGAGTTGACAGAAATTCCTAACGCCCCTAATGGCGGTCCGGGGATTTGGTCATTCAGAGATTTCTTACCGGACGTAGCAACTACGATTGGCGGCGTTTCGTTTCCCGGCTTGAATCAATTGATAGATGCTCCTATCGACGGTGTTAACAATCCGCCTCCTGCGGGATTCCTGCCAATGGCTTTTAACTTTGAGCGTATCTGGGGTAGTGTTGGTAGCACTGTATATTTTAGTGGCGGACCGGATACATTAGCATTAGGCGCTGGTAATGGAAACTCGTCATTCAATATAGCGGACAGTTTGCCGTTCTTGGCTACAGTAGTTCGCTTGGTCAAGACCCCGCAAGGTCTGGTAACTTTTCTTACGGATAGTATAGAATTGATTCAAGGCGGTCCGTCAACTGCATCGTTCTTTTCTACGACTTTAGCGCCTGGAATAGGATTAGGTAACTACAACGGATTGGATGTCTATATGGGAGAAATTTTCTTCTTTAGTTCAGATAATCAATTAATGTTATTAAGTCCTAGTTTGAACGCATCGACATTCGGATTTCCGTTAGGAGATCAATTTGCTAATATTCCTTCTTCTGGGGTATCGGATACAACTTGGAATCCAGCAACTGTATATGTAGCAGTTCTACAATCTGGCATAGACAATGCTTTGTTTGTCGGAGACGGGGCAACTGGTTTTTATAGGTGTAATCCGCATCAAGTGCCCGGTTACGGCCAAGGGCCGCAGCCTGTGTGGAGTCCGTATGCGAACATCACTGGCGGCTGTAAGATGCTTTACACTACAGAGGTTCAGCCGGGAATTAAAAAACTTCTTGTTGGTTCTCCGTCTGGAAATAAACAAATCTTAGAACGCAGTTTAACCACATTCACGGATAACGGAACAGCGTACCCTGCGTTCTATGTTATGGGCAGTATTACTTTGGCAAACTCAGGACAGATCGCAATTCTTAAGCATCTTGAGATGGATATGAATTCTGCGGCTGCGCCGACAGTAAGTTTCCTTTTGAATGATGTTTCGGGAACATTCACACCATTTACGTTAGCGCCTCGATTTGACCCTCCACAGGTGTATGGAACTCAGTTGAGTCCTCAAAGTTATAACCCACTACGGTACTATTTTACTGGCGTTAATACTGTAGCGAGATGTCGTCATCTTCAGATTAAGGTGGCATTTCCAGCAACGGGTACTCCCGATGAAGTCTGGAATACCACGATTTTTGGGCGACTTTTCGTAGAAGCGTGACATGGCAGATAATCAAGAAAATAATTACGGTTTACCGTCGAATTATATTCCGATAGAATCTGCGCCGGTGATACCCGGTGTTCCACCAGCCAACGCTCAAATCGGCCCTGGTCAATATTTCGCAGGACCGTTAGCTAGCAATTTACAGCACGATGCTGCTTTCTATCAGACAAAGTACGGCGGATCGGCTGTTCCAGAGTTTCCTTTAATTCCTGTAACAGCATCAGGGAACGCCTCTTCAAATGCTAGTGTGACTTCGATTATTAAAACAACAGAAGTTATCGGGGGCAGCGGAGCGGCTGAATTTGAAACGAATAGCATCCCTAATTCAACAAACAGTCTTTTAAATCTTATCGCCGGAACCAATATAACTTTATCAGAGGCATTAGGTAATGTTACGATTACAAGCTCTCCTGGTATTCAATTAGAAACAAATTCGGTTTTGAATTCTAGTCAAACTGTATTGAATCTTACCGCAGGTAGTAATGTCACTCTGACTGCCGGAGCAGGCGGTTTGGTCACGATTGCGAGTGTTACTCCGGCTTTAGAAACAAATGGAGTTCTGAATTCAAGCCAAAGTGTTTTGAATCTAACTGCGGGAAGTAATGTAACTTTAACTGCCGGATCGGGCGGTTTAGTTACAATTACAAGCTCTCCTGGTATTTTATTAGAGACAAACTCAGTTGCGAATTCAAGTCAAACAACTTTGAATCTTATAGCTGGTAGTAATATAACTTTAACAGATGGCGGAGGCGGAGCTATCACTATTACAGGTTCTCCATCTTCTTCAACTCAAGCTATTCAAGCGATTACAACTAATTCTACTATAGGTACAGTAATAGGAAATACAGCGACAACAATTTCAATTATTTCAATTGCATTTCCGTCATCTGGCGGACCATTTCGTGTCATGATTAGTTATTCGTTATATCTAAATTTTGCCGGAATCACGAATGTTCCCGAAATAGATTTTTGGGTTTCGGACGGAACAAACACTATGGCGGGTGTCGAAACCGGCCAATCTAATGCATCGTCTGGCGGAAGAACTTCTGCCAGCTACGGCGGAATTAGTACGGTTAGCTACGCTAATAGTGCAATAAAAACTTTTACATTATTTGGGATACAACCCGGTTCGGCAGGAGCAGTTGTTGAAAATTCTGCAACAAATGGTTCGGGTCCTGGGAGTACATTTCAGATAACTGTATTCACGAGTGCAGTTTAATGGGAAACGAATACTCAAACGCTAGTTATAAGCTAGCCGCCGATAAGCGAAAAGATGACGGCAACCGTTCTAGAATTGTTATCGAGCCAGCAGAATCTGAAGATAAACCGGTTCGTCCTGCGCAACCAACTTGGAAACACAACCTCCCGGATGTCAACGATGAAAACTCATATGATAAGAATACCATTACTCCGGAACAGATGAAAGAATCCGGATGGACAAAGGGAAAACCGGAACCGGTTAAACAGACATGAAATTTACAAATACTCTAGAATCGGATATCGAGCAGTTGACTGAATGGATCGCAGCGGACCCCTACCACAAAGATTGTTTAAATCCTCGGTGGTGGCTTACGGGTGCAGAAAACGCGCTGACTTGTTTTTGCGCTCAAGATGAAACCGGTCCTGTAATATATGTCAGACTAGATAAGGAAAATGATTTATTAAGGTTTCATGCTCAGTTCGGGCCAGAATCAGAAGTGAGCAAATCGAGGGTAGCGAAGGCTATCATAAAAGGGATACCGGTATTAGAACAATATGCAAAAGCAGAGAAATTAAAGGGACTGGTTTATAAATCCACTAGTGAGGCATTGATTCAATTTTTGCAGATAAGTTTTGGATTTACGCCAACGGGCGCTAACGACGATTACTTTATGCCGTTCAAGCAGGAAGGGTAATTCTATTTGTGGACCATCGAATGCAGAGTACGCTGCTCAAAATGAGCAGACTAGTTTAACATCTTCTATTCAAGCTGCGTTCAATGGCCGCTTTGCTAGCCAAACTCAGATTAATAACCTGCTCCAGAATTCTCTTACTCCTATAGCAGAAGCCGGTCCTAGTCAACAGGGAATATCTCCACAAGAATTAGCGAGTCTTAATACCTCGGCCATAGATACAAACGCAGCAGCAGCACGTAACGCTCGTCAGGCAGCCGGTAACGCATTTGCCGGTCAAGGTGGTGGAGGAACTTCAGGTTTGGAGTCTGGTATTCAAGCACAGGTTTCCGGAGCTATTAATGCCACAGAAGCCGGTAATTTAGCGAATACCCAGAATCAAATTGTTCAAAAGAATTATGATGTTGGCAGACAAAACTGGCAGACCGCAGAAGCAGGATTAAGTGCGTTGTCAGGTCAGATGAACCCAGGTCAATTCAGTGGTCAGGCTATTCAGTCTAACCAGGCTGCGTTCCAGCAAGCTGATACTATTGCTCAACAAAAGAATCAGGAAGAAGCAGAAATAGCAGGAATGGCAACTTCCGGAGTAGAAGCTTTAGCTGGCGGAATCGGTAACTTGGATACAACAGGTAGTTCAACCGGCTTTGAACAGTTCCAGAATTTCTTAAGTGGAATATAGGATAAATTAGATGGCCTTTGAAAATATTTCTGATGCCGCAGTTCAGGCGCTACAAGCTCAACCGACTCTCCCACAACCGGGGGCTAATGCCGATTTAACAAATCCTTCTGCGCCTGATTTACAATCAAACGTTGGAGTAACAGCGTTAAACCCTCTACAAACTCCGCAACCACAACCGCCAACACCCCTAACATTCGCTGAAAAGCTTCATGCTGCGGCGAATAAATTAGGTATAGCTCCGGGACCGGGCGGGTGGGCGAGGTCGCTCGTGGGTGCCGGATTAGAAGCACTAGGACCGACATCGAAAGCCATTCAAAGTGTAGGAGCCAGTCTAGGTGATACAGCCGCTATCGGAACAGTCCCGGCTGGCGGCGGAGCGTTAACAGGAATAGGACGTACTCTAGGAGCACGTAATCAGCGTCAACAGCAGCAACAGATGCAGGCGTCTGAGATTGATAAGAACAAAGCTTTGATGGCTCAAGCTAATGTTCAGATGATGAAAGAGCAGCGACTGATCCATAACATGGATGAAGAAGCCAAACAGACAAGTCTTACAAACGGTAAAGCTCAGTTAGACGCTATGACTGCATCCGGTCAAGAATTCAATGTCATAGCAAAAGATTTGACATACGATAAAATTCCTGATTTTCTTAAGAATAATGGAATAGACCCGACAAAAGAAACTGCGGTTCCGACAGGCATAAAGACAATAGGTCAAGATAAAGATGGAAAACCGATCACTGCGTTGACTTATACTTTAACACAGGTTCCAGAGAGTATTACATTAGACTCAGAAAATTCTAAACAGAAAGGAGCACTTGACCTTCTTAATAAGTATAATCCTCCATCGGGCGGCGGGAAGTGGGATGGCACCACGATGACTGGAGTTCAATATAATTTGTTGATGCAACAGGCCCATAATAAAGTTGCGTCACAATTAGCTGCGGATAGAGCCGCGCTAGCAGCAGGTTTCCAGGAAACTGAAATTAAGAAGGGTAAGGAAGCTTTGGATTTCGGGCAAGACCCGAATGTTTTGAATGCTCTAGCCCATGCTACAAATCAGAACGGTGTCCCGGATTTTATTTCTGCAAGAAATGCTTTGTTGGCTGCGTCACAAAATAAGAATAGTCCGTTATATGGAAAGTATCAGAATATCGATAACGATATGCGTCAAGCTTTAGGATATACAGAAAATTCTAAAGGCGACCGAACATATGTATACGATAAGATGATTGAAGATTATCAGAAGAAAGCAGATGCCGGTGTAGAACAATTAGCTGACTACAAGAAAGAATTAAATAATGCAGACGGTGAGAAAGCTGCCTCAATCGCAGCCGGACTGGATGCAAAGATAAAAGACCCGAATACTCCTCCATCGCTAAAGCCACAGTATCAAAGAATGTACGATCAGGCAATCGCTCAGAGAGACGCGAGCTTGAAGTATTCTGAAGATAAGAAAGCACGTGAAACTGCTGCGGAAAATGCGGCTATCTCTGGAGATATTGGGCCGTTAACTGATATGGTTTTGTCATACGAATACGAACCTAATGATTTGTTTTCACGTTTGAAGGGAAAGAAACAATTGGATGATTTCTTGACAAATATTCATAAGACAGACCCTACATGGAGTCAAGCTAAGTATAAACAGCGTTATAGTATGCAGCAGGAGTTGGCTTCAGATAAGTTGAATAGTATGGGCGGACAGGTAGATAGTTTGAACAGATTCGCTTTCCATACTGCATCAGCAAATCGCGCTATTCAGGATTTACGTAACTTAGGTTCTCCAATTATAGACACACCAATAAACAAGATCAAAGCAGGGACAGTTGGTTTTCCTGAAGCGCAATCATTTATGATTAAGGCCGAAACTGCAAAAGACGAATATCTAAACTTCATTAAGAACGGTCACGTTCCTCCAACAGAGCAGGAAGAGAGACTGGCTGCGGCTGTTAATAGAGATAGAACTCCAGCAGAGTTACAAGACACATTCCGTGCTATGGCAGAATTAGTAGCTGGTCGTGCTAAAGGAATGAACGGTAGATACAGTACGATTATGGACGGAGGAAGTATACCGGGACTTCTCCAGCCGGATACTGAAAATATTCTACGTCAGTTCGGAGTAGATACGCAAGCTATCTATAACACGACTGGAATAACCAGTACAAGCTCAGATATAAATAAATCTCCGGCTCAAAAGGAAGCAGATAGAAAGAGTCTTCCTCCAGTTGCACAGGGAATGGCCCGTGTAAAGCTTCCTAGCGGAAACATGATGGACTTTCCAGCAGGTAGTGACCAATATAAGAAAGCTATAGCAGCGGGAGCCGTGGCACAGTAATGGGTCCAGATCAGTCAACAGATTTAACGACTACAAATCAACCTGCGGGTACAACCAGCATCAAAGACGGCATTGCATATGATGTTTCAGGCAAGCCACTAGGACGGGCTAATATCCCTAATGATCAACCTGCGCCGAAAGACGATTCTTTCTTCCAGCAGCTAGGCGGTAAGCCGGTTCAGCCAGCAGAATCGACTGCGCCGAAGGACGATAGTTTCTTTCAGCAGCTAGGTGGGAAGCCCGTCCAAGCTATAGATCAAAATGCTGAATTAGAGAAGCAAGGCTTTGCTGTTCCGGGTCCTCAACACAACTGGCTGTATAACAATATCGGTGCTGGTTTGTATAATGATGCAAAGAGAGTTAAAGATGCGTTGCTTGCAAACGAGGGACCGGGCTGGTTTCCTTACGATATAGCTCAAAAGTTTAGTCCTCCACCCCCTATAAAAGAAGCAACGGATGAAGAAGCTATAGCGAGATTGAAGGCTCGTAACGCATCAACTGCGCCGGACCAGGTTGAGATAGAAAAAGAACACATCAATCGTGCTCGTCATGATGCCCCGTTCGAAGAACGAAACGCAAAAGCGTACTCACAAGGAGAGCAGAGATTAATCTCTCCTGAAGCGGCGATGACCGTAGACGAACGTAAAGCTCATCCAATTCTATATGGTGCGCTTCGCGCTGTTGGAAACTTGACAACAGAAGATAACGCCATGTTATTTATGGGTTCAGGTGGTGCAAACGAGTTAGCTGAGTTAGCAAAGATATCTCCGGCGCTAGCTGCACCTGGGATATCTCTGGGTGATGCTGCTCTTAGAACCGTAGGTTCGGCATTGACTAAGCTTCCGAGAGCTATAAGTTTATACTTTGCCGGTGGGATGGCTCACGGAGTTTGGAACAGTCTCCCAGGCGTAGCCCAAGCTAAAAAAGACTATGACCAAGCGGTAGCCGCAGGAGACCGAGAGAAAGCCGATCAGATTCTCCGTACAGCACAAGAAAACACAACCGAATCGGCTGTCAACGCGTATTTTGCTTACGCGGCTGCGCACCACGGGTTAACAGGTAATGTAGACCCGATTACGGGTAAGGTAGCCGAAACCGTATCTGATGCAAAGGATATTGCTGCGGAACAAGGCTTGCAAGCGGTTGACAAGACCGGAGCAGCAATTAAGACCGCTGCTGGAGCAGTAGGTAAAGTATCCGACGCTGTTCAGGGTAAGGCTTCTACACCTACCGACGCTATAATGCGTTTCTTGAATGTGCCTGAAAAGAAGAAGCCTGTGATGAGAAAGAAGGTTGAGGATGTAATAAACGATCTTCAGGCTATTCATGCTGACAATAAAGAAACAATCGAAGACCCGGCTAGTTTTGCCGCAGCTATTAAGGACCATAATCAAGAACAAGAAGCTGCGATGCAACAAGCGTCTGGGGTTGAAAGATTTTCATCGGAACCGGTTGTTCCCGATTTACAGAAGAGAATTACAGATAGATTGAATGATTTCTTTAGAGAGACTCAAGGTAAGTATACCGCGTCTGAGGTTGCAGAAGCGAAGAGACAGATTCTAGAAAGAGTACTTCAGAGCAGGAACGGTCAGCACCTACAGGACCCCAATCTATTCGAAGCAGAGAATGTTAGACAAGGACTGAATGATATAAGTCAAACCGCGTTCGATGTCGGTACCGGAAAATTCATGCCTAAGAACGCACACCAAGCTGCGGCATATGAAATTGCCAACTTGATGCGTGAAGTCATTGACGAGAGCTATGACAACCACGGGGTTGAAAATGTTAAACAGTACCGTCAGAAAGAAGCTAAGTTAATAGATGTTGCTAAAGCTATGTCAGATATGCAGGGCAAAGCCGAAGCGATGGGCCAGCCTGGGTGGTTCAAGGCGTTGTTTAGCAAAGCAACAGGGTTAGAGTCTGCTTTAGCGATAGGTACAACTCTTGCGACACACTCGATACCGGGCGGTGCAGCGGTTCTTGCTCCTGCGGTTATCGGAAACAAGATATATCAGAATTTTAAGAACCCGATTGCTAATGTCAACCGTTTCGGAGAGCTAGCAAACCCTGACGCAAAAGCAACCGAAGTTAATGTTCGTCCGTCAACCCCGCCATCAATTGATCACAAACTATACGCTACATTGTCTTCATACTACGGAAAGATTGTCGGAACCGTCCCGTTTGAAGATTTGGAGAATATGTTCACCGCCGAGGCTCAACAGGCTTATGAGCGGGGATCGTTGACTCCAGAACAATCTAGAAAGGGATTCCAGCAGCTACTAGAAAAAGTGAACGAGTCTAAGGCTACGCAGCGTGCGAAGCTGGATGAGGAACAAAAGCAACAGCAGTTAGAGCAGCAGAAAGCTGCCGAGAAGCAGGCTGCGGAAGACCAGAAGCAGGCACAGAAGGCACAAACTGACCGCGAGAAAGCGGTAGAAGAAGCTGAAAAGAAGAAGCAAGAACAAGCTGCGGCAGGTTTGATAACCACACAGCACCCACCATTTGAAACCACCGAACACATCCCTGTTCCAGCAAGATTCGCTGAAATGGGCTATACCCCTCAGAGAGTCGGTGCACACGAGCTAGCTCACCAGATTATAGTTGATCTCCACGGTCATGGAACCGGAGATATTATCAATCATCTTCATGATCAAATCGATTCTGGAAGTCTAGCAGAAGCTAGATGGGAAAAGCCAGAGTTCCAGGATGAAGACGGTAACTTTAAGACCGAGAAGTTACCAGAGTTACTAGAGATTCTTCACGCTGGAGTTGTCGCAGAAGAACTACTGCACGATGTTCCTCTACACGAGAACGCTGCGGACGATTTAGACATCGCTAGAAGGATTTTGAAGGACGCTGGATTAACCCCAACCGAAGCCGGAATGATGATGAAGGCTGCGGAGATGAACGTTCGAAACACATTAACTCAACCTGGGGTTCTAGACATCATTAAGAGATATACAGAGCACCGCGAAGCGGGACTAGATAAGGACACTCATATGTCCGCCGAGACAGTCGGCAAAGCTGTGCAGGAAGTAAGACATGCTACCGGAAGAGGCGGAAAGACCGGAGAGGGAGAAGGTGGTATAAATGAGAATGATAACAAAGCACGACCTGGCGAAGAAGGCAAGACAAGCGATTCAACAGATGAACCCGGAGGAGAAAGCAAAGCTACGCCAGCAGTTAAGGAAGAAATACGACCTGCCGGAGAGACCGGAGCCGGACCTGGAAAAGGAGGAAAGACCAATCTCCGAGTAGAAGATGAGGACGAAGACGAGGAAGAAAGAAATCGAACAGCTTGGAGTCCTATAGGAAAACAACTAGAAGAATCAGGTGCTCCGTGGGAACCCATAAGACCGCGCCCTGTGTGGAACGAAAAAACCCAATCTTGGGAAAACGCTAAACAGGGCGGTCACGCTGGCGGCGGAGTAGCTTCAGAAGAGGAGTTGTCAAGACCGGGTAGATTTGTTAAGATTAGTCGTTCGGGTATGCCTACAGATCAAGGTAAAACCCCTGACTTTAATCTTGCTGCGGGAGAGGCCGGGTATCAGGTGAAACCGGACGGCACATACGAATTGAAAGCAGGACAGGAAACTCCGGCGACGAAGCGAGGGGTTGAACAATATTCTAAAGGCGTATTCAATACTAACTTGAAACCAAAGACTGCAAAAGAAACCATCGAAGATGAAGGACTAGTTCATAAAGGTGAATTAGTCGCAGGTTCTAACGTTCATATGTTCGAGCACCCAGAGCATCCGGGGAAGACTGCGGCGTTGCAGACTCCGTTTACTGGAGAAGACGTAACAAACAAAATGAGATCGAAGCTGGATGAGTTCGGGGTTAACCCAAATCCAGTTAAGACAAATTTGAAGCCTCAAACAGAAGAAACGGATACTGAATTAGAGAATCTAGCCAAAGAACACGGCGTAAGAAACGTTAACCAAAACGCTGGATTTCGAGCTAAGGGTTCGTTAGAGCAAGTTAAGAATTTTGCTAACGCTGCGGACAAAGCGGGTTATAAGCTGTGGGATTACACTGACAACGGCTATGACGCATCTATTCTAGCTAAGAAGCGAACTATTGCCGAACACGCTGACGAATTCAACCGTTTAAATCAACGTCCTTTGATAGACACAAAGACTACACCACACGATCCAGAATTTGCGAAGCGTGTCGCTGATGCCTATGATCAGATGCAGCATACTCCTAATGATCCAAAGACTCAGCAAGCTTATCAAGCCATGAAGAACGACGTTGATAAGCAATGGGACTACGCCACAAATAAAATGGGTGTGAAGTTCGAGCCTTGGAATAAACAAGATCAACCGTATGCTAATTCTAAAGAAATGGTTGACGATGTAAGAAATAATAAGCATTTGTATTTCTTCCAAGGCGGGGATTTGCCGGAGGGCAATCCGTTGGCTGAAGTCGATCCTAAGACAGGATTGACGTATAACGATAAGTTCCGTGCGGTTCACGATTTGTTCGGTCACGCTGCGCAAGGCAATCAATTTGGTCCGAAGGGCGAGGAAGTAGCATATCAGTTGCATCGTCAGATGTTTTCACCTGAAGCTATTCCGGCGTTAACAACCGAGACCCGTGGACAGAATTCATGGGTAAACTACGGAAAGCATCTACGCGATGAACAAGGAAACGTTCCTGCAAAGGGCGAACAAGGATTTATTCCACAAACTGAGCGTCCGTATGCAGAACAGAAGACAGGGTTGTTGCCAGAAGAATTCCACGGCACAGGACCTGCACAGATTAAGACAAATCTAAAGCCGGGTACGTTAGCAGAAGCAACGCAAGACGCTAAAGAAGGACTAGATAGATTAGCAGAACACTTCGGTATATCTTCAGATGCCAGCAAAGCTGGCGAAGGCGCGTCACTGATTACACCTGAAGGTAAATTTATTCATCTATCGGGTAGCGACCATCCGGCAGCGATAAATATTGTGGCCGGTTATACTCCTCAAGAGTATTCAGCAGATAATAGAGTGCCATTCATAAATGAATCCGGCGCAGTCCGCTCGAACTTTACAACCGGAAAAGCAGGCCCGACTTTAAGCTTTTCGGTTCCTAAGACTGGATTGAATCCGAAACAGATCGAAAGTATGAAACAAGCGGTTCGAGAAGGATTGCCGGAGTACGGGCAGCTACGTATAGAGACTGCGGATAATCCAACCAACCTGAAGAACTCGATTAAGGACTTCGCAACTGAACAAGATGTAGAACCGATGCTACGTGAGATCGGTGCTCTTCCGCAAACCGCATCTGCTGCATTGAATCGTAATGTTCGCGGAACAGTAGATCAGACAGTAGCTGGAGCGGAACAACAAGGTGCTGCGGCTAATCAGGCACGAGAACAAGAATTGAATAAGTTCTATACCCCCGGTGGGGCACTTAAGTTAAATTTGAAGCCAGCGGCTCAAACTGAGCAGCGACCAGTAGGATCGACTGTTAAATTGCTAGACAATCCGCTGAAGGTTCAAGGAACTGGTCAAGGTGGAGAAATTCTAGCTACCGATGTTGCAAAAGCTTTAGCTAATTATACCACAAAGAAGTTGCCTGCATTAGAACAGAACACAGCGCGTCCTGCGGACATAGTTGCCCGAGCAAAGCGTCTGATGGAAGACGAAGCCAAGTACCAGCTTAGTCAGAACAACGCCGGAGCAGAGTGGTATACCAAAGATATCGCAGAACACGATCAGATTTTGCAGAACGAGATGCGTCCTGAATTAAAGGACCCGGCTAAACTAAGTATGTTTAAGATGGCAGAGGCTATCTTGAGTGCTGGAAACAATCCTATAAACAACTTCGAAGCTGCGCTGTTGGCGTCAGACACCTACCGCGAAACCGGAGAGTTTCCTCACAAGAACCCTAACACCAATCAACCGTGGGGTAGATACGGTGTTAAAGCGTATGGGGACGCTCTACAGCGATTAAACGACCTAATCCATGACAAGGGCGAAGCCGGAGCGTCAGAGTGGCTATTAGCCGATCATCCGGTAAGTGAACTTAAACAGATTAATCCCTGGGTTGCTGGTAAGCCTGATGAGATGCAGCCGGGTACAATGATCTTTGGCCCGAAGCGAGGACCGTTCGCTTTGAATCTTCACGGCAAGGAAGCCGCATTTACTGCCGATCAGTGGGTAGATCGTAGTTGGAACCGATGGATGGGTACGGTTAAAATTGGGCCGGATGGGTTGCTGAACGATAAAGTGAGTCCGGTTGAGCGACGTTTGATGCATCAATCTTTTAATGAAACTGCGCAAAAGTTAGGTATTACTACAAGTAGCTTACAAGCAGTTATGTGGTACTACGAACAAGCTTTGTACGATAAGCATGGGGTTCCAACGACTCCGAAGAGTTTCTCGGAAGCCGCAAGAGCCGCACGAGATAGAGAATTTTCTACATTGAAATTTAAGGAATAACAATGATTAAACCTAGCGATTTAAGAAAACAAGCAGAAGAACTAATCCAGTCAGGGTATATGCCGAAACTTGAAGACCTACTTCAAGCGGTCGCAGAGACTCGTCAAAAATACAAACCACAGATTGAGGCTTCACAAAATGAAACTATCCCCGGCTCTGATGCTTTAGCCGGAAAATAATTCCATATATGTCACAACTGGAAAAGGTTGTCCATCAGCCCACCCGTATACGCGCCAAGCGGCTTTTAATTCTTCAGAGGGCGGTCCGTATGTTTTTGTGTTATAAGGAATATTATGAGTTTCTTTAAAGCCGAATGCTTTATACATTTTTTGTAGTTGTCCGCCGACATTCCAAGCATTTAATTTTTTCGCTCCGTGTCTAATCGCGTCTGGGACGACAAATCGTAGAGCGGTGTTTTTCCAAGGGCCGTTATTGACTATTCCGGCTAGCTCTCCATCTGGAGAGATTCCATAATAAATGTCGGTTTCGAATCCTTGAATTAACAGTTCGTATCTTTGATAAGTTTTTAATTGTTCTACTGTTGCATCGGTCAATGTAGCTGCTTGTGAATTCGCATCTAGAGCCTGCCGAAACTCTTTTGCCGATACTGTTACGAACTTATGTTTTTCTAAACTATCGATTTCGGTAGTTGTATAACTAGATAGAATTTTAGCTGTTCGCTTTAAAGTCTCATAAGGGATTCGGATACCGCCCATACCATCAAAAGCGAAATAGTGTTTGTTAACAGCTAAATACACCATAAGACTCAAGTCATTTAATGGTATAAGATTTCGCAATTTCTGTTCTTCGCTTTCAATTTTAATTAGCTCGATGCTCATGCAATCTCCTAAAGTTTAATATCCGATTCGATCTCATTACCCCAACTATCCCATCCTATCGGCTTTGTTCTAGAGAATAGTACAATTCGTGATAAGTCTCCCATTAGAGTTATTATGCGGTCTCGGACTTCATCTGGTTTTTGACTATGCTGTCGAATAGGACTACGGAGCACTTGTCTTACTGACGCAGATATACGTTTTGGTCTACCTTTAATACCTAACAAAACAATCTCGGCGTTTGCGCGGGTCCAATTACCCATACCAAAGAAGTCTGTTTCAGATTTTTTGTTTGTTTTGACCCAGACAAAAGCAACTGTTTTATATTCGAATCCCCAAGCTTTCATAACATTAAAAGCATCAGGAAGCATAGGCATAGTAGCCCACATAAATAAAACGCAATCTTCATCTGCTAAATTCGAGATCGGTAAATTGCAAATGTCTTTAGTACTTAAAAGACTATATTTGTAGTATGCTCCACGTTCTCCTGCTGATGCTTTGTCTTTATAACTCCACGGCGGATCAGCGTAAATAATTTTGTATTTTTTCATGCTATTATTCTATACAAATTCTGAAGTTTTGTCAACATCTGATTCAGGGTGCGCAAAATGAAACTGTCCCTGGCGCGGACGCACTTAGCGGGAAGTAACAGTGAATACTTCTCTCCGGAGTTCGTCTTTTCAACTGACAACGACAGATTGATGCGGTGGAGCATCTCCGCGTCACCCCCGATCATACGGATGATATGACGGTATGTCTCCGACTGCATCAATCTGTCGCGTTTTAGTTCCCATTTAGTCTTTTCGATCTTCTTAAGCATGCTAGTCTATTTTGCTAATACTTAGAATACAAAAGTCTCGATTTAAACACGCACAGGACATAGCGCACGGCGTATTACGCGAGGTTATGTACGTGATTTTAAATGCTTGTTCCCTTCCGGTATAGGCACCTTCTGTTTGATCAAATTCTTGCAGTACTAGTGTATCTCCCACTTTATAATCTCGTTCATCAAGAATACGAATATCGTGAGTTTTGATTCCGGCTACTGCGGCTTCAAATAAATATGTCCAAGATTTAACTTTGTGTTCGCTCATGTTTTCCACCATCGCCCTTCGCAGTCCTGAATCATTGTTGGACAAGATTCCTTCAATGGTTGTCCATGTTTATATAAAGGCTGTCCGCAGCTACATCGAGATTCATGGCTTGTTCGTATAAATGTTTTCCAATATTTCGGATCAACATTATCCCAACTCTCGACCTGGTTAACCTTCATTTAAAACTCGTCGTAACTCTGCGCCCGTTGACGGATTTCCTTCAACGAATATTCCTTCTTGATCTCTCCGTTTTCAAACACAGTTTCAAGCATGTTCCCAGGTTCTTCTACAGTGTCGTCAACCCGTAGAGTAATAAAACGACCACTGGTGTTCTTGACTGCGAACCGCCCACCCTTAGATTGTTTGGACATATCCGTCTTTGGAGTTTTGAAGACATCGTGCCATTTTCCGTCGATATTGATCGCAGACGCCTTGAATGCGAACTTCTGGGTGTCGCGGTTCACGGACTGCAACAGTGCTCCACCCATGCCGAACGCTAGATTATCCATCGACCACCCGGCTTCGTTGATTCCACGGACAATCTGATTGATTGAGTGGTAATTTACGCCGTCTCCCTGGATTACTCGGACACAAGGAGCTAGGACCTTGTAGCCCTTAGCGTTTGTTTCCCCGCCGAACTTCTCCCATAATCCATCAAATGTCTGTAGGATTACCGGCAACGGGTCGCCGGAGTCCGGACGGACAACCAATGTGCCCTGCCTACTGACAACTTCATCTCGTAGTTGCTCTCCCCAGATTCTTTCGACCGCGTTCCGCAGATCATAGCTATCTGAGACACATGCAACTAAACCTTTAGGATATTTCTGGAGTATATTACGGTATGCGTCGGCTTCGTGATCCTTGCCCCAACTAGTGATTGTTGAGTGCTCTGATGCGGGGATCGAAAACCCCGCCATCGGATGATTGTAAAATTGATCGGCTAATTCGATAGCCGCTAATGTGTCTGTGCCCTGGAAGTTTACTAGATGAGCCAGCCCACCGATTGCTGCGGATTCTTCTGAACTAACCCCACGATATCCGAAGTCATGTAATTTAAACGGTAACAATCCAGGGATACCGGTCTTGACTAACGATTTGCCAATGGCTTGTCGAATTTGACGACTTAATGTGCCAACCGTAATCGGGTACCAAACTTTCAGAAGTAAGGTTTCGATCCAGTTTGTCAGCCACGGGAACTCCGGATCGGTATTTTCTACAGTGATTAAAGCGTTGTGATTATTGACAACATGGCCTTCGGGAACCGCACGGATACGTAAAGGAAGAACCCCAAAATGCTTATCAAACATACTCAGCCATCCGGATTTGTTGAATAATCCAGGGTCTCCAAAGTGCTCTGCTGAATATTGATACGCCTCCTCAATATCTGATTTTGAATAAAATGTACCTTGAAGATATTCCTTTAGATAATATTGCAACCCGATAATTTCGACACGATCAAACATCCCACCCCGTGACTCCAGATAAGAATACAAATATTGTGTCCCTGGAGGATACTGCCGGTAATGTGTTATTTTGTATGAGTCTGTTTTAAGAAGCGGATTGTGTCGCATAATATCTCTTTCCGATGAATTTCTTTACCGCTTCCAGCAATGGTTGGTGTCCAGCTAAGATTACCGTGGGTAATTCCTGAAAGTCAAACCATTTTATTTCAGCGATATCATCGTCTGGTTTTCCGCGTAATGAAGTAGTCCATCCGATGAATAGTGTCGTCGTGATCCCGGCATCCGGGTCGTTGGCGTATCGCCAGTCGTTAACCGGGAAGCTTCCAATATATTCAACCGAACTAATATCTAGCTTGGTTTCTTCGTAGACTTCTCGATGTGCAGCTTGCTCCGCTGATTCACCTTTTTCAATGAACCCGCCAGGAAATCTCCATTCGGTTTCACCTGGCTTCTTTGCTAGAAGAATCTTAATCTTTCGGTCTCCAGGATCGTATAACACCGCCGCATCCACAGTAGAGAACACCCGAGGGAACTGATTTGATACCGAGTAGATTACTCCGGCACGAAAATCAGGGGACTGCATCACTCGATTGGTTAGCTTTGATCTAATCTCGGTACCTGAAACAGGGCTAGGAATCTCTAGTTGATGAACCTGATGAACACCGTAGTAGTGAGGAACAAACGAGTCTCGCCCGCCGTATAATGTAATATCTCCGGTAAACTGAGTCACCGAAGCAATCGAGTCGTCTAGACGGCTTGACCAGTAGTTATCGTGCTTCTCGTCCCGCAGAGGAAGAATTATGAAGTCCGGGTAATCGGCTTGGATCATTTTCTTGCGGGTTTCGAAGTCCATCGGATTACGTTTGGTTGCTGCTGTCCTGGGGACGCCGATGAAGACAATCACCCGGTCGTGCTTCTCCGAGACCTGTCGGAATAATTCAAGATGTCCGGCATGTAGCGAGTTTACTTGAAAGCG